CCTGTCGCACCTGTAGCTCCTGTAGCACCTGTAGCGCCCGTGGCTCCTGTCGCGCCTGTAGCACCTGTAGCTCCCGTGGCTCCCGTAGCTCCCGTAGCACCTGTAGCACCTGTGGCTCCCGTAGCGCCTGTCTCACCCGTAGCGCCTGTGGCTCCAGTGGCTCCCGTAGCACCTGTCTCACCTGTGGCTCCTGTGGCTCCTGTGGCTCCCGTGGCTCCCGTGGCGCCTGTGGCTCCCGTAGCTCCCGTAGCGCCTGTCTCACCTGTGGCTCCAGTGGCTCCCGTAGCTCCCGTAGCACCAGTCCATCCTGTCGCTCCAGTGGCTCCAGTGGCTCCAGTGGCTCCTGTCCATCCTGTGGCTCCTGTGGCTCCCGTAGCTCCCGTAGCTCCCGTAGCTCCTGTGGCACCTGTGGCTCCTGTTGCTCCTGTCGCTCCCGTGGCTCCCGTGGCTCCCGTAGCACCCTTTATATTACTGCCAAAGGTCCATCGAGCCATTTGTGTGTTATACTTTTATAGTGAGATATTTAAACGACCTTGATGTTTTTTTTAAAATTTAAAGATTAACGGTAAAAATAGATATCCATATTTGAATTGATATAAAAATCACCGATTCGTGCATTTATCGTAGGCGGACCATCTCCTGTAAATAGCATTGAACCGCGTTGTCCACTTAAATTCACTTGGTATGGATTAGTTCCATAAAAATCATTTTCAATAATATTTGTGATGCTATTTATATTCATGATACCTGTTACACTATCATAACTGGTAACAAATGCCTCAAAACTCGCAGTAGCTCCGGTTACTGTAAAAATAACCGAATTTCCAGTAATGTAAGCCAATCCAGTATCAACTTGGATATTGTATAATGTATCGCCTTCAACTACACTATTCGGCAAATCAAGTGTTGTAGATGTCAAATAATGATCACCTGAGGCTCCGGTAGGTCCTGTAGAACCAGTATCGCCAGCAGAACCTACCGCCCCAGCAGGTCCGGCAAGTCGCATAGCGGCAAGTGCAACAGATGCAGGTAATGATGTAATAACCTGACTTACAGTTCCATCTTCAAAATACATCGACATAGTTTTGCTATTCTGGACATTGGAAGCATAAAACAGAACAACAATTCGAGTAGATGTTGTTACGATCGTATTTGGTACTGAAATATTTGTCACATGCAAATCTGGTGGACCCGTATTATTAATAATTTCAGGGAAGGATGCATTAGTACCTATCTTTGTTCCAAGCGTGCATGTTGATCCAGATACAGTGGCTGTCCAAATTTCTGCATAAATACCTGCAGTAGTATTATCATTCTCACTTTGAGTCGCGTAAAACGCAAACTGCCATAATCCGGTAGGAATGAGGGCTACATTTGGGGATCCTGCCGGTGTTAGGAATCCACCAACAAACTTTGTAGGAGATCCAGATGTTCCGGTAACGGTTACAATCGCTTGTGTTCCTTCAGAAATTGTTGTAGACATTTGATGAAATGTTCGTCCTGTAGGTCCAGATGCTCCGGACAATGTGTTATAGTTGAAATAGTAGACTACTCCAGACGAATTACCATCAGCTCCTGCAGGTCCCGTTGCTCCCGTAGCACCTGTAGCTCCAGCAGAACCCGTGGCTCCTGTACGACCCGTAGTTCCTGTGGCTCCCGTATCTCCAATATGACCCGTAGCACCTGTGTATCCAGTGGTTCCTGTAGCTCCTGTAGGTCCTGTTACACCCGTATCTCCAATATGACCTGTGGCTCCTGTAGCTCCTGCGGTTCCCGTAGCGCCCGTAGCACCCGTATGACCAGTAGCTCCTGTAGCTCCTGTAGCTCCTGCGGTTCCCGTAGCGCCCGTAGCACCCGTATGACCAGTAGCTCCTGTAGCTCCAGTAGATCCTACATCTCCCGTATGACCCGTAGAACCTGTAGCTCCTGTAGCTCCCACAGTGCCTGTAGAACCTGTAGCTCCTGTAGCTCCCGTATGACCTATAGCACCCGTAGCTCCAGTAGCTCCTACATCTCCTGTATGACCCGTAGAACCTGTAGCTCCTGTAGCTCCCGTAGCTCCAGTAGCTCCTACATCTCCTGTATGACCTGTAGAACCTGTAGCTCCTGTAGCTCCAGTAGCTCCAGTAGCTCCTACATCTCCTGTATGACCTGTAGAACCTGTAGCTCCTGTAGCTCCAGTAGCTCCTACATCTCCTGTATGACCTGTAGAACCTGTAGCTCCCGTAGCTCCTGTAGCTCCCGTAGCTCCTGTAGCACCAGTGTCACCAGCAGAACCTGTAGCTCCTGTAGCACCAGTGTCACCAGCAGAACCTGTAGCTCCTGTAGCACCAGTGTCACCAGCAGAACCTGTAGCTCCTGTAGCACCAGTGTCACCAGCAGAACCCGTAGCTCCTGTAGCACCAGTGTCACCAGCAGAACCTGTAGCTCCTGTAGCACCTGTATCACCAGCAGAACCCGTAGCTCCTGTAGCACCTGTAGCACCAGTGTCACCAGCAGAACCTGTAGCTCCTGTAGCGCCAGTGTCACCAGCAGAACCTGTAGCTCCTGTAGCGCCAGTGTCACCAGCAGAACCTGTAGCTCCCGTAGAACCAGCAGAACCCGTAGCACCTGTCTCACCAGCAGAACCTGTAGCACCTGTAGCACCTGTCTCGCCAGCAGAACCTGTAGCACCTGTCTCGCCAGCAGAACCTGTAGTTCCCGTAGAACCAGTGTCACCAGCAGAACCTGTAGCGCCGGTGAGACCTGGAGGCTTTTGTAGTAGAGAATACATTGGACCTGTTAAGCCACCAGTGACACCAATTCCAGGCAGAAGTTCTTGAGCCACAAGATCGTATCCTGTTGTTCCAGGGGTTCCTACAGGATACACTGTCCATCCGCCAATGGCACCAGGATCTAAAGGATTGATTGTAGGTCCAATTGTGACGAAAGGTGATGCGAATCCTGATTGTGTGTACACAATACCGTTCTGGTCAGTACCTACTGTTCCTGCTGGTCCTGTTGCGCCTGAAGGTCCATAAATAGTTAGGGTACCGGGTCCCATAACAATTTCTTTCCATGCTGCACCCGTTACACCAAGACTGTAAGTGTTATCGGCACTTGGAAGAATGTTCGTGGTGTAAAGTGTATTTGCCGGAAAATCGAAGTATACTCCTGTTACTCCGGTAATACCTCCATGTCCATCAGCCATCAAAACTTGCCCAGTTGCGCCATCAAACCCTAAACTTCCTGTAGGACCTGTAGGTCCGGCAGAACCACCACCACCACCTGTACCAGGAGGAGAACCTCCGAATGGAAGAATGCGACGAGATGCCGTAGATATAGCAACTCCAGTAAATGCAGCACCTGATACAGAATACCAATCAATTGTATCATAACTTACGATGAATGATACTGTTGAATCAATTGGATTTCCATTCACATCATAAGTTATGGGAAAAGACCCACCAGCAACCCAAACTTCTCCGTTCCAAGCGATTGTGTTTAATTGAACATTAATAAAATCCGTAACTTGTTTCCAGGTTTGTCCGTCCTGACTTGTGAACAAATTAGATCCAGCTCCTCTGCCTACACATACCCAATAAATACCATTCCAAGCAATATCAGATCCTGTAAACTGATTAATTCCATCAGGGATTCCGGTCAATACGGGAGTCCATGTGTTACCATCGTAAGATCTAGTAATTGAAGGATATAAGCCAGCATCTCCTCCTCCTCCGCAAGCTAACCAGTAATGTCCGTTGTACTGTATAGAATTTGTTGAGAACATAAGAGTTGAATTGGCTGCGACCCAGTTAATACCGTCAGTACTTCTATAAGCGGCTCCATTACCATAATTATCTGTTACGTCAATAAGGTACCAATCACTTTTTCCATCAGTTGCTACCTTTAGACAATATCTCGTTGCATCTCCAAGAGCAGTGTAATTAATAGGTGTCCAAGTATTGCCGTCGTCATCACTGTAAAATATATGATTATAATTATGTTCATTTTCAGTACCTTGGTTTCCTCCGGCTACTAACCGATTTTGTGACGCGTTATAAGCTATACTTATACAAGCTGCACCAAAAGCTGCTCCACCATACTGTGTAAAAGGGTCGGTTGTAATAGCTGGAACAAACCATTCACGACCGTTGTTACTTTTAAGAATTGATGAACCGCCAGGTAAAGAAGATGCAACTCCTCCAGCTAACCAAATATTACCAGTCCACACAACAGTCAAACCAGTTGAAAAAGCCGGCGCAGACCCACTTGGTCCAGAAGGACCTGATTTAGCATTAAACCATGTAGTTCCATTTGTAGAATACTTAATTGAAGATACCGCGTCAGAACCTACGGCTAACATGAAATTTTCGTTGGTTGATGGAACGGCAGATGTTCCATCGGTTGATGTGAGTACAATATTACCTGCAGAATCGGTTGACATTAAAGAAGTTCCCAAATAAATAGTTTGTGCACCTACATGTAGATTCTTGAATTGTTTAGCTCGGGAACCAATACTGAATGCACCATCCTGAGTTGGAATGATATCAGCATTTACAAAAATAGTAGGCTCTGAACTTGCAGTCAAACCAGCACCAAAATCAGCAAGAACAGATGCGTTAAGTGTAAGTGCATCGGAGTATTGGACACCGGTAGCTCCTGCACCGTGTATTGTTGTTAAATATCCAGTGCCGCCCGCGGACTCATAATGCCAACTATGAAGTCCGCCGATGGGAATTAAATTTCGCCAGCGAGTATACCCATCACCAATTCGCAGTTCATTATTGGTTTGATCATACGAAGGTTCGCCAGTTGCCAATACTGGATTCGCATTATACCAATTTAAATAAGTATCACGACGGAGCTCAAATCGTGCCCGCGTCGTGGACATTGCTTGTTTCTTAATTCATCTTAAATACCCGTAAAATTATCGCACACCTCAAAAATCATTATTTCATAGATACGCCGTAAAAATCACAGCTCCATTTGCACCATTTCCGCCGGGAAATGTAGAGCCTGTATATGTTACCCCACCTCCACCTCCGCCAGAACCATAACCTGTTCCATTTTCACCATTAAATCCCGGAGATGAAGTTGCACCACCACCTTTGCCACCCCCTGCACCTCCACCGCCGCCGCCGCCAAAAAAGGTTGTTGTACCTCCATTTCCTCCAAGACCACCTGGAAATCCTGCACCATTTCCACCATTGGCGGTCACCGCCGCACCTCCATTCTGAAAAACTCCTGCTCCTCCCGATCCAGGAGTATTTGTAGCACTACCACCACCACCTCCAAACATACTTACTCCACTTCCGCCACCATTCCCTCCATTGCCAGGGCTAATCCCATCACCTCCGGCTGGACCGCCAAGTACAGTTATTGGTTGACCATTTTGAGGAGTTATAGATGTACTACCACCAGCTGTTGCAGCAGGACCAGATACTACCGATCCAGAACCACCTGCTCCAACAGAAACAGTAATGGTTGATCCGGCAGCCATGTATAATGGTGGAATTGGTGCGGTATTAGGAGCAACTGCACTGTTTACATACATACCTCCACTACCTCCGCCTCCACCACCAGCAAAGTAAGAATTATCGCTATCATAAAATGATTTGCCTCCACCTCCTCCGCCGCCATACATCACAACATCGACTCGTGTGAATGTACCCAAAGTTCCTGGAACAGTGTATAGAGAAATTCCCGACGGATTGGTAAATTTAGTTACTAAACCCCCATATCCTGTCGGTCCGGTTACACCAGTGTATCCCGTGTACCCTGTGTACCCTGTGTACCCTGTACGACCTGTGTATCCAGTGTAGCCAGTGTAGCCAGTGTATCCAGTGTATCCAGTGTATCCAGTGTATCCAGTGTATCCAGTGTATCCAGTGTAGCCAGTAGGACCTGTGCGACCGGTGTATCCTGTAAAGCCTGTAGGACCTGTACTTCCGGCACCACCACCTCCTCCAGTAATAGGTCCATTAGGACCATAAATTGTTCCAGTAGTGTATATGTTATCAATATTAATCAAATCAAGACGAACATCATACCCTCCAAGACTTGCACCAGTAACACCCTGAACAATTTTTGGACTAAAAACATGCTCTAGAAGGTTTCGGGTATTGGTCCCAGAAAACGGATCATTTCCGTTGCTAGCCATATTATTAGTAACATGGACAAACAGTTTAACTACTTTTCACAGCATATGAGTATGGAGCCTCTGTTTGACCCCTCCTCTAAGACTATGGGTGAACGATATACTTTGTTCCCTATTGCGCCTTCAGAAGAGGATTTGTACAAACTTTACAAAAAGGCGGTAGCTTCTTTCTGGACGGCTGAAGAAATTGATTTCAGCAAAGATAAGGAAGATTGGGAGAAGTTGAATGAATCAGAGCAAGAGTTTATTAAGCAAGTACTGGCGTTCTTTGCAGGCTCAGATGGAATTGTGCAAGAGAATTTGGCAACTCGATTCCAAAAGGATATTCAGTCACCTGTTGCTCGTCTGTTTTACGGATTCCAGAATGCAGCCGAAGGAATTCATTCTGAAACTTATTCATTATTGATTGATCAGTATGTCAAGGATAAGAATGAACAGCTGAAGTATTTCCGTGCAATTGATAACATTCCATGCATTCAACGAAAGGCAGCTTGGGCGCGTAAATGGATTGAGTCTACTGAATCTTATGCTACTCGTTTGGTAGCCTTTGCGTGCGTTGAAGGAATCTTCTTCAGCGGTTCATTCTGTGCAATTTACTGGATTAAGAAGCGCGGTCTTCTTCCCGGTCTGACTTTCTCGAATGAGCTCATTTCGCGAGATGAAGGACTGCACACCGAGTTTGCCGTAACACTGTATCACAAGTTACAGAACAAGATTACTAAGGATGAAATGAGTGATATTATTCGATCAGCAGTTCTGATTGAAAAAGAGTTTATTACTGATTCACTACCATGTTCACTCATTGGAATGAATGCGCGTGATATGGCACAGTACATTGAGTTTGTAGCGGATCGCCTAGCGCTACAACTGGGTATTCCAAAAATATACAAGTCCACGAATCCGTTTGATTTCATGGAGTTGATTTCGTTAGAGGGAAAGACCAACTTCTTTGAGAAGAAGGTGTCAGAGTATTCAAAGCCGGGTGTAGGAATGAAAGCTGAAGATATGGTCATTCGACTTGATGAGGAGTTTTAGATTAGATTAGAACTGGCGGATAATAGGTTGCTTAGATGGAATGCGGGGTTTAGCTTGTACTCCTAGGTTGTAGTTAATATTTTGAAAAGTGTATGGTGCAACATTTTTATTCGAAAATGAAGCTAGAAAATCGACAGGATTACGAACTGAAGGAACGGGTTGGTAAAGGTGAGTAAAAACTTTCACACCATTATCTCCTCGAGCATCAATTGCCGCATACTTTTTTAACTGCGTGAATTGTGAAGCGTCAGGGGTGGGCATTACGTTTAAAGACAGAAGCTTTATTCGGGATAAAGGTAAAATGGAACTTTCATATGTTGCCGTAGTGATTCTTGCCTCTATGGTTTTTGTCCTTTCAGGAATGGTTGGTTACCTATACTGGCAGCAGACGCGCATGCTTCAGCATCTCCAGTCATTAGCTGTCGTAATCTCAACGCAGCTTGTTCGCCCACCAGAAGTTCATCATGAGGAACAGGTAGAGGATGAGACTCAGGTTCCAGAGACTGTTAAGGAGGAACAGGAAGAAGTCGAGGAGGAGGAGGAAGAGGATGACCGTCTATCTGTTGAGAAGGTAGAGGGACCTCCAGCTGAGGCTCCTGTCGAGGTTCCTGCCACGGCTTCCACCAGTGATGAACTTGACACCAAGACGGCTGCTCAGCTCCGCGAACTTCTAACACAGAAGGGTATTCCTTTCGGTAAGCGCGATGCCAAGGCTGTTCTTATCCAGCTACTAAAGGCTACTGCTTAATATAATGAAGCTGTACAATCAGCATTTAGATAAATTGGGTGAAGGATATAACCAAATTCTGGCATTTGACTGTGAGTTTTGGAGAGTGTCTGGCTCTTCAGAATTCAGTCTAATTCCCAAAACTACAGAATTCTTCAGTCCTCGCGAACTTGCTGGGTTTTTCATTAAAAAAGATGAAAAGGGTCGATGGGAATACTCTGGTCACTTTTTTGTGACATTCAGTCCTCCTAAAAATAAAGATATTTCCTTTGTATCGTCGGAATTTGCTTCAGTTTCTGCAAAAACTGCAGAGGAAATGAATAAGTATCAATCGATATTTCAATCTTCGTCAGATGTATCTCAAGATTTAATAAAAGAGTCTGTAAAAGTGTATCTTGCAGACAAGCATATTAAAAATAATCATAAACCCAATTCATGGATTAAATCTTTTTTGAAAGAATTTCAAAAATCTTTGGTGATTGTCAAGGGAACATATGATTTAGATGCCTTGAAAAACATGTGTATTTCAAATGGATATGAATACCCTGAACCTGCTGGAATATTTGATATTGCCAAATGGAATACCGAAAGCCATAAAATATGTGGAACAGCTAAGCTAGAAGGAACTTACGATTGCATTTCTCGAAATATGGACGATTCGGGAACCAAAACTCGGCGTTTACGAGATATCCTACCACTAGGACGCGCTCACGACCCTGCTTCTGATGCTGCAATGACCTTTTTAATAGCGATTTATATAGTGGCTGCTCATGAATAATAATGAAGCTCGTATCGTTCGATGTGGGCTTGCGCAATTTGGCGTTTTGCGTAATGGAAGGAACAAACAGATCCAATGTCAAAATTTTGCACTGGGATCTGATTGATGTAATGGCAGAAGGAGCAGGACATGATGCCCCAAAATGTTGGAAATGCAAAAAACCAGCAAATTGGTTGAATGGAAAAAAGGTATATGCATGTACTCTTCATAAAACTAAAAGTACAAAGCCTCCAACGAAAGTTTCTTTGAATAAGAAAACCATCGACGAACTTAAAAAAGAAGGTGAGCCATTTGGAATTCATTCAACTACAAAAAAAGGATATGTGGACATTCTTTATACGCATTATAATCTTAATGTTTGGAAACGATGTATTAAATCCACGAAACAGTGTTCAGTTGTAGATTTAAGTGTTCCTATTGCTGCTTCGCTTGAATCTCGTAGAGAACTTTGGGAAGGTGCAGATTTAATTGCGTTGGAACAACAGCCTGATAAGCGTATGCTTTGTGTCCAAGCTATGATTCATATGTGGTTTGTATGTCAAGGATACAAATGTTCTGGAGTTTCGGCAATTCATAAACTCACAAATATTGTAACGCTCGAAGATAAGACAAAAACATACAAAGGACGCAAAAGTACTGGTATTATTCATGCAACTGAACTTGTTCCAGAACCTTGGAAATCACACATGCTAAAACATCCAAAGAAAGACGATTTAGCGGATACATACCTTCAGGGTTTATGGGTAATTGAACATACAAAGTAATATCGTATTGTGCAGTGCGTTTATAATTTTCATATCAAGTCCGTAGTTCACACAAATGGGAGATATCTTCGGAGCGGACTTTTTAACAAACACAAAGATCACGGAGGCACCTGATATGACAATGGCGGATTTGGGTTCAATCGAACTTCCAGCTTTTGGAGAACTGAAGGAGGAACCCAAGCTCATGCCTAAGCTGAGTGAGACGGGACCTGTACAGACCAGCGATGGACTGAATAATTTCAATGCGGAACCGTTCTTTCAGCCATCTAAGCCTATGGCTCGCATGAATGAGGAGCATATCCTCAAGGAGAAGTACGAGATTATGCGGAAATTTGAGCGTCTCTCTAAGCTTGGTGTTCCGATGCGAAAGCGTTTCACGATTGATTCGCCGCTAGAGGAGATGAAGATGGAGCTGGAATTTATTGGTCGCGAGAAGGCGATGGACCAGACGATTAAGCAGTTCTGTGACTGGTATGTTACGGGAATGTCTGCGCTCGAGTGGAGCTCCACGAATGTAGCTTTCATGAAGGCGTTCGGACTGAACCTTTCTGGTCTGTCTGAGTCTGCCCAGATGAATGTAGCTGATATGGAGGAGGATTTCGAGGAGCTGTACGACCTGTATGGCGACAAGCTCAAGATGCACCCGCTTGTTCGTATTCCTATCCGTACTTGTATGATGGTCTATATGGTTCACCTAACAAACCAGATGGCACAGAAGTCTCCCATCCCAAACATCGACCAGATTCTGAAGACGAACCCCGATATTGCTCGTCAGCTTGCTACAGCAGCCATGCAGCAGCAGTCACAGTCGGTTCGTGGAAGTGCAGCTCCTTCACAGCCGCAGCAACAGCCTGTCCCAGTAGGTAACCCACTTGCTGGACTATCAAGCTTCATGAGCTCAATGATGCCCCCACCTCCTCCTCAACAGACAAATGTCCGCCCACCTCCTGCATCAATTAAGTCAGCCATTAAGATGCCCAAGCCACAGGTACCATTTCAGGCTCCTGCTCCCGCTCCTGCACCAGCTCCCGCTCGTGAAATGAAGATGCCTCAGGTCAATATTGACGACTTGCTCAAGACAGTCAATGCTGGCGTCAGCATGGGTCCTCCACCGCCACAGGAGACCAAAAAGGTTTCAACGACCCCAAAGAAGGGTGGATCAACGGGTAAGAATTCCGTAACAATTAAGTTATAATGGGATCAAGGCAGAGCAATACTTCATGGTGCTGGAGTCCTCGAGAAAGATGCCCTGAGCATGTGCCACCTATCCCTAAAAAAACTTATGAGGAACTTATGGAAGAAGATCGTCAAAAGAAATGGTGGGACGAAAACAAGTGGACATATATTGAAGGTAAAGCGTATGATCACACCGATAATGATTGGAATAATTAGCCGAACAATAGAGTTGCATGTGTATCGTACGCTGGCTGGTCACATTCGCGTAATCCAGCCTTTGTTCGTAAGTTCCGTTCAGGACTGTTATGCATTCCCTCGCGAGCATATGTTGAACCACGGAACAAACCTCCAGCCAGAACTACGAACCCAGCAGTTAGAAGAATTGAAACAAGTAAATCCCGAGTTCCTATAAAACAAACTGCAAAAATCGCTAACCGACGAAGAAGGATGTTTTGACCATACTCTTCATCGTTTGAGCTGAACTCGTGAACAATATACCTACTGGCTACATTCGTCAGTAATATCATTATACCAACCGTAAATGGCGAAGAAGCCACGGCATTAATATGGTCCATTACTTAATAGTTAGCATACTTTTCAACGGCGTTGCTTGAAGTTGCTGGTTTGGGATCCTGTGTTGCGGGTGGAGGAGCAGTGACAGACTTACCCGCCTTAGCATGGTGAGCCGGCTTATCTCCCTTCTTCATGATATCCTTAATTAAATCGGCAACTACTGGCTCAGGAACACCAGAAGACTTTGGCTGGGCAGGTTTCTTAGCAGCAGGCTTCTGCTCAGAAGGATCAAGATACTCAGTAACAGCCGTAGCAGTCATCATGTAAGCAATGCCCATAAAGACTCCTATAATTAAACTATGGCATACAGTCACCCATAGTATAACAGCTAGGAATAGCGCATGTCCTACTGGCGATCCTAGGAAATCCTTGATGTGCGAAGGTGGTGGGTGAGTGAAAAAGGCGACATACACGATCAGAAGCCCTACCACAACTAATTCGGTTGTAGAAAGCTTCATTTGTTATTTCTATATCTTTTCTTTTGACTTAAAGATAAGTGGGAAGGATGGCAAGCCTTGAAGAAGTTTGGGGATCGTCGTTCCCGAAAAAACATCATAATATGGCATCCAAGCATTATAAGAAGGAAGAGCCGAGGGATGCCGAAAAGGAAGGGCGTGTTTTTCCAACTCCTCAGCACCGAACGAATGCAGCTATCCAGCGTCATCGTAAGACAATTGATGACCTTTCGAGCAGTCTCCCAATTGTCCAAAATGATGAGGAGGGAGAATCTAACTTTGCTCCAGCCAAGGTCGAGCGCACCGAGCACTTTACTTCTACCAAGGCAGGGTATACCAAGCCGTTTGTAGATTACGATCCGGGTGTGAATTTTGCGTATGCACCATCAAGTTTTCAGGCAGCTGCCCATGAAGTAAAACTTGATCGTATTATGCGCATGATTGAACAGAACAAGACGGGATACGAGACACCGTCTTCACAGGATATGATGCTCTACATTTTTACAGGAGTATTCTTCTTATTCACATTTGATACATTTGTAACCTTAGGTAAGCGTATGGGATAAGTTAAGCGCGCTCGGAAATACGAGTCTCAAATGAGGAGAAGTCGTCAAATGTATTATCTAACATCTCAATTTCAAAACATAAGCTAAAGTTAACTGTACGATTTCCTGACGCTGCAAACGCACCATCAGATGTCCAGTACATAAAACCCGGATTTCCTTGCTGAGCATGTGTACGAACACGAATATGTAGACGGTCTAGTGTTCCAATAGCAGGCGAAAAGCGTGTAATATTCTCCTGAGCAGCATGGTCATTGTATTCAATGAAAGATCCATTGAGAGTTGCAGGGATTTTTGCTAAGAAACAATCGGTGTGAGTAGACTTATTTGCTGCAACTGTTGTCTCATCAGAGTAATTCAGTCCCTCTACATCAAGGAAAAAATAGTAAATGGTTGATGGTACCGCTGTATCCGCACTGTATGTTGTTGTACTTGTATTAGGTCCAACCGAGTAAGGGTGCCGTAGAGCACCAGGAGAGGAATTATTAATAAACAGAGGTGGAAACTCTCCGCTCATCAGGCGAATTGACACAACATTCTTGTAGTGACGGGGAAGATAGACTACAAAATCTCCATTCGTGTAAAACTTTGCAGTATCACGATCGGCTGAGTCTATCGATAGTACCTTCTTAACAGTCTGGAGTTTACGAACTGGGTGTGATGGAGCAACGATTGTTCCGTTGTAATCGAATGCCCTGTTCATTTGTTATATTTCACATGGGAAGTTTTACAAGTCTTATTAAACCAGCGTTTTCCTTTAGCTGTCTGTTTCGCCTTCCGAGCTAAATCAGCATCGGCAGTATAATGTGTCTTTCCACAAGTCAAAAAACTGGCAGCGCGAGCATACCCCCACTGCTGCTGGGACGCACCGGGACGATGACCTGTTCGCCAAGCTGCCATGCCGCGATTATAAGATTGCTTTACGAGAGAAAGAGGCACACCGGTCGCTTGAGAATACCCTTGGATGCCGTGGGCGTTAGGAAACTTTCGTTTCCATTCTGAGACATATTTAGATCTGCGGGTCTTTGCACCCTTATCAGTTAAAAATGGTTTGTATGCTTTTGGATTTTTCCACGACATCTTTCGACGGCGTGTTGCTGTGGATTTTCGTTGTTTGTTCTGTTTGGCGGTAAGACCTCGATGATACCTCTCGGGCCAGTACATTATATTTACATAGTCATTTTTCCCATCAGCGAACAAAGATCATTTTCCGGAATATACTGACGAACAAGCGGCTCGATATTTTGTGCGAACAGACGATAGACTACCAAATCGTAAGTTCCGGTAGTTGAAATTGAATGAACAAGGTTCTGAATCAGCAACTCACATCGCCTTCCATTCTCGCGGAGTTCAGTGATTACAGCAGGATTATCAGAAAGGATTAGAATATGATTGAAACTCGCAAAGAATTCGCGAGTCCGGATAATGAAGTCTCGATGCTTTTCAATCCATTCAGGACTAGGATTCTTTTCGGAAAGCGCATCCATCAGCATCCTGTAGTTCCCATATTTGTCTTGATCAGAAAGTGTTTCGTCCATGTCTAGTTCCATTGTTCCATTATTCACTCTTGATTTTAAGCTTGAAAAGTCCATTTTCAACGGCAATCTCAATATCCTTCTTGCAGTGAGGACACGCCAATCCCGAGTGAGGAGCAGGAGCAGGAGCTGGAGCGGGATCAGGAGTCAGCTCAGTCGAGAAGAAAGTATAACCTTGAACCTTAGCTGGTCCGTAAATAAAGTTCTTGGCTGACTTTAGCAACGGCTTACCGTGAGACTTCAAGCCTGTAAAAGCACAAGCAGGGAGCCACCGGTAATAGCTTGTAGGCATGAACTCATACCCAGGCTTATTGTGATAAGCTTCGGCATAAGATGAACCTTCAGCAACACCTTTCATAGTTTCAAGCTTGCCTTCAGGAAACAGGAACCGCGTCTTGAGGTGCTCACGAATAAACTGGACATCCTTCTTGTTGTGTGTAATGAGTCGCGCGGTTGGGACAATGTAATAAGTCTTTCCAACGACGAGATTTTCGGGCTCAATGCGCTTATACATTTTAATTGTGTGGTTACTATCTAAAATTTTGGTATAAATAAATCCATTTTCAATGGTGATGACCGTGACCACTTCCACCCCATCCAGAATGAGCTCCTGTACCACCACGACCACTCCAGTGACCACCGCGATGTCCAAATATGGGTAAACGATCGTAGAATAAAGGAAGACTATCGTACCATACAGCAACTGTACGGGGAGGACGGGTCGCAAAGTATACAACCGCACCAACTAATACCACAATGAGAATAAGTACCCAAGTCTGCATTTATACTTTAATCATAGAACCTGTTATCCAGATAGTTAGAGCTGCCGCAATTTGCGCAATAATGTAAGATAATGCCTTCATCTTACCTATCTTACCATTCGCTAAAGCCCAAGCCGTGATTGCAGGATTAAAATGACCACCTGAAATCTTACCTCCTAGCCCAATCGCAATAGCTAGAGCAGACACTATAAATAGGGGAGATGATGTGAACGCCACAGCACCAATCAGTAAGCATGTGCCAAGATATTCGACAAATGCGGGTGTATACATTTGTATTATGTTAATAAGAGAATACATATGAAGTATTTAGTAGTTAAGGGTTGGCTTGGCTTCGGGGACCGTCTTGAATCACTAAAAATGGCTGTAGCGTATGCTCAAGCCCATAATCTTCAAATTTATGTAGATTGGACGGATTCAATTTGGTCTCATGGTTCTGAATCATTTTATACATACTTTAATCTTCTTATGCCATCCCTGAAATCATTGAAGGATATTCCTGCAAATGCAACTTATTATCCTCCATACTGGAAAGGTAATATCAATAACCCATTATCCCAAGAATTGGTTGATAAACAAAAAGAGTTAGGATTACAACTCGGTGTTTTGAACAAACCCTATGATGCAGATGTAGTTGTTTTTTCAAGTATTGGAAATAGGACACTATATGAAGATTCTGGATTTTTCGCGCGGGTATTTCGAGTTGTTGATAACAGAATTCGAGATATTATAAACTTACGCCGAAGTCAACATCCTTTATCGAATTCTCTCGGGTTTCATATTCGTGGAACAGATCGGACAAAAACTCGTTTCAAGAAAGAATACAGTATTCAACTTATTGCTGTCAACGCCGTAATGCACGGAAGTTTTTCTGGTATGCCAATGGTTACGGTATCTGATGATAAAGAAAGCTTGGAAATATGGAAACGATTTTATCCAGATACAACTATATTCAGCAGTATTTCAGTAGAGAACACTAACTCTAAAGGTCTTCATAACGCCAAGAAAGACGAAATCAAAGTTTCAAAGGATGTTCTAAATTTAGATATGTTAGTTGATTTTTTTACATTAGCAAGTTGTAAGCGAATTTTGAGCACTTTCAGGGATAGTAGGTTTGCAAGAGAAGCTCAGCGATTAGCTCCTTATACGAATATGATATTAGGAAACGAATAAATTAGTTAAGAAGCATATAAGGGTATGCTTACGCTACAAGGGTACAAACTAGATAAGAAAAATGTACCCAATCTTATCCAACTCAAAACTGCACTGACTGTACGACCGTACATTCCGTCCGTCTTCGTGAAACCACAATATGTTCAAAAATATCCAGTGTTTGTTGAAACAAAGGACCATATATTTGTTCCAAAACATTACGGAATTGCTGAATTTGGACTTCCTTCAAAATCTGAGCGAGATGTTCCTAAGACAGACGGAGGATTCTGGAAGTTTGAAGGAAAGATTCGTGACAATCAAGTAGAAGTAATAAACTCTTATTTAACTCCTGAACCAAGAGACGGTATTCTCTCGCTCCAAACTGGTGGAGGTAAAACAGTTTGTGCACTGTATATCGCTTCCCAAATCCAAGTTCCTACAATTGTTCTAGTTCACAACACTTTCCTACGCGATCAGTGGATTGAGAGAATTAAAGCTTTTCTTCCTAAAGCCCGAATTGGGTCACTTCAGGCAGATGTTGTGGATATTGACAATAAGGATATTACGGTAGCTATGCTTCAAAGTGTAGCTTTGAAAGAGTATCCTTCCGGAACTTTCGAGCGGTTTGGTCTTGTGATTGTCGATGAGTGTCATCATATTGCTTCTGAAGCTTTCTCTCGCGCTGTCCCCAAACTCACTTGTAAACATATGCTGGGTCTTTCAGCTACTCCAGAGCGGAAAGATAGGCTCATGAATGTGATTAACTGGTTTCTTGGTCCGATGCTTTATAAATCGGATGCTGGGGATAAAGTTGACGAGAAAGTTAAGGTGGAAGTGTATGAATTCACAGGAGACGAAAAGTATAATGAAATTATTTACAACAATTCCGGAGTTATGTTCACGACTTTGATGATTAATAAGGTTGTAGAATATGAACCTAGAAACACGATGGTTGCTGGACTTATTGAAGATTTAGCTGATGAAGAAGGTAGACAGCTCTTGGTTCTTACAGATAGAGTAGGACATACAAAAACTCTATTTGATCTTCTTCCTGATCACAAGAAGGAAATGGCTTGTATTCTGGGTCGCGATGTTCCCGCAAAAACTCGAGCTGAATGGTGTGCTTCAAAGAAGATCCTTATCGCAACTTACCAGATGTGCAAGGAAGGATTTGATGTCGCGACATTAAATACTTTGGTTATTGCCACTCCTCGTCCAGATGTCGACCAGATTGTTGGACGCATTCTGCGAGTTGAAAAGAAGGGAAGAAAGGTGGATCCCCTAATTGTAGACATTGTCGACGAATCGTTCAGGCGTCAGTTTCAGGAACGTTTGAGTTTGTATAAAAAGAGAAACTATAGTGTCGAGAAAATGAAACTCTTATAGAAGTAATGGGAAAGACGCGTCGGAAACGCGGAGATAAAAAAACACGCCGCGGCGGGAAGATTTTGGGCGAAGGGAAGTTTTCCATAGTTGTAGACCCAGCTATTCCGTGCAAAGATAAACGGGATATGTCTAAATATGTGTCTCGCTTATCAAAGCGCATGAAGTGGGACGATATCGCATCTAAAGATCATCCAAAACTCATGAAGAAACTTGCAGAATTAGATCCAGACCAGAAATACTTTTTTTATCCACAGTATTGTGAACCGGGTCCTATGTTAAAGGAAAACAAGTTGGATGGAGTAAATTACGAAAACAAGAAGTATTCAGAAATTATCCTTCGTGGAAACGATGTTTGGAACTCGTTAGGTCGCAAAAAACGGTCATGGCAAGGATTTTTAAAGGGTAAGAAAATGGGTAAAAAGGTAGAGTTCGCTGGACGAACGCAGGAACAACTTGATCACTTAAAGAAAGCTATTGATTTGTTACACGATAACGATATTGTCCATCACGATCTTCATGGACAAAATGTGATTATTGCCGATGATGGAATGCCTCGTATTATAGATTTTGGGTTTGCTACGGTAGATTCCCCACAGTCTGCTATTGAACTTGAAAAAGCCTATATAGATTTCGCTTGGCCCAGTTTAGATGTGAATTGGTTCAAGAGTCGTTAATATAATACGATTTAATAAGTGCAAGTGCTCGTGAAATAAAACTTTGTTTGGGTGTCACAAATGGAGTATTCATATCCCAAGATAGAGGATACTCTGATTTTTTAACATATTTGACATCATACTTCATCTGAAGCCAGTAGTTGTGGCGTATACGATGAAGAATGGTAATTTCATTGGTATGGGGATTGTAATTCACAACTCGTCCACTGACTCCACCAATCTTATCGACAAAAACTGTATCATTTGAATGGAACATTCCTTACTTTAAATACCATCGCCTTCGTCAAAATCAAATCGTCCTCCTGCATTTGAATAATCATCTTGAGGACGGTCGGCTTTATCTCCATAATCTCCGTAATCAGTTTCAATAGGAAGACCATTATTACCTAATCCATCATCATCCTCACCATCGCGACGACTAAATCCTCCTTCAGGAACTTCTTCATCAAATTCTGGTTCTTTATTTCCTTTTTCAAATGCAGGTTCTTCATAGTTATACTCTTTGGCAAATATCTCACGGTCTTCATTCGTAATAATGAATGGCGCAATACCAATATCTAATAACTTTTTGGTAATTTCACGCTGCTCGTCATTCATTGCGCGCATGCGCATCTTGAATGTTTCTCGTTCCTTAGCGCGTGTGACATTCACTTCAGTTTCAGCTTCTTCTTTTTTAATAAGAATCATTCGTAGTGATAAATCACGGTTCATAGCTAATCGCAATCCTTCAATAAGTTTATCTTCTCCCTTAATTTCATCAAATAATTTGTACAGGATTCCACGAGTTGCATCACGAACAAGAGCTCCTGATTCGCGAGTGTTTAAAGAAGTCGCAAATGTACGATACGGAATGATTTTAGAAACAGAATACTTTAAATCTGAAAGAATATCCAGAATACGATTTAACAAAGCAATAAGTGCAATACCGTCAGTATCTGATTTAATAAATCCTTCAATTGCATCAAGCTTTACTGATTTCGGGAATCCCACTTTAAATAACCGAGCAATTTCCTTACTTTCAGGAAACTCAAATTTGTACTTGAAAGTTTCAGGAACCAAAAATTTAAGTGCTTTTGATGGATTCAGAGTTTTCCATAATTCTAAACTGTCCTGAACAACGGTGGGCATAAGTTTTCCGGACATTACGCCGTACGGTTTCAAAGATATGCACTCTCCCTTCTTCTCAGGTCCAAACCGTTCACTTGGAGCAAATTCGTACTTTGGAGGAACAATAGCTGGTAATTTGATTTGATTGACTTCTGCTGTATCTTCAACTGTAGCGTATCGGGCTTTAGCGGATTCAAATTCAGTCTTGAATTTCGTGTATGCCTGATTCAGGTAACGGGTCGTTTCGTCACGGACTTTACGCTTATTTGTTTTCAGAGCGCGGAGAACGGTGGCTACCGGTTCCTTGAATGAATTTGGGAACTCTTCGAATGTATTGTTGATTGAAAAAATCACAGAATCAAGAACTGGCGAATCTTGAGGATCAGTTGAATCACGAGGGTACCCTGAAAGTTTCAGTACTTTCGAACCGAAAGACCTACGAGGAATGAGGAAAGGATTGTGAATCTGTAATAGAACAACGGCAGCAGCAATTCCCAAGATTCCTTCTACTCGACGCTTATCTGGAACACTGAGTTTAGCACTCTTTCGCGCGGCAGCAGATACTTCGCGCAAATTCCCAATAATTGGAAGAAGTTGGCTTTCTGTAGGAAGAATTTGCAGAATTGAAAAAACAGTGTACAAAATCGCTTCGCCGGCATTATTGGCATCAAACAGTGAACGCAGAGCAGTCAACGAGTTAGTGAATGACGGGGGATGAGATTCTCCATGGTAAACTTGACCACTTTCCAGAACATCATGGGATACAATTGGGTTACCGTTCTCATCGAAATCATCTTGAGCTACAAATACATCAGCGTTGACTCGTTCACTGCAAAACTTACATACTTGAAACCCTTCATCAACAGCTGTCCAAGTATTGTAAAATGCAAGTCTATCATGCTCCATATCTCCTCCTAATTGAGCCAAAGTATGCAAACACACAACAAACTTATTATTGACATCAATGTACTGATTGTTTTGGACATTCAAATCGCGAACAAGTAAATTAATATTATGCAACTTATCAGCATCTTCAAGTTCCGTGTCCTGAAGTATAATTTTAATATGTGTTCGCATTTCAGAAGTTTCAATTGAATCAAATTTTTCGTATACTGTTTCCGTTGGTTTTTGAGGGAAAAATTGAAAAATCTTGAGAAGAAGCTGGTGTTCACGCATAAGTTCATTTGGAGTGGTATCTGTCCAAGCTTTTTTTCCTTTCGATACTTCATTGCTCTTTTCCTGACCAATATACGAAGTGGGAACACAAACACCTTCTTTTAAACGGTAGACTCCTGACGCCAAAAACTCTTGGAATGTATCTATCTTCAAGCATTCAGCTGGCGTTGATTCGGGGAATACTGGCACTGGTTTTTCACCAGGAGTATCTGGAGGAACACGACCTGCATCTCCAGCTTTTGTCTGAATCATTTTCACTACAAGTTGACCATTATCTTCCTGATTCATCAACCATTTGCGGGGAAAAATAGACCGACTCCATTTTGGATAATATGCTTTCTGAATATCTTCATTTGGAGATACTTCATCTTCATCAATTGGAAAAACGATGGATAAAGGCGCTGGAGGTGTAAGTATGTTATCTACGGGAGGAAATCGTTGTTTCCATACACTCCATGGAATTTGGCTTAGGTTCACATCATAAAGTTTTAAGTATTTCAATCCCTCAACATATGGGTCAGTTGTTGACGGAACTGCGTGAGACACAATAGCTTCAATTGAAGGAAAAATATCATTTAGGGGTTCATTGGTAATATATTTTGATTCACGACTTGATGATAGGAAAGGATGGTCAGTTAATGGAGTTGGAATTTCCAATGGGCGTTCGCCAATATAGTATCCGATTTTGCGAACATCGTCGCCAGTATTTGCCACTGGAATGGGCAGAATCTCAAAAGAACTATCTTCATGATGAACAGTTTTTGTGCGATTGTATAAACTTAATCCTACAATTGTATTTTTTCCTTCTTCATTTGAAAAAGTTTCGGACTTTGTGAGTGGAACTCCATATGTACCTTCGGATTTGTATGGGCGGGGCATAGCAGCTAACATCTGTGGGTAAAAATTTGGGTTTGAACGACGGCTCTTATCAAATATCGGAACCCAATTCTCAGCGTAAGGGTAAGCTTCATACTTAAACGGTCCATAAATAGGTTTAATCCAAGAAACATTTACGGATTTTCGTGATAAGTCAATTTTGTAATTGGTTTCGGTAACAACAACATTGTTGCCGTATAAAATTTGAATACGGTCTACTTCATTCTGAATTTTCTTGTACTCTGCACGCGTAATGTATTTCTTCTTAGGAAGAACCTTATTGAAGTAGTCATCAAGCTGTTCAGATAAAGTGAAAAACCGTAGTTCTTCGGGTCGTTCTAATTCTTCTTCAAAGGTGATAGTGTCTATTATTTCGAATTCTGAAGGTTCAAACACCAGATCCTTCTCCATCGTTATTCTCTACTAGCAAACAATATTCCTCGATAATTCGCTTCGCCTTCGTGAGCACGCTCTCGGGAGACTTTTTAGTTGTGAACTGTAGTTTCATCATTGGCTTGAGAGGATGAAGAATATCATAAGACGCAAACTCTACATCAGGATCGGCGTAGAGGACTTCCTGAATAAGAGCACCCAGAGTATGACCACCCTGTTCGATTGACACACTGTATGGCGGTACAGCATTAGGGATATCCTTATCGTACTGCTCGTGGCTAATATTCTTTAGAGCCTCATTCATGTAATTATCAAGACGCTTCCGGAGAATATGAACAGCCATTGAGAGGAGCTCTCGAGACTTCAGGACTCCAATGCTCTCAATGGTGAGCTCGAAACAGTTAGGGCGTCCATCCTTATCGCGACTGAATGAACGCTGAACCATAAAGTTATCGAATAGACGGGGATCGCCGCCGCCATCAACATGAACCTTACGGTCAGCCTTCGCGAGGTCGGGATCTACATGCCACTTGACTGAAGCAGTACATACATGCGAGGCATTTTCTGCATCCAACTCAAGACGACCCGTAATATGTACAATTTCGCCGGCACGAAGCTTCATAAACAAGCTGGGCGTATCAAAATCGCGGTCGTGCATCATCAAACCTTCATTACCAGCCTCTACCACAAAGTCATCAGTCGTAACCTTTCGAGCTTCCTTATTTTCCATAATACGAAGCTCAATCTTCGCATCCTTGATTGTGGCGGAATCTGACGGCTTGACATTCACAGGAAGACGCTGAGTACGATGCTTGAGCATTTCATGTGGAATCTGTGAAGTATTTTGAAGGATTTGGATATCGCCAATAACGACTCGAGGAATACCTGTAATGAGAATGCGTCGAAGAGCATTCACAAACCCCAGTGGGAAATTCTGAAGCTCGCAGTAGTATTCGAAGCCCCGATTGGAAGTTTTGATATTTTGAACCTTAGCCATCTTAGTTGAATCCATACTTCGTTATGTTTGATTCCGTTTTTTTCCTGAAAACTCATAACCCAATGGCACAGCCTTATTTATTTTATAGCGATCGAGATCCCAATTCAAAGCAGATTATTGAGACGCTTAAGGCTCTGAATAAGGCTGGACTCTACAAGTTTGTAGATGCCCTATCTCTCCAACCAAATCAGCGCCCTCAGTGGCTAACAAAGGTACCTACGCTCTATATTCCTGACACAAAGGAAGTTATCGTAGGAAAGGATATTTTTGGATATATTGCTAAGCCCACCAATTCTCGCAATGAACTCCCAACAAAGCCCGCGGATGGTGCATCGAATCCCCAAAATCAAATTGGTGATTTATCTCCGTGGGGTTTTGAAGGTAAGGGAATGATTGGCGAGTCATATTCTCTATGGGATAACCCTACCCAGTTTGCAAATAACGAAGGAGGTAGCTTATACACCTTCCTTGGCAATGTTGTATCTGGCGGTGGTTCTTCTGAACCCACATCTAAGAACACTATTGATAAGTCCAAAACATCTTCAAATTCTGATGTTGGTAAGCGGATGGAAGAAATGATGAATCAGCGTAAGGCGGAGTTTGGAGGAATAGATCGTAAGTAACTACCTGCGCCGACGACCACCTGAAGATACATCACTAATTAAATTTACGCCTGCATACCCTTGTTTCCATACAGGAGTGAACAAAACTCCCATTAACAGAATTGCCATTGAACTTCCGATAATCATCCAGTGAATTACTTCTTGTTGTGATCCTGTTGGCACATATTTGGGAATCCACCAGTATACTCCAGATGTTTGTAGTGCAATAATAGCAACGAAGAGCACAATCATAGAAATACTCATGGTATCAAACTCAGTTTTTAAAGAAGTTAACAAAAATAATAATGCTGAATAAGTAACCATTGCCCAGTGAGTCGCATCATCTTGCTGGTCAGCTGCTACATATTCAGGAATGATAAAAAACACAATTAACAGCAGGAAAAGCAAAGTTACTGCTGTTATTCCGTAAGTTATACGTACATCCATTACAATTATTATGAGGTTTTAATAGAAAGTACGCTACTTGAAATAATGGCATCAAAGCAAGTACTCACTCAGGCATTTTTTGACCAGTTCATGTCATTTTCAACTGAACTTTGTGAAATGTATCCTGATGATGCAGATTTTTCAATGTTTTCATCTACGCTAAAATTGATGAAAATGACCAATCCAGCACTAGTTGTAAAGTATGTCCGTGATAATGTTATCCAGTTTGAGGACAAAATCATGAAAAAAGATGAATCTTTCTTTCTTGATTATGATTTTGCAGAATATGCAGAATCTGTAGATATGAACATTTTCCAAAAGCTTCGTCAGTATATTGCCAGTATGAGTCCTGCATCCAAGAACAGTGTATGGACTTATATTCAGAATATTGTTCGTCTAGCCAAGGCTCTCAAGTGAAATAGTATCGAACCCATATAAATCACGAGGCTCTAAAGTTTGGAGTTCTTGAATAGCATCTTCTGGACTTCCAAAGTTTCGGAATAGTATTTGATTCACTTCTGCAGGTGACCAACGGTAATCAAGTTCTGGAGTTGTCCAGTCTTCAAATTCGCGATCGTAGAAACTACTAGCCATTTCACGAAGAATCTCGCGATTACACTTCTTGAAATGGACTATCATATCTATCCGACCTGGACGAATCAAAGCCTTATCAATTCGCTCAGGATAATTAGAAGAAATAGCAATAATACGACCTGAAGTTTCAAGTGTTCCATCCAGAAGATTCAGTAGGAAAGAAAGATCAATAACTTCTGGTTCATCTTCGTCCTTATGCGCTGCAGCCCACGCATCTTCAGGAGACTTTTCCTTTTTGGGTTCGGGTTTTTTAAATTCACGGCTTAGAACAGCATCTCCCATTGCATCAATATCTTCAATAACATACAGACGCTCGTGAATTGGAATGGTGTACTTTTCTACAGTAGTACCATTATGGACATGTATATCGTCATTGTAAAATAAGTGGGTGAGCTGAGCCTTAGTTTTGATTTGACTTAAATGAATATTAATGATGTGGCGATGAGCAGTATTTGCAATTGCCTTAATTGATGAAGTCTTTCCACATCCCGGTCCACCATGAAACATGAACCCTAAAGTGTATGGAATGCCCTTATCTTCATACCAATCCTTGCGCTTCATGAAGAATTCCATATGATTACGGACTTTCTGGCGCTGTTCAAAGAAAACATTATCAAAAGTACGGGTCGTATGAAACTTGTGTTTCGTATAAATGAGGTGGGTGCTAGGTAAAGGATTCTGACTTGATCGCTTATTTTTTACAGTAGTCATCATATCAAAATAATAGAGTGAAGTTCCGAGCTTATTTGCTTGAGTACGCTCATAATCTGCATTACATCGATCTACAAAGTCGCGAAGGTACTGTGACTCATGATCATAACAGAAAATACGGAACTTTACATTATCAAGTTCACCCTCCGTATGTTTTAAAGCCGTTAGTTGAAAGTATATATCGGTTTCTACCATAATTGGCTCAAACTCGTTCGGAAGATAATCTTGGTGATTGACGAAAAGAAGGTTACGAATAGCGGGAATATGGCTGACATAATGAACGACTGAATCCATCCGATTTTGGCTGGTACTTACAGTTTGTCCTTGTTTTCCGGTAGTCTTCATCACACGCTCGCACTCAATTGTTGCACGAATAGTCTTATTTGGCGGAGGAGGAGGAGTTGAAGGTTGAATTCTCTTTCGCTGGCAAACAATTTCTTGTAAGCGTGGATACCAGTAAGAATATGATGAAACAATCTTATCAAAAACGGTAACCCCAATAAAACTGTATAACGGATTTCGTCCCATACCCATTGACATTCCCATTGTGAGGAGCATCTGGTTTCTCATAGCGTCAGCAATACCTGTCTGTTGCATTATTGGTTATGTACAGCATTATGAAAACGGAATTATTTCGCACAGAGTTGTAGTTATCAACAATGGGTGAAGTACTGTCTGTCCAAATGCCTCAGCAAATCATCAAGCGCGTTCGCCCGTCCAACTGGGTATTTTCCGCCCCTCCAATCAAGCGTCCTCGTATCTTCGCAGATGATGGAGCCAAGGCGCCAAATCTAGATAAAATCGCAGTGGTAAACTAAATGGCTACTGCTAAACCCCGCACGGATGTTGATACGAAAGAAGAACATACGGCTATTGAAATGGAGCCAGTATCTGCCGCTGGTCGGAAGCGCCGCGCATCTCGTCGTCGCGGCGGGTTTCGTGAGCAGGGAGTAAATAGTGCATCTCCCGTTCCAGCTGTAGGACCTCAGGGTCCTCTAGGTGGTCGTCGTCGTACTCGCAAATCTAAGGGTCGTAAAAGCCATACTCGTCGCCATTAATTAGGTACGGCGAATACACATATCCAGTGTAGGAACATTCACATTCACTGGCTTCGACCTTTTTAATCGTAGTTGTTCAGATGCCTTTTCTACAACATCAGAAGAAAGAGATACATACTTTTTAATATCGCGTAGCGGTCCCTGAACATTCATAGATGGAAACAGGAGTCGAATAGGATGAAGTTCAGAAAGAACGATATTGTTATCTCCAGTAATATAGTCGCGATACTGCTGAATATCTAAAGGTCCACCAAAGAGTCGAAGTAGACTTCGTGGTGGGGCAGGCGATAATTCACGATTTATATAAAGTGGAGCATACAGATGACCTAAAAGCGCATGTCGATTCCACTTAATTGATTCAGATACCTTATTATCCATATAATTGTAGGATAGTGCACATTCAGGTGAACAAAAGTACCCTTCGCAAGAGTAGATGTTATTATACACATCAAATGAAAGAGGTAGAACAGACCCTACCCAATTGAAAGTATGGCAACACCAAAAACATGCCGTCTGGGGAGAATACCGTTCAACTTGTACTTTTGAAAGAACAGATTTCAGTAGATCAGTATTAAACCTTTCAGCACTCTTAGTGGCTTCAACAGTATTCAAAATTTCTGAATAAGAAGTTGAATCCCCAGCAGGAGCAACTGCATCCGCATTCTCCGAAACCTTAAGGAAGAATACTACCGGAGAATCGTCTACCTGTGTTGTCTTCGCCGTTACTTTTGCTTTTCTCGGAGGCATTTAGCTTTAATAATCTTCAACTGTCAAAATCAAAGATGAGAATAGTATGTATGACAAATGAAGGGCAACTTCCAATGATGAAAAATATGCTTAATTCTGCATTGAAAGCTGGTTTACCTATGTCAAGCTTTCATTGTTACATACTTTCAGACCAAAAATCAGAAGCAGCATATAATACCCCCGAGTTCAAAAAAATAACAGTCAAAAAACTTGAAGTGATTTTGATGAATATGCAGTTTGGAGAACCAGTTGTGTGGGTTGATAATGATATTGTATTTTTTAAAAATTGTTTGAACGATTTATTATCATATCAAGAATCATTTGTTATGCAGGATGATTTGTGGGGATTCTGTACTGGTTTTTTTCTGGTAAGACCATCTACATTCACAAAATCACTTATACAAAAATGTATAACCTATATGACTTCCCAACCAGAAAGTAAAGAAAATGATCAACATGCTTTTAATAAATTTTATAACCAAATTCCAACAATTACTTTAACAAAATTACCTCAAAATAAATACCCAAATGGATACGTCTATTCAACTTTATTAGATAAAACAACTGCTTATATGATGCATAATAATTATATGATAAAAACATCAGAAAAGGTTCAAAAATTCATCAAAGATGGCAATTGGAATCCTTCAGATTCGGGATATGAATTAACACATAGATACTGCATCTAAAACGAATTTAAACAGACAAGAAATTGTAGGTATTCAAGAAGATGGATCTGTCAAAGCAATACCGTAAACATACGCATCGCGAACACATTCTTTCTCTGCCTGATACTTACATCGGCAGCATTGAGAATACTTCAGAAGAACACTACATTATCGATGGTGAATCTTTCAAGAATGAAACTGTAAATCCATTCAATCCAGGCTTCTACAAGCTCTTTGACGAGCTACTTGTTAATGCACACGATCATGTCGTGCGTCTGCGCCAGCGCCAGTCACCAAATCCAGTAAAGAATATCGCCATTTTAGTAGACGACAATGTCATTACTATCCGTAATGATGGCGAGTCGATCGATGTCGAAAAACATCCGGAGTATGGTTGCTATATTCCCCAAATGATCTTTGGCGAGCTACTGACTTCTACAAACTACGATAAGAACGAGAAGAAGCTGGTGGGTGGCAAGAACGGTTACGGCGTAAAGCTAGTAAATATCTTTGCTAAAAAGCTGGTTGTTACGGTTATTGATGGGACTCGTAACTTGAAATATGTTCAAACTTTTGAGGACAATATGTCCAAGATTGGTGAGCCAGTAATTAAGCCTTCTAAAGTTAAGCCGTATGTCGAGATATCATGGACGCCCGACTTTGCTCGGTTCGGATGGAAGTCCGCGGCAATCCCTACAGGGATCCTTAATGTCATTCAGCGACGCGTTTCCGATCTCGCAATGACAGTTGGGAAGGAAGTTAAAGTTACATGGTGCGGCACACAAGTTCGGTTCCGCGACTTTACAAGCTATATCTCCTGGTACCTTCCGAAAGATGCAGTCGTTCTCGCAGAGGTGCCGCAGTTCGGATGGCAGGTTGCAGCCAGCGATACTCCGACGGACAAGTTCTTTAGCGTGTCCTTTGTCAACGGTATTTGGACGCGATCGGGCAAGCATGTGGATGAAATTGCTAATCAGATAGTTTCGTATTTTGTGAACCATCTGGAATTGAAGAAGAAGTTGAAAGTCAAACCTTCACTCGTAAAAGATTCGTTGTCAATCTTCATTAACTGTTTGGTTGAAAATCCAAGCTTTAACAGCCAGACCAAAGAAGTCTTAACTTCCAAAGTTTCATGCAAGTTGTCCGAAGATTATCTCAAGAAACTGGTGTCCAAGTTGGGAGTCGTGGAGCGTGTGATGGCTCAGCAGGCGGTTAAAGATACGAAAGAAGCATCAAAGACTGATGGAAAGAAGCAGTCCAAGATTACGGGTATTCCAAAACTAGATGATGCAGTATATGCTGGCACAGCCAAGAGTCATGAATGCGTCCTGATTCTGACTGAAGGAGATTCAGCGAAGGCGATGGCACTGAGCGGTCTCTCGCAGGAACAGCGTAAGCTTTACGGCGTATTTCCGCTGAAGGGTAAGCTGTTGAATGTTAAGGATACGAGTGCAAAAAAAGTCGAGATGACCGAGGAAATTGCGAATCTAAAGAAGATTATTGGGTTGGAATCAAATCGTAAGTATACTGATATCAAACCGCTGCGCTATGGTCGAATCATGATCATGACTGATCAGGATTATGATGGCTCGCATATTCGCGGTTTGCTCATCAATGTATTCCACGAACTGTGGCATGAACTCATCAAGATTCAAGGATTCATTACTTACATGGCAACTCCGATCGTTAAGGCGACGAAAGGTAAAGATGTTCGTTCATTCTATACTCAGTACGATTACGAAGAGTGGCGCAAGACTGCTGCATCAAAGAACTGGGCTGTCAAGTATTACAAGGGATTGGGTACTTCTACAAGTACTGAAGCCAAAGATTATTTCAAGTCCCTGAATGTTATTCCGTATGCATTCGCAGAGCAGAGTGATGAGAAGATTGATTTGGCGTTCAATAAAGCTAAGGCGGATAACCGTAAGGATTGGCTAAAAACTTACAAGCGTGAAGATATTGTAAACACGACTCCCGGTAATTCCTTGAAGTACGAGGATTTTGTCGATAAAGACCTCATTCACTTCTCGAACTACAATTTGGAGCGGTCTATTCCAAATGTTATGGACGGACTGAAAACTTCACAGCGTAAGATTTTGTACTCTGCATTCAAGCGTAATCTCAAGCATGAGATTCGCGTAGCTCAGTTTGCCGGCTATGTTTCCGAACATTCCGGCTACCATCACGGCGAGGCGTCGTTGAATGATACGATTGTAGGTATGGCGCAGGACTTTGTGGGTTCTAATAATCTGCCATGGTTTGTTCCACAAGGACAGTTCGGAACTCGATTGCAGGGTGGCAAAGATTCCGCATCGCCTCGTTATATCCACACTTATCTCCAACCTCATGTCGCAGATTTGGTTCCCAGCTCGGACTTTGATTGCCTGAACTATCGTGACGACGATGGTCTGCCGGTTGAGCCAGATTGGTATGCTCCAATTCTTCCGATGCTGCTGATTAACGGTTCTCGCGGTATTGGTACTGGATACTCAACTTACATTCCCCAATTTAATCCTCGTGAACTCAAGGATGCCATCGTGGAGTGGCTGGAGAAGGGAACTGGTCTGAACCGAGAGTTTGCACCCTATTACTCCAAGTTTAAGGGTAAGATCACTAAGCTAAATAAGACAGATTATGAGGTCACTGCTAACTTCAACATTTCTGGGGAGACGATCACGATTACTGAACTACCGATCGAGACATGGACGATGGACTTCCGCGAGAAGCTTGATAAACTACTTGCGGACGGTACGATCAAGGACTATTCAGATACCTCTACGGACACGGATGTTTATGTCACGGTCAAGGGCGGTCTTACCGAGGTCCAGAAGCTACTGGTTGACAAGATCAAGATGACGAATATGCACGCTTTCAATTCGAAGTGTGTTATTGAGAAGTATGATTCGCCGAATGCGATTCTTCACGAATATGTTGGTGTTCGACTAGAGCTATACCAGAAGCGATTGGAGTTCATGCTCAAGACACTGCGCGATAAGCTGCCGTATCATGAGAATGTTGTGCGGTTTATTCGGCAGCAGTGTGAGGAGAAACCTCGTCCTGAACTGCGACGCAAAACTGCCGAAGAGTGTGAGAAGCTACTTACTGCCGAAAAGTTTGATAAGATTCGTGATGGGTTTGATTACCTGCTCAATCTCCCGATTGCATCACTTACACTGAAACATGCTCAAAAACACGAGAAAGATCTGGCAGATCTGAAGGCTCAAATTCTGGATCTTGAGGGAAAGAATGCTAAGTCTTTGTGGCTATCCGATTTGGCAGCGCTAAAGTTCTAAGATTAAAATAGTTATAACCAGTCTAATAACCAGTCTTTTTAAGTTATCTTCATTATATATGTTATGTATTGACGACCAACATCATTCGTACCAGTTTGAGCAGCAGCATAATACTGACCAGTCTGCCAAGTATCACTTCCTATAGTTGTTCCAGTTCCACTCGCCATGACTGTAGCGATACCGCTCATATTTGGTGTTCCATTTGTTCCATCACAAATTTGCCAGCCGGCGGGAACTGTTCCAGCAAGACCATACCACATAACAACTGTTCCAATAGGAATTGTAGTTCCTGGTGTTCCTGGCGTTCCCTGAGGCCCTTGTGGTCCTAATGGTCCTATAGGTCCCTGTGCTCCTGTCGGTCCCGATCGACCAGTATAACCAGTTGTACCTGTAGGCCCTATTTTTCCAGTAGGTCCCTGAGCTCCAGTAGGCCCTTGTCCTGGAGATAAAGTAGTCACAACTTGACTTACCGAATTTCCATCTGTCCAAAACTCTATTTGACCAGTTGTTCCAACACCTCCAGTAAATCCTGTCCATCCTTGGTTAAGTGCAGGTACCGTATAAAAATCAACTAAAAAGTAATCGGTTAAAGGATTATTTAGAGTAACTGCACTTGGAACTTGAATATTAAAGTTATAAGGTGTATTATCACCAGCTAAAGGATTGTTAATTTGGATTAGAGGACTTGATGCTATACCTGTATCTCCACCAAGCGTATGTAATAAAAGGTTTGCATATAACCCAACAGGAATAGTTTTAGATGATAAACTATATGGTTTAATAAATGAATACACTTCAATAGAAAAACTCCATGAACCTACAGGAATTACCGAAACACCAGGATCACCGGGAGATGTTTCAAACCTTCCTAAAAAGAAAGGACCTGTAGTACCAGCAACTGGATTTATGTAAGAAAAATATCCAAGGTAACCTGATCCAGGGTAATTTGGGTTTTCTGGAGCATTATTAATAATTGCGCTTGCAGAGAATGGTCCAGTATATCCTAAAGCAGGTTGAGTAGATGTAGGGTTCTGGGCGTGAAAGTAATATATTTTTCCAGATGAAAAACCATTTGTTCCAGGTGTTCCAGGTGTTCCAGGTGTTCCAGTGGGTCCAGCAGGACCGGCGGGGCCTTGAGAACCCGTACTTCCACATACAGTCGTAACTAAACTTGTTTGTTGAGCAGTCCACTGACTCGCCGAAAGAAACGGCATTATGTTTAAACTTAGATTTTCATAATTATGTATTAACACAAGTAATGGCAAAGCAGGAACAGCCAACATACCAAGAACTGTTGGCAGAAGTATATGAAGAAAATGCCAAGAGTAACTTAGTTTATCAGCAGGAATTTGAAAATGAAGATGCAGAACCGTATGAGGACGAAGATTATTCAGATAAAGACTTGGAAGATAAGGACGAATTCAATAAATTTCACGGTAATCGAGGAAAGCCTGAGCATGTAATTAAACCTAAGGCAAAAACTGATATAACCGGCAAGACTAGTTACAATATTGACAGACATATTCGAACACACGCCATCAATATTGATGGACGGTTTCGTGGAAGTATTCTTATTACTAAACCCGCGTTAACTTGCAACAGTACAAGCACTACTTTTTTAGGATCAAACTCTGCGAATTTTGCATTCAATCCGTCACGGCAGTACAAGAATGTACATTCAATTCGTTTGACTTCATTTGAGTTCTATAACAGTTTCTATACTTACTCTGCGATTGATCCCGCAACAGGTATTGGGCGCGGAAACACAACTTTTAAATTTTTAGATTTTGGTCCTACCGGAAATCCTTTTCCAGACACACCTCTTAATACATACGATGTTACAATACAGAATGGAAATTGGGTAATTGTTGATCCAATCTTAAACCCAGAGGCAGATGATTATAATTTATTATATCTACTCCAAGAGTATATTAGAACATTTCCTGGATTTACAACATCGTTTAATGTAGGGTTAAATCCTGTTTCTAACTTAGTAACTTTTCAAGATATTAATCGTTTGTTTGCTCTTCAGTTTCCTGTGACAACTGATAATCCATATGGTAATGGTATAGGATACAATTTAGGATTTTACGGGACATACTACGCATCTGCATATGGAACTCCTTTACCACCGCGTTATAACCCAGGATTTAATGAGATCACTGGAGATACAATTTACGATTCAGTTGAAGATACTTATGTGTACTTGAAAATCAATGACTATGATATTATCAAGCACCTGAATGCCGACCAAAGTGAATTTGGAGCATTCTTGAAGATTCCTTTAACTGCACCCAAGAATGCAGTTCAGTTCATGAGTTCTACAACAAATACAACTCAGCGTGAGTACACCTTTCCCCAACCAACCAATATTTCAAGTTTCTTGTTTGAGATGTTAGATGCTTATGGAAAGACACTTCAAATGAACGGATCAACTTTTTCTGTAACTCTTGAAATTCAGGAGGTGTTGCAGTCAGATATTTACGAAAAAATGTTAGAACTGTAAGTATAATATGGAGAAGTCAGTCATAGAACAGATTCAGGATCCATGGGTGGAAAACCGTTACAATATGACTTCTACTTCAGCGCAGTACCCTGCTCCTCAGCATGGAGGACGTGTTCCAAACATTAATGCCCCCGAGTCTCGCGACTTCCCAGCCCGCCAGTATTCGATGTACACTGGCGGAACACCCATTGCTGGATTCACGCCTCGACAGGATCTTATTGGACATGTTCACAAGCCTACGCCTTTGAACGAAGTGTTTTTCAGCGAGGCGAATATTGAAAAGCTTCAGGTAGATATTCGTGAGCAGGTTTATCGCATGAGCGGTGACAAAAAGTTCATGATCGATCGCCAGAATGATGATGATCTAAAAATTATTATGCGCAGCTATTACCTCTCATTCGCCCAGAATAACCCAGCCACAGTAGCTGAAGAGCTCGCTGATCTAAACGGTCGTGTCGTGGGATATGCCGCTGGTCGTATTTATTCAGAGGTGGATTTTCATATGTTTTATCGCAAGGATCTGGAGGAGTTTGCTCCACCTATTGCCAATCCTATGAATACAGCCTCATACGGAACTCGTACAGGCGAACTCAAGTCGTTTTTTTAAGACCTAAAATCATTTAACATGTAATCAATGGAACTCACAAAATTTTACGGAAAGACATACGGAAAGGAAAATTCCCAACTGTATGTATTTGAAGAAACTTGGGACTCGTTTCGTCCTATTTCCAAAGTTGTTTGGAATGGTAAGAAGTTTGAAATAGTTGATAATATCTATAAGACCGACTTATTTAGTCAGTCATACGGTTACGGAAATATGCAAATGAAGGTAAGGTGCCGGAACTTAACTGCCGAAACAGAGCTTGAGAATACAGTAGATATTCTCAACCCTACCGACTTCTGGGCATGGTGTGGAACTCCAACCGAATGGGTTCGTGATCGATTCATTGCCCTGAGTTCTAAGTGCGGAGACAAGAACTGGAAGAAATTTGTGATGTATTCGAACTCTAAACCACGAACATTACGGCATCCTCCTGCCGGGCGTTTAACTAAGCGTTTACTGCGTAGGTAATTTAAAATACAAATGAAGGTCAACATCATTTCAAATTTTAGACCTAAGACTGGACTCATGCAGGATGTAGGAATTTTACGCGGCATTGTTTCAGCAGCGTATGGTGAAGATGTAAAAATGTTCCGAGTTCCGCATATGCTTCCTGAATGTCCTGAAGCTGATGTGAATATTTTTCTTGAAGTAGTGAATCCTGCCCTATTTCCATTTGCTGGTCGCAATATTTGGATTCCAAATCCCGAGTGGACTTACCGTACATGGATACCTTATATTGAAATGTTTGATGAAATCTGGTGTAAGACGCACGAATGTCTTGATATTTTTACAAAGTATACTTCCAAGGTTCAGTATATTGGTTGGACATCAATTGATAAAATTTGGGATACTGAAAAGCACAAGAAAAATTATTACAAGGCAATTGTTCCGGTAGGTAAAAATATTTTTCGTAATCCCAAACCTATTCTACAAGCATATTACCGTATTTTGAATAACGATCCCAAGATGTATGCAAAACTTCCGGCGCTAAATATTGTTTACGATCCATCAGTCATTCAGTTTCATGTTCCAGAAGAAATCAAGGCAAAGGTTCATCTCCACGATAAAGTTCTTGGCGAAACTGAATATGACGATCTTCTGCGCGAGTGTGGACTTTGTATTTGCATTTCAGTATGTGAAGGGTTTGGTCATGCAGTCAATGAAGCATTGTCTGTAGGTTGTAATCTCCTAATTTCACCTATTCGTCCATTTAAGGAGGATATTGTAGGTGAAGTTCAAGCAGGAGTTTATTACGGCGAACAATCACAAGTAATTGATCAGACTGAATGTATTGGAACTATGGTTGATACTGGTGTCTATTCTATCATGGATGCACTTGAAGAGTATGTAGATACACCTCTAAAATCAAAGCAGGTGGCTTCCAAGTTCTTACGAGATCTGTATGTAGCCAATACCATTAAATGGGGTGAAAAGATGAAGGAATTTTTGGTAGGTGTAGATATTCCTTCATATTCACTAAAAGATACTTTTGCAAAGGAAGAAAATCTTCCCGATATTTCGATTGTCACAATCACGAAAGACCGTCGTAAGTTTATGCCGTTGGCAGTATACTCTTACATGATTCAGTCATACCCCGAAGATAAGCTCGAGTGGGTAATTGTAGATGATGGTGATGACCCAATTGAAGATACTCTTTTTGGAGTTCCGAATGTGAAGTATATCAAGTGCGACAAGATGAAGGTGGCGGATAAGCGTAATCTTGGTGTCCAAAATGCTATGTACGATATTGTGTGTATGATGGATGATGATGATGTTTATCCCAATAATTCAGTACTTCAGCGAGTAGCTATGCTACTAAAGGAACCGGTAAAAGGATGTGTATTCTGTACCACCATTCCGTGTTACGATATAGTAAAGTATTCTTCATTCATGAATGTACCGCCAATTACGCTACCTATGTCTCAACGAGTATCTGAAGCAAGTCTTGGATTCACGAAGAAGTTCTGGGAGGAACGGAAGTTTGAAAGTGGAGTTCAAATTGCGGAGGCTGATGCATTTATTCGCGGTCGCGAGCAAATGTGTCGGGAGATATCTCCACAAGAAGTTATTGTGAGTTTAGTTCATCCACTGACTACCTCATCTCGCCGCGCGCCTGAGATGAAGGAGCCGAATGGATGCCATTACGGTTTCAATGAAAAACTGTTCGCTTTAGTGTCTCAAATCGGTGAAGATTTAAAGACCGAACATGCGGCGTAGACCGGACTTACGGTGGCGGCGGCTCTTGCGGCGTCCACCCGTGGCCGCGGCGGGGGCAGCGGCAGGCGCAGCAGCAGCTGGGACATCACCGCCCTTTAGGACAACGCGTCCCTTAGGCTTCATTTTAAGCGCGCGGAGCGTCGCACGAATCTTCTTCGCTGAGACCTTGCGAACGCCCTTGACTGAGCGGCGGCGTCCACCTACGGGGGCTGAGTTTCCGGCAGTTCCGTTTAGCGTCGTGGGGTTAGCGTACGCCTCCATTTTGTTTTATATTAACCTTCAGAGAAATTGTTTATGCCGAGCAGGATTGGCAGGGCTCGACCGTGAATTTTTGGGCGGCAGCGGCTGCCTTTGTACGCAAGTAATAACATCCAGTCTTCAGACCCTGCTTCCAAGCGTAAATATGCATAGACGAAATCTTAGCATATGTGGGCTCGGCAAGGAATAAATTGAGTGACTGCGACTGGCAAATGAACGGAGCACGATCGCGAGCCATATTAATTAGAGTCTTCTGTGGAATTTCCCATGCGGTCTTATAAAGTTCCTTCAAATCATCGGGAATCTCCTCAATATTCTGAATTGAACCATTATTATTCATAATCTGTTCACGAGTCCACGAATTCCACAGTCGTAACTTAATCAAATCTTCTACGAGATACTTGTTCACCACCATGAAATCTCCAGCGAGGACACGGCGAGTATACAGATTAGAAGTGAACGGCTCGAAACATTCATTATTTCCAAGAATCTGTGAAGTTGAAGCCGTAGGCATTGGAGCCACGAGCAAAGAGTTACGAATTCCGAATCGCTCCATATCGCGACGCAAAGTATCCCAATCTAGAATTGAACTTGGCTTGATATTCCATAAATCAAACTGAAAGTTGCCCTTTGAAGTTGGAGACCCAATATATGATTGGTAATGCCCAGCCTTTTCGATGACAGGCATTCCGCGCCAGTATCCTTCAATCGTATTTGCAGCTGCCACTTCAATACTGGTTTGGCACGCTGCGTAATAAATGTTTTCAAATATATCACGATTTAGCTGCTGCGCTGCATCTGATGACCATGGTAGACGCATTAGAGCAAATACATCCGCCAATCCTTGAATACCAATTCCGATAGGACGATTACGATCATTTGAAGCACGAGTTTCGGGAGTTGGATAGAAGTTCTTATCAATCACAATATCCAAATTACGAGTTAGAATAGCAGTATACGCCCGAAGCTTATCGAAATTAAATACACCATTCTCTACAAACTTTGGTAGAGCGAGTGAACCCAAATTGCATACTGCAGTTTCTTCAGGAGAAGTAAACTCCATGATTTCAGTGCACAGATTGGATGACTTAATAGTTCCTAAATTTTGCTGATTCGATTTAGAGTTGGCAGCGTCCTTGTAGCACAAGTAAGGATTACCCGTTTGAATCTGACAATCCAAAATCATCTGCCAAATCTTTTGGGCAGGAATAGTCTTACGACCACGACTTTCAGACTCATACTTGCGATACAGTTCATCGAACTCACGACCCCAAACATCCGCAAGTCCGGGACATTCATTAGGGCACATGAGAGTCCACTCCAAATTATGCTCTACTCGGCGCATAAACTCGTCGGGAATCCATAAACCATAAAACAGATCGCGGGCTCGGTCTTCTTCTGCACCTTGATTGAGTTTCAGGCGTAGGAAATCCTCGATATCCGCATGCCATGGCTCCAAGTATACTGCGAATGAACCGTTGCGCCTGCCTCCCTGATTCACATACTTGGCGGTATCGTTGAACACTTTAAGCATTGGAACAATACCGGTAGACTCGCCGTTCGTACCGTTAATCTTCGATCCGCGCGCACGGACATTATGAATACTCAAACCAATTCCACCAGCCCACTTGGAAATCTGGGCACAATCGCCAAGAGTCTTATAAATGCCTTTAATTGAATCATCGGACATTTGGAGTAGAAAGCATGATGACAGCTGGGGAGTTGGGGTTCCCGAATTATATAGCGTGGGAGTAGCGTGAATAAAGTATCCTTGGGACAGAGCATCATAAGTCTCCTGAACACGGTTGAAGTTTGCACCATGAAGTTGGATAGATACTCGCATCCACATATGCTGAGGACGCTCCACAACATGTCCATCTACTCGGAGAAGGTATCCGCGCTCTAGCGTCTTGAACCCAAAGTAATCAAACATGTAATCACGAGCATACTCAATCATTGGCTCATATTGGTCTTTATGCTTACATACCAAATCGTGATACTCGTCGGTAACAAGCTGAATCTTTCCATGATATAGTTTTTCTACACAATCCAACAGAGTTGATGGAGTAATCTTCTGATGGTTATCAATAACAATTCGTGACCCTAGCTTACCGTAATTTGGGTGATACCGAGCCTGCATCATCGCACAAGTTTCACCAGCGAATTCGTCTAGCTTAGAAGTTTCCATACCATCTACCAGCTGATTACATACTTTCTGAGCTACCAAATCGGGATTCACATGGTCCAGTCCCTCCGACAACTTCCTGATACGCTGCAAGACCTGATCAAAAGATACTGGAACACGGTCACCGTTACGCTTGATTACGAACATCTTACTTCTTTAAGAACACCGTCCAATAAAATCCATTCCTAATTAATAATGGGAATTACTGAATCTAAACCACTTTTAGGTTCTACTCCTTCTGCTAAAGCTGCAGTCAAAGCTAAACTTTCAGAACCTATCAAGACTCGTTCGCGAAGTGTATCCAATTTGGGTGCTGAGCCAGATGTATTTGGAAAATTTCCTAAAGATTATCAGGGCGGACTACGGCGCCGCAAGCTTCACCGAAATGTGCATCGACTCAAGCTCGCGAATAATAAGACCAAGCGCATACGGCGTCTCAAGAATCTTACCCTGAAGATCCGACGATGAATCTAAGTATCCAGTTTCTGGCTGGAAGAGGACTTCGGACTTATCTGACCGATCCATCAAACTTTCGTTCAAGAATTTAGAAACTCCATGAGAAATGAGACCATCGCGCTCCATCTCTCCAATACGCAACCCTCCATCATTTGAACGACCTTCAACTGGCTGTTTCGTGAGTAACTTTCTCGGTCCAGTTGTACGATAATTGATTTTATCTTCTACCATCTGCTTGATACGAAGGTAGTAAGTTGGCGCCATAAATATTTCAGATTCTATCATTTCTCCAGTTTGACCATTGTACAAAATTTCATGTCCGTAAGGATGAAACCCAGATTTAGATAGGATGTCGCGAACTTCTCCTATCCGATTCTGACTTGAAAAAGCGGTAGAGTCAACTAAGGAACCCAGGTGTACTCCTAACTTTGTAGAAAGAGACTCAATAAACTGTCCCACTGTCATACGAGAAGGGAAAGCGTGAGGATTGACAATTAAGTCGGGGCGTAATCCTTCCGCAGTATACGGCATATCTTCTTCTGGAACACGGAGTCCACAAGTACCTTTCTGTCCGTGACGCGCAGCAAACTTGTCCCCAAGAACTGGAACACGGTTTTCAGCAATACGAATCTTGACTCCGTGCAAACCTTCACGAGTTACATATCTATATACTGCATCTACGATTCCATGTTGTCCGCGCTTAGGAACACTGGACTTATCGCGGTACCCTGTAACCTGTCCATTCTCCTTAGTGGGCGTAACCATTCCTACGAGAATAGTCTTGTCGTCAATCTCCTTACCTTGCATGATAATACCGTCTGCATCCAAAAGGTCATAATTGTATCCTTCCTTACGAACAACAGTTTCACGATAACGAGCATCGGTAGCTACATTGGCAAATAAGGTTGACTCAAATACGGTCATAGCTCCCTTATCCATTCCAGACATGATAGCTTCTTCGGTGATATCGTATGAATGGTAATAAGAAGTTTGGAACATTCCGCGCTTCAAAGACCCTTCATTCATTAAAATAGAGTCTTCCTGATTGTATCCCCCGTATACTGCCAGAGCTACCATACAGTTCAAACCGTATCCAATACATCCATCTCTGCCCATAACATGTCGATGCGTCCAAGTTTGAGACAGTGGGCGCTGAACTGTATTCAAAAGCGTGGCAATCGTATCGAATCGCTTATCAAAAGCAGTATTGAACCATGAAGAAGTTTGTTTAGCTTGTTGGCATGTGAACGCATTACGAGTAGCTGGATTATGATCAGCGTTCGGGGAAATACTTGATAACGCTGAAAGAATCGTTGATCCGTGAATTTCAGAATGCAGATTGGGAGAAAAGGGTTCCATACTGATTCGTAAATTATCAGTTTCTTGTGCGTCAATATAGTCAATTATGGTCTTATCCATATCATCCCATGATTTAATCTTTTTTACTACATCTCCACGAACTCCTTCACGGTAAATTGGGCGCATTGGGCGTCCAGCATCAGTAAAAATTACATACTCATTTCCTACACGGTTCCAGCTCAAACATACAAACTTACTTATTTCGCGTTTACGGCGGCGTTCAATCAGATCAGAATGGTATGTTTCGGTTTTCCCATTAAATACACCAACTAAATCTGCATTAATAAACACTTTTGTCCAACCAGGATTCCAAGTTGATGGATGAATCGTGATAATTGGAATAAAAGTCCCAAACTTTGAAATAATGTTTAAAATTTCCGAAGAAGGAGATGCAGTAGACAGTGTGCATAAAAATGTCAGTGATTTAGTCATTCCAATACCTCCCCCATCAGGATTATCGATGGGACACAAAAGTCCCCATGAACTTCCATGAATACGACGAGGCTCTACGATTTTCAATCCCTTATCCATTTGAAGATTTACGCGACGAAGATGGGCTACTGTTCCTAGGTAACCAAGACGAGTAAGTTCCTGAGACACTCCATCCATTCCTCCCCACTTTCCTTTGAATGATTTTTCAAGTGCAAAGATGAATGATTTATGTGACCAGTAATACGCATCAATATTTTCAATACTTACAAGTTCTTTGATATTCATTCCTGAAAACTCTTTTTGCTGGAAATGAATGCGTACATCCAGTTCGGTAACCATACGCTTAGCTACTTCCTTGTAAATACGACGAAACTCGTAGAAAATTAAGTCTCCCGATGCATCCATGCGCTTGTAACGGTAATGATCACGGTCGCTCTTTTGTTTAACACCAATAGCTACATCCATTGCCATTCGAGCCATAGAACCAAGAATATAAGCTTTGCGGCGGTATAGTGCAGGTGCAGTTTCGCCCTCCTTTCGGCTACAATGAGGGAACATCTCAGAGTACAAGTTCATATACACTCCACCATTTGTACGAGTACGGTGCTGGCGACGAAGAACAAGTAAGTTGGGGTCTTGTGTCTGGTCTGTCTCCTTACGCATTTCAGCGGCAAGATAGTTATTGTGAGAAATAATCATTTCGGCAAATAGTTCATCGTACATTGTTCGGGATGAGTCTGGAATACCTGTGAGAATTGTATCATAAATATCCTGATCGTTTGTCAAACCTAGAGCATGAAAAACACTGACTAACGGAACTGGTTGTGTAAATCCGGGAAGTGTTACCAAAACTAATCGCTTAGTTGAAAAAGACGCCCAGTCATCAACCTTCTCTATTAATTTGAAATCGTCTGGCTTATCATTCATTGGTGGAATCACAATGAAGTGGGAATAAGGACCACGAGTACCGTCTTCTGATACTGAGCGCATAGCACCAATGTACTCGAACTTTTCACCCTTCGTAGCACCCTCAATCTTTATGGCAACCTCCTTTTCAACTAATCCGCGCGATTCTGCTTCATCAGGTTTAACTGCTCGTTTTGAGACGTAAAGCATATTATCTCCAAGACGCTCTTGAGTAAGAAGAACCTTTTCGGCACCTCCAATCACAAAATATCCACCCAACTCAAATCGGCATTCTCCAGCATCATAAAGTTGTTCGCCATTCATCGTTGAAAGGTAACATAGTGAACTCTTTAACATCAGGGGAATTTTGGCGAGTCGAACATTCTCAAAACTACGAGTCTCAACTTGTTTACCTACTGTGTACTCGATATCAACCGTTCCTCGAATATCTAAAGTGTATGAAGTATTATCGAGACGGCACGCATGAGGAAGAACGGCTTTATTATCATCATCTACAGGTGGTAAGTAAGTAATCTTATCGCCATTCTTTCCACCAATGTATACCTTGATACTGCGGTCGTCTACAAGTGTTAGCTGTAAAGGATTTGATCCCTTGATAAACTTTGGGATTTTAGAGTTCAGCATATCAGCATACGAGTCCAAATGGTGTCGTACAAGAGGGTTTGGGGTATCTTCGAAATATGTGTCAAAAACATGCCTTGCGACCTCCATTACTTTCCTTGCAGAAAAACAAGAATGCCCTATTACGACTTACTTATGGCAATTGTTGCCACTGCTATTTTCACAGTTGCCTTTTTAGCACTGTACAAGTATGTTATCAACCCCCAAATGGTTATCACTGTTTCAAAGTCTCAGTGCCCTGATCGCTGGTCCTACAACGCCGCCACAAAGAAGTGCGAGCCCCAGTATGATACACATTGCACACCGTTTGACCCCGATGCGCCTACTTTGGCGACTACGGAGGCGAAGTGTAATGTAGCTCAGTCTTGCGGTTCATTTTGGTCTGGAAATTGTCCTTAGATGCGCATACCGAGAATCGAACTCGGGCACAGGCCTTATAAGAGCCTGGGACTAACCACTATCTTATATGCGCAATATTAGTACGGTGAATGCGTTTAGATTGTTTTAACTTAGAATTGTAATGTATTCTGAAGTTTATAGACCCAATACTCTTGATGATGTTATTGGGTATGTTGATGAAAAGAAACAACTAAAGGAATATCTGACTTCTACAAATTATACGAAATCAGTTATTCTTTCTGGTCCTCCGGGAATTGGAAAAACTACATTGGCACTTTCTGCTGCGAGAACTTTTGGATTAGATCCTTTGGAAATTAATGCATCTCGAGCTATTCGAAGCTTTGAAGATGTTGAAAAAATTCGAGATTCGTGTCGTTCAACTGTAAACATTCGCTCATTTATCTGCGGAGAAACACAGAAAAAGACATGTGTAATTCTGGACGAAGTAGACGGTTCTGACCCCCACGCCCAAAATAGGATTATTGAATGGATTAAAGATCCAACAAGAAGAGTTCATATAATTTGTACTGGAAACGAGCTTCCAACTATTTTTAAACGAAATTCCGAATACATTCAAAATATTCGATGTTTTCCACCTAGAGCTACCGATCTTCAATCTTTCTTTCCAAATTATGATATTCCTACTTTGATGAAAGAATGTAACCACGATGTCCGCCGAATGTTTCATAGAATGCAGTACGGTATATCAGATGTTATCCCAAAATTTGTATCTCCACCTACTGGTCTTCCGATTGAGCAGTCGTTTGTGCTGAAGCAGAAGATGTTTGGGCTGCCTGACCCACTTCACGAATATCGTAACGACAGACTGGACATCTCACACTCATCGAAAACCAGTTCGAAATGCAAGCTCGGTGATAAGAATGTTGGCACTGTCGTATCCGAACGCCGCCAGTAGTTATTGGATCCTGACAAATTGCACATGGAGAATCTGAATTGTCGTGATTTTCTAGGGCGGCATTAATTTGGAGTTGGCTTGGCGCTACAACGACTGGATCATTGAAACGAGCTGGTAGTGCTAAAGTAATAACCGCATTTGCAACATTTGAGTACAAATGATTAGTGTACAAACGATTTACAAGTTCCAGAATGAATGATTCGGAATTAATGTACCGAGTCATAATCCCAGTACGAGCAGGATAATTCAGTAGCCGAATATTCGAATTACTGAAAAATTCATTACGCCCACGAGCAAGTAACAGCAGTAGTTCCATAACATCTTGATCCATTATAGTTAGTTTCTTAATTGTTTGAAAATCACTTAGCGTTTTAGAAACATATCCATTGGACCTCGTTTATGTTTTGTTAGATATGAAGCTCCAGTAAACAGAAGCGAATCCAAATCCTTTTCCTTGATTTTCAGAACTTTTAGGGTAGCTTCTTCTTCATCCAAAGTTTCACGGTACTCTGAATAAAATTTATTATAATCCTTCTTTTTGTACCCATCCAATTCTTCAATTGCCAGAGCAAATAGCTGAGCCACTGGATTCTGAATTTGGTTTGTTATATAAAACTCAACATCGGGCTTCAGCTTTTTTTCACGAACATAATCTACACTCTCAATCTTATCTCCCTGCTTCTTCTCGTCACGACGGTTAGAAACATACACATACGAAAGCCGGTCACCTACTTGTGGCTTATTTCCGGCATCTCGTTCTTCCATTCGGTCAGCCAGAACACGATGAGCAATCTGAGCTGGATTTTTGTAATCGTCTCGCAGCTGCTTGGACAGAATATACTTTTCCAAAGGATACTCATTCTTCATGACTTTCACCAGCATTTCCTTCACGAGTTTCTCAGCTACCTTGATATTACGATGTTCCATGAGCGAATCTAAAGCTCCACCAAACACATCTTTGACAATCGGGGCATTATCTCGTCGCTTAAGTGCGACACCCATCGTCTTACGCTTACACTTTTTAATATCATCTTCATACATCATACCTACATATCGCTTACGACAGAACAGAATGAAAGGGTAGAATGTCTTTTCATACTCAATACGGTACGAACGACCACAGAAAGCAGTAATTCGATCAGCTGCTTTCTTACCTAGTTCAATACTCTCAGCCAAATCTTTGGTGGCAAACTTGATGAAGATTGAATCCGTATCGCCATAAATCACTTCACCACCAAACTCAGTTTCTACAATCATCTTGGCATCACGAATCCTCTGGCGTCCAGCAGCAGTCGTGCACGCCGCAACCTCAAGCTTACGAATCGGAGAAGTACTGGAACCGCACTGACCATACACTGAATTAGCTACAACCTTATACGCCAACTGCAACCCATTCAGAACTGACTTTTGAGATTCATCTTCAATAGTTTCCATAAGCTTACGCGTTTCCTTACGCTTCTTGAGTAGGATATCTAGTGTAAGTGGAAGGATACCAACTGTGCGTGGATCAGTATTTGGCTGAACGAATCCGCAAGTAATACGACCTGACGGAGCCTTATCTTCTCCGAAAGTATCGTAGGAAATCTCATCGATCTTGTATCCACGAGCCACAAGTTCACTTCCATCTGGACCTTCCTGCCGAATCTTCTTTCCATTCGCTGAAAAGGTCTTGACATAGACCAGCGTATCGGGAGAAAGATTGAAAGCAATCATATTCGAAGGATACAATGAATTAAAATCCAGAACGGGAATAGGTTGGTCTAGATACATCCCAATCTTAGGGGGCAGAACAATGGCTCCCTCATAACTCGAATCCCCCTCATACCCATCCTGCGTCATAATAATTTGGTTACGCTTAGAAGCTTGGTAAACTACCGCTGAGAAGATTTTGATTCCCTGTCCCCGCAGGAAGATATACTGAATTGGCACACGGCATACATCCGCCATACCACGAGCGTTCACAAGAGTATCCAGTTTTGCCATCAAAGTAAGAACCAAATCACAATCCTGAATACAGTACTTGGCAATCACTGCCCGATCGTCCGCTGATCCACGATGAGATGCAAACATTTCTTGAGCTGTTGTATCGTCCTTACCAAAACACCATTCCAACTTAGAAATATCGTCGGGCGACAAATCATGTAGAATCTGAGTTTCCGACCGAACCACAAACCATTTTGCATCCTTTTCAACAACTTGAAACTTTTCGCCTTCGCGGTAAGGATTAGTAGTATTTGTCATCACATCAAATCTCACCAGATTTCCCACAAACAGTCCACGGGTAGTTTTCGTATGAACCTTTACATTCAAATCATCCAAGCGTTCAATTTTAGTGACTTTGTCGCGCAGGAAAGTAGCAGCTACATTATCAAGCTTGTATGAATCGAGGTTCTGTTCGCGTCGGACGCTTAGAAGCAAATCGATCGCCAAACGACCGGGAACTTTTATGTAACGAACAGCGAATGTCCCCGACGCTAGCTCAAACTTCTTGGCTTCTGTATGAGCATAAGTTGTGGTTCCACGCGTTTTCCAATCATCAATTTCCACTCGACCGATATTGAAGATAAGGCGGTTGTAAGCACACCTATCGGCAATATACGAATCATCAAACCCAAATGTATTGTACCCAGCAATAATATCAGGATTCTCGAATCGAATACACTCCTGAAACTTGTTCAGAAGATCCTTTTCATTTACACAACTTACAAACTCTACGGATGCATCTTTCGACGGAGTACAAGTTCCAGAAACAAATACAATACGGCGATAAGATGAAAGCATATCATCCGTGTATCGGAAAGACACGCCAATCTGGATAATTTCGTCGGCTGGATTCGATGATACTGGAAAGTTCCCAGAATCGGAGTAAGTTTCAATATCGTATCCTGCAATATAAAGTGGTACTTTGGCAGATGGTTCGGGCGTGATATCAGTATACTCTACTGTAAAACTAACATCTACATTATCATCTCCAGACACTTCTTCCTCATCTACTTCAAATGAAATTGGAGACGCAGGAGCAATATCCAATTCATGGAATAGACGAATGTAAGGTGGTAAATTAGCTTCGTAAATATCTTCAAGCATGATTTGACGAGCGCCAAACTTAGCACTCTTCAAAGTTTTCAAAACCATCTTCATCATAATGATTCCATTAAAGGTAAGTTTCCAAACTTTAATTGGACTCAGTCCACTGAATCCACGCATGGCATCTAGCTTGGCTTCTTGAGTAATTTTCAATCCTCCAAGAAACTTGCCTTCTTTTGTCATTGCCGACCCAATGTACGAATAAATACTGGAACTTGTCTCCCCATCTTCCGACCGAAGATAGAAATATGGCTTAAATCCAGTAAGACGAACTTTGGCTACTCTGTCATCTTCAAGGCGTCCAAATACATCTACAGTATATTTACGGTCAATATCTTGTTCTATCCAATCACAAGGTTGAAGAGTAGGCATGTTACTGGATAACAAATCCTTATACTTAAATTCGTTTTGTAAAAGTAAGAATGTCAAGTAATTATGGACTGCCATTTATGTACGCCAACTCCCGTCAGGGCGAAGCGGCTCGTGATGCGACCGTCAATGAAGCAAATACAGCGGGTCTAAAGGCGGCTCAGCCTTCAGGATGCGGCAACAACTGGGCGGTCGCTGCTTCTATTCCAGGTATGATTCCTATGGGAAACTTCGGAAATTCTCCCGAGGGTGGATGTGCTATTGATCTTCAGAGTGAACTACTTTTTGGCGACCCAGCCACAGCTCGTTTCAAGGGACCCAAACAAACATTCGCTCGTCCATTTGCTACTACCCCCAACTTAGCACTTGGTACTATTGACCATATTGATGACCAGAGCCATGTAATGTTCGGTCACTCAACGGCAAACCGCAAGAGTATCCAAACGGTTACGGACAAGCAGTTTCCGGTTTTTGAGCCTCTGATTCCAGAGCGGGCAGCTGACATTCCTGATAATAATTACTTTGTGGAACCGTTTCTTCGTGGTGGGTACTCTGCTCGACTTGTGCCACGCAATCGGGTTGATTTGACAAAATAGAGCGTTTAGCATGAACTTCATCCAACTTTTCCATCTGTTCACGCAGAAGTCTTGAAGTCTCCTGTTCCGCATTCACAACCTTTACAGGCTTGATTTTTTCAATATACTTCTGACTTTTTGATTCAGGCATACAAAAAAGCTTATCTACTGAATCTTCAACATTATTTGTTTCAGCATACACTCGTTGCGCGTCATCTTCCGAGCAACCAGTTATGTTCATAATAATTTCAACAGCTCGGCTCATATTTTATTGATTAAATGTAATAACACGAAAATGCGTTTCATCGATTCTCTGTGCCCACCCGCCCTCCTCTACTTATTGTACATTGTAATCCATGTAGGTATGGATTTGTCTCTCGGTCTCTTTGTCACAGCGGCTGCTAAGGTTGTGATGGGAATTGCTGGCGTTGTCATTCTTGATGCCCTGTGCTCTGTAGATTTGGGTGTTGTGTCATGGGTAATTGTTGCTACACCATTCATCATGGTAGCTCTTGCTTCTTCAATCGCTCTAGGTCTTGGAATGGACCGTATGGCGTCAAAGTACCTAACAGAGAAGTTCACTCCTCTAACTGGCGATAATTTAAAGAATCGCGATCAGGTAGTTAGCCAGTTAAAGTACGGAACTGAACTCCCACTTTCAAGTAGCTCGATGTATTAATAAAAAATGCTATTTGTTGCGTGGCTTTATCGCCAAGTATTTGATTGCTGCCGTCGCGTAGATCGCTTTCTCTTTTCTCAGAAGGCAAAAGTTGAGTCTGTGCCCGTTTCTGAACTTCCTTGGATGTGGGTTGGTGCGATGTATTCCGATTGTAATGTTGTTGACTATACTGCGATAGTAAATGAGTATGTTCAGTATGGGGTTAATATTGATATTGAGTGGCTGGAAGATATAACTCAAACCAATGATGTTAGTTGGTTATATTTGGATTCCAAATCGTTGGAACAGAAGGAATTTCCTTCAGATGGATTTGTAATATACCCATCCAATGATTCCTTCTCCGATAATGCTGAAAGCAAAAATGACAGTTCCGATGCTGACCCAGATCATACTGAATGATTCGGATTACTTTGAGATTGCTGAGCGTTACTCACAACTTCAAAAAATATTTAATCCAGAGAGTTATCTTGGAAAGATGTCTCTGTGGGTTGAGATGATTATATCCCCAATTATTTCATTCGTGATGATGATTGTGAATCAAGAACCTCCGGGTATTTTTAATATGCTTTCCTTACATAAAACCATAAATTTATGGCAGGATTGGTTTGAATATCAAGAACTAAGGCACATTGTACACGGATGGATGAATATTGTTCGTTCCATCGGTGGACCATTTATTTCAACAAATGATCTCGATTATCATTCTTATGTATATGCTGATGCGATGCAGCGTATTTATTACTCATTCTTTCCAAAGAACTGACCAAAAGTCTTTAGAAGCTCAGCGCCCTGCTCAATAGCTGGCTTCATTTCAGAGAGTGAACCCATAAGTTCTTTCTGAAGTCCCATCAGTTCTTTTGTGTCACGGCGCATACCTCCAATCTGTTCGGGAGTCAGGTTACGATATGCATGTAGGATAGTTGTACCAATATCTACATGTGGATCATCTGTCTTTGGAGGAGCAGGTTCGGGTTCATCCTTCTTGTCTTTCTTTGGCTTCTCATCTTTCTCTTCCTCCTCGAATCCTTCATATGTATTCTTCGTCACTACGCAAATAACATAGATTCCTACAAGTCCAACAATCACTGAAACTGTGTGTGGTAGGTTAAGAAGGTAGTGAGCCAAAATGTATCCTAGGATAATCCACACAACCATATGTCCCAGTCGACGAGGGAATAAGTACATAGCTGCAGCTAAAAATAGTAGTCCAGCAAGTAGGGTGTCCATTATCCTATTAAATGAAATTTAATGGGCACGAACAAAGCTATCGTGTCCAGACCCAGGACGCGCACCATTATCGTTGAAGTCACCAAGAGAAGGAGCACCTGATCCATTCTTCGTGTTGACGCCTACAAAGTCAGCAAGTCCACGCTGTCCTGTTCCCTGATACGACGCAGAAACAGCTCCATAGGCACCACCTCCACGACGGGTCTTGCGGTGGCGGCGAGATCCACGGCGCTTACGACCAGCACCTAGCTGGAAAGAGTTTCCACCACGGTCATTCAAACCGGCAGCGAATGGACCCGCCTCGGAACCACGAGACCATTCCATAGCTCCAGGAGCAATTGCTCCGCTCGCACCATAGAATCCTCCACGGTGCTTACGGTGGCGACGAGTATGTTTACGAGATACGCGGCTCTTGCTCTTGCGAGGCATTTACTTCTACTCACGGAATGTTTTCTGTTAGAGTCCAAGACCCATCACTGTTCTTGGTGCATGCACAATTGAAGCTCTGTCCTTTAGAACGAAGAAACTCTGAAGTTTTCAAATCTGGAACTCGTAAGTACCCCCCTGACTCAACTTCATAACAGTCGGGTAATGGAAGTTTGACAACTTTGACACTATTTGAGGTATCGTTTTCAACAAAGTATCCTGGTTTTCCAGGTTCGTCCGTATGTGCCTCATACCCTTTCAGCTTTATTTTTGGGCTTAAATTGGACTTATGAATAAACTTGGCTGTTCCAGGAACATAGTTCATGAAAGTAGACATAAGTTCTTTTAGCCAATTGTATCGCTGTTCAAATGTAGAGCAAGCATAAACACAATTTGAATTGTAAATAAAGATATCTGAAATGACATACTCAAATGTTCCAAGCTTTTCTGCACGAAGAAAGGTATCGCCAAATAAGCGTTCATCTACAATACATTGGACTTTACGAGTCTCATGTGCATTCATCCAGAAACACACAGGAATATCGTTTTCGTAAGTAAATATTAACCATCCTGAAGTCCCAGATGTTTGTGGAACCTTGAATATATTAGAGTGTTCGGGGATCGACCGTTTGAAGACCAGCCGGGAGCTTGGTGTCCAGTCGTAAAGAGTCTGAATCTGATTTGCGCGGCTCATACTCTGGCAATTTAACTTCCTGAGATGCCTGGGTTAAAGTTGGTTCGTTTTTTGGGTATAAATCAGCAATCGATGTAGCTGCTGCTCCTCCTCCAATATCTGGCGGAGGGGGAGGCGGCTGCTGAACTTGAACAGGGACATTGCGGTAAATAATTTGAGGAGCAGGAGGGTACATTACGCGAGTAGCTACAAATGTCAGGACATGTAAAACTACCATAACAAAAATGGTAGCTAATGCTACATATAATACATCTAGGGCTATCATTTGTTGTTGTTTAAGGTTTCATATTACTCAATCTCTACGAACAGCTCAGCATACTCTTTTGTTTCCTCTTTCCAAATTCTGGGTCGAGTCGAATATATTGTCCATACCACCTTCTCTTCATACTGGACATTCGCGGGAATTGCACCACTCCATGCAAGTTCTTCGTATGTTTCATTTGCGTGAATGTATCGGAATCGTACATATCGGGCTGGAATGTAACTCCACCCGTCATCACACCACAAAATTAACACCTCCTTGGAATCCAAAGGCTTGGGAAGATGATTCTTGTATGATTGAAGTGACATTCGTTTTACGCGCATTTAATTGAAGTTCGTAGCCTTTGAGTAAACTAATTCGTATTTCATCCGAGGCAGAAATGCAATCACAAAGAACCAAAGTATCAAACATAGAATTGTGAAGTTTTGCAAGATTCACTTCCTTCTTTGTAGCCCAATTATAAAGCTCAAATAACTTCGGTTGCTTGTTTTTAGGAAGCTTGCACATAGAACGACCGAGAATCATAGTACACAGACTAGGCTTACCAAACCCCATAAAGAACTTATAATTTAGGTCCCACAACATAGCGTTATACACAACATTCTTATCGAAGTTCATGTTGTGTGCAATGTATCCATCGCAATCGATTGCAAAGAATTTGTCCATAACTTCAGCCAAATCATATCCGTGCTCCATAGCTTCAGAAGTAGTAATTCCATGAATTGCGGTTGACTCGAATGGGATTTCCCACCCCCGTGGCTTAATGATATAACTCTGGCTGCTCAAAACTTTATTAAATTTATCATCCATAACAGCCCAAGAAATGGACACAATATGTGGCCAGTTGTTAGGTTCCTTGTATGCCGATGTTCCAAAATCACGAGGAAGTCCAGTCGTTTCCGTATCGAAAAGTACAAACTTCATTGTATGATTAAGATTGGTTTTGTTAGTGTTTTAAAGTCCGTTTTTAAGCGGAGTGCATTAGGTAGAATGAGATCGCAGCAAAGACAACGGCGTGGACCGCGAGTCCGTATGTCGTGGGGCATCCCGCTTGGGCGACCTTGAACCAGTGGGCAGACTGGGGCATGACAGCCATCGCAACACCGCCAACGAGGCTGTCAACTAGACGGTACGTCATGGGGGAGCTGACGACAAAAAAGAGTAGACCGAGGGCAGCAGCATGCTGGAACTTCTTGCTGAACATTGTATGCTATATTACGAGGAAAAAGTCTTCTGAGTTTGGATGATAGAATGAATCCATAGTGGAATATTTTCAGTAAGAGTCTTGACGACCATGATGTTCTGGGGGACCGCATAATGAATATCTAAAGTAGTACTCTCGCAAATAAACATTATGGCAGTTGTCAAAAAACACACACGGTTCTTTAAGACGGTTGGCGACCATCGTAAGCAATGAAGTTTGAATAGGGCATCTATATACGGCATCAGAGTTCCACTTTGAGGAGATGCTCGGGCTGATTCCACAACAATAAGCCACAGTAACCAAATAACTTGTCTACCGTGAGCATCTCCTACAAATGAGTTAGGACGAAACGAGCAGTCTAAAGATTTCTTGTTTTGCTTCTTGTATGCTGATGAAAACTTCAGTATCCATGCTACCCAATAAAGTGACCTCGGCAAATCACGGGTTTCTGGACGAAGGCAGTATACTAACTCGTTAATTGGAACATATAAATCCAGAGGGTCGTCTTCTTTCATAATTGGACGAGCATAACTTGAAGAAGGAGCTTTCAAGTTTTCATTAACTGTAGCAGCTTGAAAATCGTGTTCAACTTTAATTTTAGGGATAGGCGTCAATTTGTTTTTACGAAGTAGAGCTACCGATGCTGCAACTTCACATACTAAGTTTCGGACTTCCTGATTATTACGCATATCCGTCATAGCCATTACCGAATATTGTCCTTCGTATGGAGCGAACTTTTCGTACATTCGAACCAGATACAGAAACACATTGGGAGCTGCGCGGTTAATATGATGCGCCGAAGCTTCAAATAAAGTTTGCCACAGTGAATGAACTAATCCTGAACACAGGAGTTCAAGAGTCCAGTAACATGCGTAATCTCCATGACCTAATTTGATATTTTCGTCCAGCACTTTGTAGACATGATTGCGTAAATGTCCAGAAAATGTGAATTTTTGAAAATCTGCAACTGTCCTTGGATCAAGGATATTCATTATTTAGAGAAATAGACCAAATACTGATATTCCTTACCGCATCGCACCAAATCAACGGTCTCCTTGTGACGAAATCCACTCGTTTGGATAATATTGATGAGTCGTTCCTTTGAAGGCATAGATAATTGTAACTTGTTCGCACGGTACTTAACTCCTCCATTTGACTCTTTATCATAATAAGTAAAGGTCTCATCAAAAGAAGCATTGTCTTCATCCTTCTTCTTATTGAAACGACCTAAGTACTTAAACTTGTCAAAGTATACATTTGAATCAACTACACGGTCAATCGAATACTTTTGGAGGGAGAAGGCAGCAAAAGGAGATGCGAGTTCCATGAGTGGATCGAACTTATCTGGATCAACCATATGCACTACAAACCATCCTCCAGGTTGTAGCCATTGGTAAGCGTTATCTGAAAGAATCTTAGCATTCTCAAATGTGTATACTGAAAACCCGAGTAAAAGAGCATGACTCATGGATTTTTGTGGAAATAGGTGAGAGTTAGTGACATCACCCTTCTGAAACTTAGCGGCTGGACATCCATCACGAGCTTTTTTGATCATGGCGTCTGAAACATCCACTCCCACATACTCTACTCCCAAATTCTTGAACCAGCATGCGTGAGGAGCAGTGCCAGAACACATATCGAGAATCCGGACAGCAGAAACGGGCCAGTCAGCTAAAGCAATATCCTGCAATGAAACTTCTTCATATTTCATTTTTTCATTTGAGTTCCAAAGAACATCATAAATTGAAGCGTATGTATCATCATAAATTTCAGCAGCATCGTGGAAGGTTACGCTCTTGCCATCTTCAAACCCTTCAATGGATGAATACCATGTGGTTAATCCATACATTAATAATATGAGAAGCGCCAAAAAAATATATGCAGCCTCCATCTGTTAGTTATTTAACGAGACTTATTTCGCCCACCAAGAACCTGCTGAACCTCTTCCATAACAGTAGGAGGAACATAAGTAAACCGACGATATATCATGAAAACAAGAGCAAGACCTAAAAGAGCAATTAGACCATCAAGAATCCAAGGAAGATAAGCTCCAAAATTTGTATTTGAAATTTGTGAAGGTGCCGATAATTCAGTTTGTCGTTTAAGAACTTCGGTTTTATCGTGAACCTTTTGAACTTCTTTCGTTAACAGATTATTATCTTCTTCATGAGACTTCATGGCTGAAACTAACTTGACAGCGTAGTGCTGTGATTTATCTTTACTTCCAAGTTCACGGTAGGCTTGAGCATACCGTCCAAGCACCGGTTCTATCTCTTCCTGAGCAACCTTCTGCTTTTCAGCTACTAACCAGCCCTGACCATTCAGAAGCGTATAATAGTTCGTACGAGCCTCAGAATAGGCTGTGGGATTTTGCGCCTTGTTTTTTTCAGCCATGTCCATAGCTAATTTAAGAGCATCAAGTTTACGCTGTCTTAAACAGTCCGGACCACATGGAGGAGCCACTGAAGCCATTATTAATAGTCAGGTAGATTCCTACTGCCAAAACTATCAATGCAATCCAGTGAATGAGTGCACCTAAGAACGATCCCACAAAATAGATTATAACAACAGCTAAAAGAGTTAAGACGAATCCCATAAGTAGTGGCTCAATAGATGTAATTTGGTCAAGTGTCCCCTGCTGCTCCGAAATAACTTTTTGTAACTGTCCAACTGCATTCTTTGTAGCCTCAGTAGTTTTATGCGTCTTAGCAAACATGTTTTTAAAAATACTTTCAATATCTGAAACTTGTTTATTAACAACCATTACACCTGTTTGCTGATTGTAGGATTTTGTTACATCACCAACTACAGAATCGCGCTGCTTATCCAGAGGAGTAATTGTATTCATAATCGTTGAGTAGTCTGGCTTATCTGGTCGATTAAATATATTCCCCACATCTCCAGCTGTTGTACTGGTCATCCAAAGAGTTTTAGATGTTGTATCAGCAGTTAAGTTTAGTGGTGTAAATCCTTTTGTATCAACTGGAGAAGTATTAGCAGCACTACAATCTCCTTCGCATCGTGAAACCTTGGATGTTGGATCAAGTGTAAAAATTGCCGACTTATCAAGATCTCCAATAACCGCATTCAGTTTGGTTCCCAGTAATCCTGTAATAGGTAACCATCCTGATTGCAAAGTTTCGTCGCTTTTTACTCCACTTCCAGACGGATCTTTTCCGTATAAAGATGTTGCGGATGATGATGTGATTGTTACTCTATTTTCTGGATCAGCAAGCCAGTTGGATGATGTGCACGGCTTTGGGCATTTCTGTTTATTGTTTTGTGTATCTTGAGCCCAAATGTAAGAATGAGTTGAAAAAAGACGAGAAGCAGCAAATGGAACCGGAATCATATTCCAAACTCCGCGGTTATCAGGGGTATTTGTGAGCAAATTCACCTTTCCGTCTGTGGATGTTACCAAAATATACACATTTGTATCGTCAGAAACAATATCGTGAACGATTCCAATTGAGAATTTTGATAAATCCACGGGTTGCCAATTTCCTGAGCATGGAAGTTGGCAAACAAATACTTCAAAGGTGCCATTATATCCCCATGCATATCCAGATGCCGATGAAGTGACTTTTACAAGACTTCCCGGAATATTAGCCCATGTCAGCACAGATGATAACTGTGTCGACAGAGTGTTGTTAATATCGTTTGTTGTTTGGTCATATGCAGCCTGAAAATCTGCCATGTTATTATAGTGTCCTTAAAAAGTTCTTATATAATCCCGTAGCTTTTACAGCCATAATACCTGAGCTATCAAATCCACGAGTATGAATGTGGTCGGAGATAAGGCGCTTAGGGTCAGTTGTAGACTTCTGGAAATTTACGATAACAGCTGCGCGGCGCATAGCTGTTACAGCCGAAGCATCTGAAGGTGGTCCCTTCACATACTGTTTTTGAGAACCAGTGGCAGTATTTAACGCGATAACTGACATTTATTTACTATGTGTCAAAATAATGGATATAAAGGACTTCACCGATTCTCGAAATTCTCAACTTGCAGATTTTCATAAACAGTATACTTACTTAAAGACAGAATATTCAACTGCAGTTCTCGCAGCAATTCAAGAAACTGATCCAGAAAAGCAACAAACTCTTATTGAGCGTATTTTGGCTATTAATCAGGAACTTTCGTCCCAATTAAAAGACATTTTGGGAGTGCTGAACAAGGGTTCTGAATCATTTGATTCAAAAACACTATCTGATCTAACTGCTGATCTAATAGCATACCAAAAAGAGTTTCAGGATATTCAAGCTTCAAATGATCGTCTTACAACTTTGAAGCGTATTCAAGCAACAAATAGTGAAAAATTAGGAAGTGTTCAAACCACTTACTATATTTATCTAGGAGCTCTTATTCTCCTGAGTTTGATTATTGTGTACTTGGTTATCAAGTCTTCATGGACACAAAGTATCGTAGGCGGAGCTATAGGAAACTTAAACCCGCTATCGTGGCTACCAAAACTCCTAAAATAATGTACTGAGTTGTCAGTGATACAGGAGGAGCTGAAACATTCCGTAATTTGGCGGCAACTTCTTCGTCGTGCTCTTCAAGCAATCCATGACCAAGATGAATAGATTGGGACTTAATATCTTTCATCTTATTTTCGCTATCAGCTCCCAGAGTATTTTGAATATTTTTGGCATCAGCTTCTACTGCCTGATTTCTTGAAACAATAATTGAATCTAAGCCTTTTTGAGCAGCTTCATAAGCGACCTGATATTTTGAGTCGCCTGTGAGTTTGTACTGTAGAAAGTTATCGTGATAACTCCTCATCAAAGTATTGAATTGGTTATCCATTTATTCCTTCTGCTACACAATAACGGTAACGCAAATTCTCCGCTGAAGTTTCACATAGTCCAATAACTTCCACCATATCACCTGGACGAGCACCAATAAACTGAGCCATAGCGTCCTGACTACGAATCTTTGGAAGTTGTTCAATAGACTTCAAACTGTATGCCTTAATTACCTCCGGCTTCTCATTTTCCTTACATACACGATGCTGAGGAACTTTGCGGTGCTTACTAATATTAAATCCAAGTTTGCGAATCTCGAAAATTTGGACAAATACATTATCGCGTTCAGCAATATGCTTGATAAGAACAGACAGCACTGATTCAGAAGGACGAGAAGGGCTTACAATAATAATTCCCAAGCTGAAATTGTTTTCAGATGCGAAGGTCAGAAAATTATTGAGTTCCTTTTCAGATACACGAGTCTTGGTACTGAAAATGATAAGCATTCCAGCAAAGCTGTACATCTTCGTCCCATCCATGGTTGTAGGAACCGTCTCGAACTTATCCGCAGTCAACCCCCGCGATACCAGCATTTCATAAAGTGTGTAAAGAGCGATCTCTTCGGCTGAAAGAGGTCGCGTATTCTTAAGTTCTTGGAGAGCATCAATTGTAAGTTCCGCCATTCCCTTTACTTAGTTAGAAAGTATGAAAACATCATTCCATTTTTTACATGCTTAAATCAAATGAAGAACTGGGCATTTGTAGCTGTTCTTGCTGGACTAGCTGTTATATGGTATGTTTTGAAGTCTCGTGAAGGGTTTGTTGCCGAGTTTGTTGACCGTTCAAATGAGCAGAAGACAGACCAGACGCGTACTTCATCCTACGCGCAGGAGACAAATCATTTCAATATGGTTCCATCACAAAACCTCCCGCCAATTGGGGGAATTGAAACGCCATTTCGAGTAAATGCCTACAACTCGTTTGTACCAGTATAAACAGACCCAAGTATTTATAAACTAAACATGCACTTGGGAAAAACCATTTGTCTCAATATGATCGTAAAAAACGAGGCGCATGTTATTGAAGCTACATTTGATAACCTGTGTAAATATATCCAATTTGATTACTGGGTAATTGCCGATACGGGTTCAACTGATGGAACTCAGGATGTTATTCGTAAGTATTTTGCTAAGAAGGGTATTCCCGGAGAAGTTGTAGAGCATGTATGGCAAGATTTTGGTCACAATCGTACTTTGTCACTACGAGCTGGTTACAATAAGTCTGATTATCTCCTAATTTTTGATGCTGATGATTCTATTCACGGAGATTTCAAGCTTCCTACACCTATGAATGTTGATTGTTATACTTTGAAGTTTGGTGAGGGGTTCAGCTATGTACGCCCCCAGCTGATTAATAACCGTAAAAAGTGGAGCTATGTTGGTGTCCTTCACGAGTATCTTAAGCGCGAAGAGGAGACGAATGGCGAAAAACTAGTTGAAGGAAATTATTACATTGAATCAGGTAAGACTGGAGATCGTAGCAAGGACCCACTCAAATATTTCAAGGATGCAAATATTCTCAAGGCAGCGCATTTTAAGGAAAAGGCTGCAGGTTCTGATTTAGCTAACCGTTATGCATTTTACTGTGCCCAGAGTTTTAAGGATGCTCGTTATATAGATGATGCGATTGAATGGTACTGCCGTGTAGTTGATGAACTTGGAAATTGGGCGCAGGAGAAGTACTATTCATGTATGATGCTCGGCAACCTTTTTATGCAGAAGGGTAATTTTGTAAAAGCCCTTCATTACCTCCTAAAAGCATCTTCTATTGATCCTGAGCGTATCGAATGCGTAAATGGTGCATGTGACCTATTACGATCAGAAGGAATGCACGAAGTAGTTATTCTGCTTTACAAGAAATACAAGAAGTACAATACCGATCCTCGTGGTAAGCTTTTCCTTTTTCGCGATAATTATGATGGTCTTCTTGAGTTTAATGCATGTATAAGTGCAACTCATGTGAATGAAAAAGCATTGGGATACGATTGTGCTAAATTTGTAATCTTGAACTCAAAAGTTGGCGATAATCATAAGAACGCAGCATTTGATTGTCTTCGTTATTACATGAATGAACTCATGGCAGATTCCGATAGCATTGATATTTTTTATGCACTCAGCAAGTTTATGGGACAAGCTAATAATGATTCACTTCCTGCCATTTGGAATGTGCTTTTCAAGAAGCATAAGCCACATCTCATTTCTCCAACCAAGACATTTAAGCCTAAATCTAAGGATAAGAATGTTTTCTTATCCTTTACTTCATGCAAGCGCTTTGATCTATTTGAACAAACTATGAATTCAATTCTGAATCATTTTACAGATAAGGACCAGATTGACCAATGGTTCTGTGTTGACGATAATTCTAGTACTGAGGATCGCACTTTGATGAAGAAGAAGTATCCTTGGCTAGTGATGTACAATAAGACACCAGAAGAAAAGGGTCACCGTACTAGCATGAACATTATTTGGAATAAGCTGAAGGAACTCAAGCCGAAATACTGGATTCATATTGAAGACGATTTCCTCTTTCATGTAAAGAAGAACTATGTCACGGAATCAATTGATCTACTTCGTCGCCATTCAGATATTAAGCAGGTGCTTTTTAACCGAGCATATTCTGAAACTGTAGATGATTATTCAATTCGCGGTTACAAACCTCTAGAACCCGGCTTTACGGTTCACGAGTACAAGCACGGCGACTTTCCTTATCGTAACTGCCATTACTGGCCTCATTACAGTTTCCGTCCTGCAGTTATTGAAGTTGATGCAATTTTGAAACTAGGAAACTACGATTCTCCAAACACTTTCTTTGAGATGGATTATGCTCACCGTTGGGTAAATGCAGGATACAGGTCTGCCTTCTTTGATGGAATTAATTGCCGTCATATTGGTCGTCTCACAAAGGACCGTAATTCAAACACAGTAAAGAATGCGTATGAACTAAATCAGGAATCACAGTTTGCGAAGACTTCAAATATTAAGATTGTGAACCTAAAGCGTCGCGAAGACCGTCGTAAAGAAATGGATAGGGTTCTTAATGGAATTGAACATGACTTTTTTGAGGCAGTAGACGGGAAGAGTCTTGATGAGACAGAGTTTATTTACAACTTGTTCCGGAATAACGACTTTGGATGGCGACGAGCGTTTATTGGTTGTGCCCTAAGCCATTACAAGCTATGGCAGCAGTTAGTAAAGGATAATGTACATGACTACTACATTATTCTAGAAGACGATATCACGGTAACTCCAGACCTAAAGAATAAGTTCAAGGCTCTAGAAGATGATATGAAGACGAAGGATTGTATTTTCCTAGGTTACTCGATGTTCAAGCGTAACCGTGATGCAACGAAGGATACCTATTGCAATAACAATAATCCTAAGGTTGTTGAACTACGCAAGGATTTGTACATGGGTGGAACATTTATGTACTCAATTACGAAGAAGGGCGCCGAGGCTTTCCTGAAGTACACTGAGGTCAATGGTATCCGACACGGAATTGATTACATGATGAAAATTGCAACTGGAATCGAGTTATACGAGACGCAGCCACATATTGCATTCAGTGATGTTTTTGATTCTACCGATTCTAAAACTGATACCGATATTCAAAACAACTATTCATGCTTTGATTACAGTTTTGTAGATAAGTTCACATTTGTGCAAGGAAAAGATCATATTGGAGATGATATTGAGCACAAGAAAGTTTCAAATTTTGAAAATATGAAATATGCATTAGCTAATAAGAACATTTTGGGATTTAATACTTTAGGATTCATAAAGCGCAAGGCATCAAATTTAGTTACATCTCCATACTTTGGTCCAAATGATGGAATTTTTGTTAAGAAAGAACTTCCAATAACTGTCAAGATGATATGCAATTGGCAATCATCAGATGAACTAGTAAAGGAATGGTCAGCAATGTCAGTGCCTGATAATATTCAATTTACACAAAATGACACAGAAGCTGAGTATTTTGTAGTGATTAATTACCCACAAAAGGGAGCGTACTATGATCCGGCGAAGACCATTCTTTTCCAGATGGAACCCACAGTATTTGATCCTTCGAAGAACTGGGGTGCAAAGACTTGGGCTCATTTGGATACTTCGCGATTCTTACATGTACACGACCACAAGTCTCATCTCAATGGTGTTCAGTGGTCATTTGATATTAAGGATATTCCAGAGAAGAAGAATGCAGTGGTATCTATTATGAGTCAGAAGAAGCACGACGATGGTCACAAGTATCGTATTCAACTTGTAAAGGATTCTGGATCTCTGGTTCAAGTTTATGGTCGCGAGAATTATCATGGAGTTTCGGCATATATGGGACCTGTTCCTGACGATAACCGTTTCAATGTACATTCTCAGTACAAGTACGCTCTAGCTATCGAAAACAACTCAGAGCATAACTATGCCACTGAAAAGATATGGGAACCAATCTTGTGTGAAACTCTGACATTCTACTGGGGATGCCCGAATCTGGAAGAGTATATTGATTCTCGTGCATTTGTACGATTACCATCCAACAATATTACCGAAGCGATCTCAATTATTCAAAAGGCTGTCTCTGAAGATTGGTGGTCTCAGCGTATTCATGTAATTCGTGAAATGAAGAAGAAGATTACTTCACAACTTGGATTTTTCCCTACCCTTTCAAACATTATAAAGAACAGCTGGTCAAATATTAAGGCAGAAATTGTTACACTAAAAACTAGCTCAGATCGTGTTAAACTCGTAAATGCCCTTCAGTCAAAGCTAAGCGAACTTCAGATGAAAAATAGTGTATTTTACGGAGTGAATGGAAAAGAAATAGCTATCAATGGTAATAGTTTAACTTATAACGGAGAAACCCGAACATATGACCCAAATGTCAGGCTAAACAAACAACGAATGTCTATTGGTGAGTTTGGATGTGCATGGAGCCATATTAAGCTTTATGAAAAACTATTAGCCGATAAGAATGTTGATAACTATCTCATCCTTGAAGATGATGCTCAGCTTGTTGGTGATCTTGGTGTTCTGCGAGACTTACCATCATCATTCGATATCATACATATTGCTCCAAGTGAACACGCTCCATTCACGAAAACGACTCGAGTAAATCGATCATTCTGGAACATTCGAAGGGATTTCTTTAACCACACAACTGCCTATGTAGTTTCTAAGGCAGGTGCTAGGAAATTAATTGATATAATGAATGGGGGTATAATTCTCCCAGCAGATGACTTATTATCAAATTCATTTGTTTATGGAAAAATCGATGTGTTTGTAACTGAATCTTATATTTTCCGGTATGATTCTGATTATGTTTCAACAATTGATACTACTGTATTATAAAACAAGAACTGTTTTCTCTTTAGGATTTTCCGGTAAAGTTCCATTCTTACGATGCTCTGAAATAATATTCCAAACTTCCTGAAAACTTTCAATGTTTGAAGATAACCACTGAGGATCACGAGGAACGAGTGAAGTGCGCATATTCGAAAAGTACCAGTAAGTTATGGTAAAGTCGCGGTCATCTCTATCATCAATTACTTCCTTTCGCCAAGTTGGTACATCTCGTGTATCTTCAATGTCCTTGTACACAACCTCTCCATCTTCAAACACCAAGAAGAAAGATTTATACTGAGCGGTAGAATCTACCCATTCAGAATAGTTCACTTCCTTGAATTTGACTTCAATGTATTCACACTCTTGCATACCTGTACATTCTAGCTGAAGTTGCATTTGATGATAATAAGTTTCGGGAATTGGTGTACTATCAGAAAACTCACGAGAAATAGGACACTTGAATTCTACGAGCTTACCGTACCTGAAATCATTCTTGTCCTTCGTAATAATAATACCGTCAGGAGAAGCACCAAGAAATGAATGAACCGGATGAGGAACGCAAGTTGTATCAACAATTTCAATACCGCCTTGGAAGTATGTAGTGTAAATATACTTGGCAATTGGTTCGAATCGAGTTCCCCACAAAAGAGCTTTGGGACCAGTACCTGCCGGAGTTCTTGGGCGAGGGACTAGTTTTGACATGACGATTTCATGTTTCAAAGCAGGTGATGCATCTTTACATGCTTTATAAATTTCGGAAGCAGTAAGCATTTCTCCTCGCTTCATGTGCCAAGCATCAGTTCGTTGATCGTTTTGTCCGTAGTCTTGAAGGAGCTTTTCTACATGGTCCATTAGCATTCTATTGCTTATCTGCCATAAAACCGTTTTACATGTATCAATCCGTATTCATCCAAATGCAGGAAATCCAAACACAGGAACAATGGGTTCTATTTCGCCTTGAACGATTTTACTCCAATCCAGAATACATTACGAAAATTAAGTCGATTCTTGATGGGTCATCTGATCTTTCTCTTCGTCTAATTGATTGGTTTGTCACGAACTATTCAAAGAAGTACAATGTGTCTTACATGACTAAGGCTCAAAAGCATGTGATTGTATATCTTTCATACAAATCGCATCTCAAGGCATACAGTAAGCGCATGTTTGATCCTTTCTGTCGATGGAAGCGTATTAAGTTTTTGGATATTGATACAACTGTGGGTCAGCTGAACTTTTTTGAATGGGCAATTAATGATGGTGTTTTAGAGTACCTTGAACTAAATCACGAAAAGGTTCATGCAGATATGGAGAAGCGTCTTCATGAAGCAAAAGAAGGACGGGAAGGTGAACGCCGTAAGCGCCACGAACTGTCCCATTCTGCTACGAAATCTATTTCACGCCATGATGTGCGTCTAACCGTAAAGTTTGATTAACCCAATACTTAACAATGTTCTCTATTCTAAAACCCAACTATGTCTATCGAGATTTTTCGGAAGACATAGCTGATCACGATAATGATTTCGAAGCAGAAGAGTGGAATTATAACGGTCGCGATGTATTTCGTGGATCGGCTGATCCCGCTTATCCTGATTGGAATGTTTATTCGCTTTACGACGATAACCTTATTCGAGTAGGTCTCGCTGAACACGATTCAGAGAATCCCGAAGTGTTTCATTCACTTTGGTTTTATAGCACACCATTTGGAAGTTTATTACAGGAAGATGGATGGATAAAAAAGAATGTTACTCTTTGGTCACTCTTATCTCCTGAAGCTTACCAAGACTGTTTGGAACATGATTTTAAAACAGTATTTGATATGGCACTATCAAGCAATATTCGACTCGTGACACCCGATATGATTGTGAATCAACCTAAAGTATACTACTGCGAAACATGCAATAAAAAATCTCTTCAGCCACTTGATTGTCAAGCGGTAAAGGTTTTAGATTATGAGTTTTCCAATTTTTCTATTTTGTTTTTAGATGATTCGTTTGTTCTTTATACAGCTCCTAATACATCACGCATTTGGTCTATGCTCAGCTTGCAGGCGCCCGACGACTCGCACGCGCCTTCGAAGGAGCCGCAGGAGTTGCCGTCTGAATCGGCTGATCCGTTGGAGTCGCCGCGCGCTCAGACTCCTCCTGAGGCTGACCACCAGCCTGAGACTCCTCGCCAGCAGGAGCCGTCTCATTCTGAGTAGGCGCATCATCCTCGTCGTCCGCAAAGATTGCCGCGGCACCCATACGCTGCTGAGGAAACACCTGAGCATCCGTTAGACGCCAAGTCACACCGAAACCCTGACCAGCAATGACATAGATGCTGCCGCTAATAACTAGCTTAGCCTCTACGCCCTTGGGGAATGGCGTGTCCTTCGTCTCCAGCGTCTCGGGCGTCACATACACTGGGTTGCGGTTGGAGTCTACAATCTCTGATGAGACCTTGTTGTCGTAGACTGGAACCTTCACGCGGAAGCTTGGAGGGTACTTGCCATTGGGCACATACTCGCCATCAACCTTGTCCGTTGAGAAGCTGAGGATACGCTTGAAGCTGTCACGAATCGCCTCCTCTGAACGCTTCTTGCCGAACCACGCTACTGAGTTCTCGACAGCCGCCGTAATGATGCGGTTCTCCAGCTGACCGAGGAGATTGTACAGCTTACCGATATCGTCGGCGCCCGTGTAAGGCTCCTTGCCGTAAGGATCGCAACCCTTTAGGGAACCGATGAGGGTATAGGTCTTAGCACCCGTCTCGCCCTCGCGAACTAGACAGCCACCGGGGTAGCCAATACGAGGCAGACGAATCTGCAGATTACCACCATTGTACTTCATGTTGATTGGGGGATTACGACCTGCGCGCTTCTGGCCAAGGACAAAGGTGATCTGGTTGACATCGATTGCAGTGGAGTGGATTGGTCCGTTCATCTTGATTGTTGGTTGTACTGTACATTCATCTGTAGTTGTGGAATCCGTTTTCAACGAAAGGTTTCATTTTATAGAATAATGGTCTTATGTGCATGTTGCAAGAACAGAACCAGTTTTGCCCAGTGCACCTCTCTTGCATTAAAAGGACTCCAGTTTTGTGGAAAGCACATTAAGGCTAAGAATAAACGCATTTGGGCTGTTGTAAATCAAAATAACGGTAAGGCGTCCTTAATCCAAAAGAACTGGAGAGGGTACTTTATTCGAAATAAACTGAAATTAGCAGGACCAGGTGTTTTAAACCGGAAAGATTGCCATAATGATGAAGAATTATTAACTTTGGATGAAAAGACAAATGTTCATCCATTAGACTATTTTTCGTTTACAGAGGCAGATAAGATTTGGTGGTTTGATATTCGAAGTTTATACCAGATTACTCGAAGTAACTTGAGACCATTAAATCCGTATACACGACAACCATTGGATATAGAAACGCGACGACGATTACGAAGATTATGTCAAATACGAAAGCGTCAAGGTATTTTTAATTTGTATGCAGAACCAGTATATTCTCAATTTTCAGAACTAGTTGATCTCAAATGGTTAGAATTATGTCAGATTGTTGAAGAGAATGGGTTTTTTGATATGAATCATCTTTTATTTGCTTCACTCAATAAAACTCAACTGTACATATTTTTGAACATTATTCAAGTTGATCTTGTAGCTTATGCTGCTGAACATAAAACACCTAATTCAACACGGAAAAAGTATATTATGTGGGTCAAAACTTTGATAGGTAAGTTTGGAAAATACAAATATGCATCGCTTCAAGCATCTTATAATGTAGCTAGGGTACTTTTATCAATTTTAAATGATTGTACGGATCCGTATACTGTTTGTTTTATAATTATTAGTAGCATTGTAAGATTGTGATTTAAACAGGTAAGGATAATTATAATCATAACCCGCGTTAGAAATGGATTCCGCCAAGTCAACTACTATTACAAACAAGAAGATGCCAGCTGCCAAGAAGACCGTATCAAGCACAACGACTGCCGCCGCCACGACGCCAGCCAAGAAGACTTCCACGAAGACGACTGCCGCGAAGGCGGAGGTTGTAGTACCCGTAGTTGAGGCTGCTGCCGCCGCTGCCCCTGCCGTTGCCGTAGAGGCGGGTGCCGAGCGCACGGCTGCTACGATCCTAGCGACGCTACAGGAGAGCCTACGCGCCCTAGGCACGGAGACGACGACGCGTGTTCGTGCTCTAGTTGCCGAGGCGGTTGAGGCGACGAAGGCGCTCAAGCGTGATGCGCGCAACTCCAAGCGCCGTGTGAAGAAGGACCCCGCGACGATGACGCCCGAGGAGCGCTCTGCGTGGGAGGCTCGCCGCGCCAACAACGCGTTCCTAAAGCTCCGCCCGATCTCCGATGAGCTCGCCTCTTTCATGGGTCTCTCACCCAAGAGCCAGAAGAGCCAGACGGATGTCACGAAGTTTATCGCGAACTATGTCCGCGACCACAAGTGCTTCGACCCCAGCTTCAAGCGCCGCATCCTACCCGATGCCAAGCTCGGCAAGCTCCTACGCGTCAAGGATGGTCAGGAGGTCACCTACCTGAACCTCCAGAGCTTCCTCAAGGTTCACTTCCTCCCCAAGCCCACGGCGTAAACGGCTAGAGTTTCCAGTTTCGTAAAACTGGTGGTGGGCATCTCCCCTAAAACTTAAAAATCAACTACAAAAGAGTAAAAAGCCAAAAAGGAATACAATCTATTACATGGTGTCGACTGACATCAAATAATAGTTTTTTAGTTATAAACAAATGATAGGTTGGATTATGATGGCTGTTGGAGGTGCATTTGTTGCTTGGACTTTGTACTCAATGTTTGCCAAGCGTACAACAAGCTGGGTATGGGGTGCTCTTTGTATTGCTGGAGGTGCAGCTTTAGCTTACTACGGATACCAGCAAGAGTACCCGCCAATTCCTTCTCTTTTTACAGGAGGTAAGTCTCGCTGGGCATATTGAAAATGGATTGGTTTAGGTTAGGTTTAGATGCAGTAACGGCGTGAAGAATAAGCAAGCAAGTAACAAGATGCATCCTAACGGCAAGAAGAGCTTTAACAAGAGCGATCCCGTTATTCGCAACTATATCGAAGATTTACGCGCAAAGGATACAGAGCATGTACATCTTGCACGGGTCCTCAAGTACAACGGTGACGGGCGGGTGGAAGTCGTCTACTGCGTCGGCGAGAAGGGCAACATCGCACAGGTAATTATTCCTGGTCGGTTTCGCGGTCGGGCTAAACACAGTTCCTTCGTGAATGTCGGATCGTATCTCCTCATTGGCGAGACAGGAGTGAGCGGTTCTGCTGCTCTTGAGATGATTGCAATGGTATCGGATGAACAGCTCGCCAAGATCCGCGAGGTGGTTGAAGTTGATAAGCGCCTGCTTTCGAAGGAGACCGATAAGGAGGCGGTTATTGCAGGTAAGGTTGAAGGTGAGGACGCTTATGAGTTTGAGCGCGGTACAGAGGAGAATCAGTCAGTCAATATCGACGATATTTGAGTATCAGTAACAATCAGTTCATGTGGTAGAGATATGTATAAAATAGTACTAAAAAACGGCGTGGTTCGACCGTCCAAGACCATAGAACGAATTTTTGAATTATTGAAGAGATTGGTGAATAATCGATTAAAAAGTTTATCACGATTAATTGTATTTTTTATACGGATACGGCACACCTTTCCGTCCCATCCGCAAATATTACCTTTATTACATAGTTCTGGTGTTTTCTTGAATTGACCACAAGGACTGCGTATTTTTGATATGAATTCATGAGCTTTATCAATATTCATGAACTGTGTAATACCCTCATACCATCGCTTCAGTCGCGGCTCAACAGCTTTGCGTCTTAAGGGACTTTCATTCAAAGAATCACGAAGACCATCAAAGTTTGTGACTTGCAAATCTTTCGTTAACTGAAAAAGTAAGAACTCGTAAATTTCAGACTCGTATGAAATTTCATTATGAATGTTTTTCAGTTCGTCTGATGGTTGGTCAAATACAAGAGAACTCTCACCTAGTTCCTTAACTGTTTGTAGAACTTCAAGCGACTCAGTATTCTTTCCAGCTTCTGGCTTGACTGGAATGCGCAATCCACTACTTGTCAGAATTTCTACGATTTCGCCATTTGAATTGTGAAGTTCATCTTGCATTTCGTACCCTGTTGCTGACTCTGTCGCCGATTTCAAGTTTGTCTTCATAATTTCCAAAGTAGGTAAGCGATCAATATCCTTGTACCCCGAAATCCGAGGAAACTCTGAATCAGGTACTGGCGTGCTCTTAAACGGCAAGACCAGTTTATCAGGAATATAAAAGGCTTGTCCTCGCTGTAAAGGATCAAGAATAATTGAAAATTTTTCAGTAGAGTAAAGTTTACGAACTACACCAAGCGCTATTTCGTAAGAAGGTACTGTAGATGAACACGCAGAAGTCCGAAGTGTTTCTAAAGTTGTCACTGTTTCTGACTTAAAGGGTTCTTCGTAAAGATTTGAAGTGAATGAGAATCCAGAATGTGCGCGGCGGACATAACTCAAGATATCGAAGTGATCGTTATCATGTAACACGGCAATACACCTACTCTTTGGACGAACCATTGAAGTATAAAACAGGCATCCAACTTTCATGGTTGTGGCGTTAACACGAATTACATCGCACTGGAGTGAAATAGCAGAGTATTCCAGTTCCTGAATAGGCGATAACTCCTTTTTATTAAATGCATCCTCAATTCCTGAAATAATATGCGCCAAACTGAACCGAGTTGTAGAATCAGGTTCAATATCTTTCAGCTTCTCACTAATTTCTGTAGCGTGAGTATCCGAAGTTTTAGACCAAGTATTAAAGAATGAACATTTTAATACATTAATTATCGAATCTTTCGGTGATGGAACCGATACATTCTTCATTCCAAGAAACGATGCAAGTGTTTCAGATGCATTACCCAATCCTACTCTGAAAAATCCACTTGCTGATTCAGGGATACGCTGATTATCAAGTAAAGAGTACTTCTCAGATAAGTGCAGAGAGTTTATGAAGGTTTCGTCAAGTTTTGCCAGTCGGTTTACTTTTAGTCCACGATGGTTAGGTTGAAATACATAGTATTTATCTTTTACCTCACTTTCCTTGTCTGTTTTTTTAGAATGAGCAGTCTTGTAGCAACAAGGCATTGTTTTCCCATTCTTTGGAGAAGTGTACTTCATGTATCCGGGAAATACAAATCCGGAATCTCGCTTGATTAGAGGATACTGCCGAACATCTACATTTGAAGAAGTTTGGAGTTTGCCCATACATACTGGACAATGAGCACCTTCTTCATCAAAAATCAGATCTTCTTCGCGAAGAGGAATCTCGTTGCGCATACACCAGTATTCTGGACAAATGTATGTTCCATCAGGATTTTCAACATCTAAAAACTTATCTTCTTTATGATTCTTGTAAGGATCATACTTTCCTTCACCCTTATTCTTATTTTCTTTATCGGAGAGCTCTTTCTTATCTTTATCAGTTAACACGATTGGCTGATGTTTCAAGTTACATTTCTTAGGGTACAATGGATTCTCAGGAAAAGTTTCAGGATCAAATTCTTGGAGTTTAGAATGGAAGTATCCGTAATTTGTATTCTTTTTAGATGCAGTAGCAAGAGTTTCAGACGGAGCACTTGATTCCGCTACACTTTGTACTTCTTCTTCCTTCTTTTCGTCAGATGGTTCAAAACTCTCGTCAAATAAGTCATCATACTCGTTTATTGCAGCAGCATCGATGCTTTCTTCATTAGTTTTAATCACTGCAGTTTCTACAGCTACTGTTTGAACACGAGGAGGACAAATCTTATTCAGATCTTCAGATTCAGTATCGCTGAGAATGTATCGCAGAATATCTACATATTTTGATGAGTACTCTTGTTCAGTTACAGTTGATACAACTGCAAAATCAGGATTGAATGTTACGCTTGGGTAACCTCGGAATATCCGTGCGCCAAGACGAGAATTCTCTTCAAGTTTATCCGAAACAGATGAAATGAGTTTCTTGGCGTTTTCGCGAGTCATAGATAACTCTTCAGCTACCTTATCTGCATCAAGCGGTCCTTCACGCATCATTTGAATAATCTTTATGTCCACTGAACTTATTCCATGGTTCTCGTGATCACTTCGGAGTAATGTGAACATAGCTTTAGACTTATCGGCAATTCCGTACATTGATGAAATACAGTTGAAGCGAAGTAGATTCAGGTCGGGAAGAGACTTATCATATTTCAGAATGTACGACATATCCTGTAAGTCCCAACGGTCAGAGCGAATATCATTTTCATGAATGTATGGAAGCAGTGCATCAAATTCAGCTAACCATTTCTCACAGCTTTTTCGTAGTTCAGCTAAGGTTTCTTTAGAGTTTTCAGGACGATATGTAGAAATAATCATGTCGTCGGAAGTTACCGCAATTCGATCAAAATGATGTTTTGATTTTCCACGGTAAAGCAGAATAGTTGGACGGTTTCGCTGTGGTTTAGTTATATTTGTCCAGCTTGACCACCATGATGTATTTACATAAGGTTGTTTATTTTTCACATCTTCTACAAAGAACTTGTGGCGATTAATCTCATTTTCTGAGGTGAAAAGTCCGATGTACGGTACATCTTTTGAAACAGTCATTCCGTAAAATATTTGTTCAAAGCGAGTACGCACCGCCGATCCGAAATCAGTCTCAATCCACGGAATAAAAAACTTGGTTTTGATAATACTTGGTTTTCCTTCATCTTCAATTTTAAGTGAAAGTAATTCAGTTAGGAGTTTAGAGTTCTTATCAAGGAGACGAATAGATTCTAGAGATAATACAGTCGGAGTTTCCGAAGTTAGAAGAGGATAATGGTACAGTGGATCTTTTTCGTCGGTATAGAAATCGTATACGAATCGTTGAATGCTTTCAGCAGAATACATAGACCGAATCAGTACATTTGTCTGCGGGATTGGGATATTTGCCGACGAAATACGATTAATCAAAGAAGTGTCATTATCGAGAGGAAGAATGAACGACTTCTTCTCTTCCACTCCCAAAATACGGTACTCTATGAACTTCGATGAAGGCTGATAAAATGCTTGGAGTTCTGGAGGATACGACATCCATTCAGCTCGGTCATATTCTTTGAATGGTAAGTTCGTATTTGGAAATCGGTAACTTAATTGGTAATCTGTAAAAGGCTTCTTTTCCAAAGGTTTGCCGTTGTAGGATAGACGAGCAAACAGTCCTTCCCAGTGCAGTGGGTTCTTGTAATAATCTGCAGGTAACTCTACAGCTACTAAAATAAACATACGGTCAGGATGACTATTTGCAGACTTGGCAATCTGTTCTCTCAAGACTTGAATACTGTCATCTTCAAAAAAGGAAACAGTATGTTTCTCTTTTGAGTTTAATTGTTCAAGTTCTCGCCTTAACATCTTATTCTATATTGGAGAGTCTGTAATCTGCATACCACAGTATGAAACGGGTGAGTGTGCATAATTTATGGCTTGGTATATTCCACACCCTACGGCATCTTGAAGAATTCGCTTGAAATTTGTCCAGAATTCGGGAGTATGTCCAATCGTGGTTGTCATCAGATGCGCCATCTCATGGAGTACCACGAACATGACAGTATTCGTATCAACTAACTTATGTGGTGGCGCCTTATCTCGCAAACATACTACAATTTTTTCGCCCTTATTTTCAGAATATGATGTGGAGTCAGACTCCACATCGTTCTCACACATATTATTGGGATTAAAGCGTTCAATCATAACTTTGACTCGCGGATCAGCTGCAGTAGCTGGATCAGAACGGTACTTCTCCATAAGTTTCTCTAAATTTTGGCGTATAGTTGCCATACGGTCACACGCATTTTGTTTATCTGGTAAATCCTGAACACGGTATACTTTTCCGTCGACCGTGCTCTTGACTTCAGTTAAGTTCTTTACGCCTCGAGTTGAGGCATATGCTAGAGCAATTCCAGCACCTACAATTGCAGCAGGCCACATTATTATTTAAAGAGGTTGTATTTAGGCATCAAGTCCACGCTTGAAGGGGTTCGCCTCAATCGTTGTGTTTAGGAAAGGACCGACCTTCGTCTGGGGGTTGGGCTGCTCGGAGCGGACATCCCAAGAGGCGTTACGGTTCGTCTGCGTTACACCCGCAACCGCTGTGTTGGTGTGGTAGCCCGCATCGAGGAAGTTCTGTCCCTTTAGGTCGCCCATAGAGGCAGGGTTGACCGCCGCCCACGAGGCACCAATCTCTCCCTTAGGGAGTAGCTCAGCAGCGCTTAGAACCGTATCAGAGTATGTGGACTGTGCCGCTGGGTGGCGTCCCTGTAGCTCCTCTGTGGGCTGCGCATTTCCACCCTTGTCGTGGATAGGCTGTCCGTAAGGACCAGAATCAGATAGAGGTCCCTGAACACCGAGTGATCCAGCAAGCTTCTCCATGCCCTCACCAACAGTTGACTTCGCAGAAGAATAGTTGGTAATTAGCCACCCGACGGCGACTACACCTGCAAGTGCTAGAAGTAGGCGCGTTGTCTCAGACTTCATCTTTCTTTGATATGAAGATACTAAAAAATAAATGATAAACGACATGTTTAAAATCGGGTCGGCTTTCTGTGGCTGAAGAATAAGTGAAATGAAAAAGCACCCCTTGTCCGATCCTCTATCCTTTCTATCATCTCCTGAATTCCAAACTTACTTTGAAAAAAACATCCTTCAACCTATTTTATCAAAGGTGTTTCATTATTTGTATCCTTATATCATAGCTTTTACCATGATTTGGGTTATTATGTTCCTATCAATAATCATAATCCTCATCATTCTCTTGCGAGCTCGGTTCTGAATCTCCACTAAATTCAATATAGTAATCTTCGGATTCATGCTGGAACTTCATAATAGGTACATATCCAACCTTTTCAGGTAGAAAGAATGTTATACAAATACCATGCTCTGATGATACATCAACATTCCAATTATATGATTCCGAACCATGGTAATTATAATTCAGTTGACAGGCAAAGTGTCTGGAAATTGCATAAAAGAGATACATTCCAAGTGTTACATCCTTTTCCATAGGAGATAATGCCTGAATTAACTCATCTATAGGTTGTTCTAGAAAGGTTTCATCAACAATCTCCATTCCATCCATCTCGCGATAAATTGAACCTTGAATCAAACCAGAATACCCTTCGGGAATAATCTTAGATGGATGGTATTCACCACTATAAACGGAAGTATACGCTTGGGTAATTTCTTCCTTACTCTTGGTTCCGTACATCCTTCTTAAGAATATTCGTATTTTGATTATTCAAATCCGTTTTACTTGGATACAACAATTCCATAAGTTCACCCCGTTTCAGGTTCCAAATATTGGGAAGGTTCTTAGCCTGTGCTTCTTTCCTCAGTTGATGGATTGTCTTCTTCTCGATAATGAATGATTCGGGAAGTGTTTCCATAGTTAGTAATTCAATCAGCTTTGCTCGAGGGATAATATAGTACTTTTTAATCTTAGGTGTTCGGTCTCGAGCAACCTGCTTTAGATCCGCAAGCGACATTGAGTGGTAATCCATGATGTTGCGCCCGACAAATTTGAATTAGTTAAATCCGTTTTGGTAATATAATGGAGACTGCAGTGATTGCTGTGGCTATTGTAGTTTCGGTATGTGCAAGTTTGTATTTATTTGCACTGTCACAAGTAAGTTTCCTTAAAAAGAACTGGCCTAAATATCGATGCCATCCACTTTATATGCCTATGGCAGGAATGGTTGGACAAGATATTGCTGCTAACTTCACCAAATGTACGATGAAAGGGTTCCAAGATTACGCTGGATTTGTGATGGACCCCATAATGTCCCAGTTCTCGTTATTTAATTCAGTGATTGGCGATATTTCAGGGGCGATGAACGATATGCGCGGAATGATGTCGGATACGCGTTCTGGCTTTTTAGGAATTATAGGTACAGTATTTGGAAAGATTGAAAACTTAATGTCACAATTCCAGTACATTATTATTCGAATGCGTACCTTACTTGCTCGCGTTGTAGGTATTATGATGTCGTTCATGTACATCTTTTACGGAGGCATGCAGACAGGAGAATCGGTTGTAGCTGGTCCGATTGGAAAGACAATGTCGGTACTGTGCTTTGATGCAGATACCCAAATGGAGATGAATGATGGTACTTTCAAGTCTATGAAAGATGTGGTTCTTGGCGATATCCTGAAACATAACAATAAGGTCACATCAACTTACAAGATTGATGGAAAGGGAGTTCCTATGTACTTGATGGGCAATACAAAGGTTTCAGGTACACACAAAGTATTGTACAACAATAAGTTTGTTCCAGTATCAAAACATTACCGAGCTGTACTTTGTTCAGAAGGAAGCCCATTGCTGTCATGCATTAATACCGAAGTAGGTTCGTTTACAATTGGAGAGTTCCGATTCTTGAATTTTACTGAAACAGGTTATACATATGGGTACGAACCATCTACAATCATTCAATTAAAAGATAAGTATTCAGCAATTTCAGATATACAGATTGGGGATATTTTACATGATGATGATTTTGTTATTGGAATTGCTAAACATTTAAAAAATAATAAGCAACAGTATAATTTGATTACAAATAGTGGTAAGTTATCTGTTATTACATCTCAGCGGATTCGCTGTACATTCCCCGATGAGATAGGAAGGCTGAATTAAAAAAGGTCTATAAAATAGGGATGCTTGTTGTTATAGCGGCAGCAGCTATATCTATTTTGATTATGTGTATAATACATGCTTCAACTTCTATTGAGAAGATTAAGCTGCATTGGAACGAGTACCGATGTAATCCAATCTATATGCCGTTTGCTGGAAGTATTCGACCAGATATAGATACTGCTGAAAATTTTGCTTACTGCACAAATGCTATGGCAGGGCACTTTTTTGGGTACATAATTGATTCTATAAACCAGATGTTCTCGGAGGCTGGAGGTGCTTTGGGAGAGATGGCAGATCCATTAACGGCAATTAGGGATATGATTTCAAAAATTCGTATGTTCATGCTCAGTTTTGCGTCATCCACTTTTTCAAAAGCTGCAAGTTCCACAAGTGTATTTGTCCACTACTTAATCAAGATTCGAGATGTACTGAAACGGTTTGTGGGCGAAGGGTACATCGGTGCTTTCTTGGTGAATGCTATGGTCGACTTTATTTGGTCATTTGTCACTCTTTTTATAAGTATACTGAAAACATTTGTGTTTGCATTGTTAGCTATTTCAATTATTCTTGCTTTATTCCAGCCCGAACTTCTTGTGGTAGCTATAGTTTTGGCATCAATGATTGCAGCCTCAGGTTTTTAACTCCCTCTTCATAATAAAAGATGAATAAGACGAATCTTGTCATTGCGTTCCTTGTCGCTGCTGTCTTAGCAGGACTGTTTGTTCGTTTTAATCTCTTTGGCGCTGCGCAGGAGAATTTTATGCAGCAGCCAGTAGGTATGCCCCTAAATAACGGCGGAATGGGACCTTACGATCAGGTTAGCATCGGTGGGGGCATTTCAGGCTGGGCTGCGAATGAGCCTATGCCAGACCTAAAGGGTGCATCTCCTCTACCCTCTGCGGCGGCTAAGGATAATGAGCTCATGTACCTTGTAGGAAACAAGGTTGATGCCGACTGCTGCCCTTCAGCCTTCACGACGGATACGGGATGTGTGTGCCTATCTGATGAGCAGAAGAACTTCATGGCGGCTCGTGGAGGTAACCGTGCGTAAGGATTTTAATGATTTAGAAAAGTATAATTATAAATGGAAGTATTTGAAACCTTCAAACAGAAAATAGCAGAGACATTTACTGATGTTTCTCCTGTTATCAATCTTGACGAAGATGTAAAAACGGTAGAGACTTCTTTTTACCCGAATATTGTGAAGATTCTCAGCAAGGATGAGTCTTTTTTTGCGGAAGACCGTGTACTTATGGGAGTAAACCTTTCTGAACTTTGGAAACAGGATAAGCTTCCTAAGGATGAGTTTTGGAAGCAGCTTCAAATGTGTTGTATCGCATCATTTACGCACGGAGATATTAAGGAAAAAATTCCTATGCTTGTGAGTGTTGTAAAATCTTACTTTGCCAAAACTGGGCAGGAAGATTCAGAAATAGGTAAGATTCTCGCTGATGATAAGTCAGAAGATAATATCAAGGAAATTATTGATTTTGTAATGAAGAGTCGCTTAGGTAAAATCTTCATGAGTATTGTAGAACAAATTGATATAAGTGAATTTGATCTGAATCTTGAGAAGATGGATGATCTTATGGAAATTATTAAGAATCCTGAGCATCCAAAGATGAAGAAGATGGTTGATAAGATTCAGATCCTTATTAAGAATAAGTTACAGCGTGGAGAGATTACAAAGAGCCAGATTGTGCAGGAAGTTGAGGGGATTAAAGCAAAAATTAAATCTATGTTTGGAAACATCTTTAATAATGCGCTTGGTGGTGGTAATGGCGGTATTAATAGCGCTGATATGATGGGTAACTCTCCAGAGGCTCGGCGTCAGCGAATGTTGGCGCGTCTACAGAAGAAACAGCGGGAGAAAAACTCACTGTAAAAATAAGATGTCAGAACAAATTTGGTTCAAGGACCCAGCTGTTCTTTTTTCACCAAGCACTTGGAGCCACTTTGTTCCCACCAAGTCTATGACGACTGCTCAAGCTCTAAACTCAGTTGTACGGTTCTCTACATACTTTTCGGTTATTTTGTTCTTAGCCACTGGAGTATCCGCTTACCTTCTTGCTATCCCCGCAGTCATGGCTACATCTGTTGGGCTATTCACACTATTTCCAGACGGAAAGGTTATGGAGTCTTTCGTCTCAAAGGTATCCAAGGTTATCAGCACTTCAAAGGAAGAAACTAAGCCAACAGCGGAAAATCCATTCATGAATCCTCTGCTGACGGAGATTGGAGATAACCCAAACCGTCCAGACGCGGCTCCAATTACTCGTTCCGATGTAAATAAGGCTGTATACGAGGCATTCCAGAAGACCAGCGATATGTACATGGACACAAATGATCTTTTTGATCAGGCGCAGGCAATGAAGACATTTCATACGCTACAGGGTGCTACCATCCCCAACGATCAGGATGGATTCCTAAAGTGGTTAGCCAAGGGTTTGGACGAGCCTGATTACTCTTCTGCCCCACTAGCTCGTCACGCCAAGATGCTGAGTGAGGGTTATGTTGAGGCTAAGGGATCTGTAAAACACCTAGCGAACTCGACGAGTGTTCCGACGGGCACGGAGCCTTCGAGTTTTACGCCGGCGAAGGCGCCCGCCAAGCTTGCCTCCAAATAAAGCCTTCTTCAAATCTTCTTTAGACATTTGACCATCAGCCTGCTTCTTAGAACCAGAATTTACAAGTTCGAAATGGGGAAATCCACTTATTCCCATTTCGGGCGGAATATCGGCGCTTTCAATCTTCACAAACTTGGTATCTGGCTTCTCACGGGATAACTCATCCCAAGGAGTATGCATAGGAATACAGTGAGGGCAGGTCTCCATGAAATAGAATACCGCAACTGGGGTTTGTGACTTAAGTAACTTCTTGAGCTCTTCGGACTTAACTGTCTTCATTATCTAAAACGGATTTATTTTATCAGGATGACGGAATGGTAACCATGAGACCATTTGTGAAGGTTGTTGACCCGAGTACGATAGAGAATGAGGTAGAGCTACAAAAGGTCGCAATCATGTATGGATACTCGCCCCAGATTATTTCAGTAACATCTGATGAGATTTATATGGAAGATTTGGAAGCTCCATGTTTAGCGGATATTTACGGAGAGGAAGCTTCCGGTATTCCTGAATGGATTTGGGAATCTATTCGCACAATGATTGCATGTCTTTACCGATATGAAGATATTGAGTACATTGATATCACACCATACAACTTTATTGAAAAAGACGAGAAGATTTACCTTATTGATTTTGGTCATGCAAGGTACAAATCTAAGAATCGTGAAATGAACTGGTTTCTTAAAGAGTTCTTGGATGGGGAGAATGCGTGGAATCCCGACTTCAAGTAATTCTCCGTAAGTAGATAATCAAATGCAGAAGCACTGGGAAGGATACTTAACTGCTCTTGGCAAAACTCCTGTTCCTCAAACAACAGCTCCTGCCCCATATTTAACATCAAGTTCTGATCTAGGCGTATCAGGATTTTTAGATTTAACACCAAAGAGTGCCGATGTCCAAGCGCGGTATGATGCAATGTCAGGATCATGGGCAGGTGTTGATGCTTCAAATAAAGCTATTTCCAAAGGTGTATTTTCAACTGATGCTATGCCTATCCAACAAATTCATCCTTATATGAATAAGAATGTCGGGGGAAATCGTCAACCTCATGCTAACACTCCGAAATCAAGTTAAGATATATCATTGGGAAACTAAAAGCTTTGCCCGTCACAAAGCTACTGATTCTCTAGTCGACAAACTCGACGATAATATCGACAAGTTTGTTGAAGTGTATATTGGAAAATACGGTCGCCCTAGTTTGAATTCACGGACAAGTCGTATTATGATTCGTAATTTCAATGACAGCGAAGCCCCTATTCTTCTAAAGCAGGCAATTGAATGGTTAACTTCAAAGCTACCTACCCTTCTCAATGCAAAAGATACTGATCTCTTAAATATTCGGGACGAGATTCTGGCTGATTTGAATCAGACTCTCTACCTATTCACATTCACTTAGGCATAAACCAACTTGTTTCCTCTGGCGTTCCAATAGGTCGACTAAATGATTTATCAGGTATTGTTATGGACTGAGAATCGGCACCACCCCTTCGTACCTTACGACGACGAAGAGTCTTACGACGAGTTGATCGTTTCTTAGGATGAACGCGGCGTGACTTCTTTCCAGCCATTTCTTTGTTCATAACAAAGAGAAGAATGCTTCTTTGGATTCTTGGTGGTTTAGTTGTTTTACTTCTTCTTGTGAGCCGCAACGAACATATGACAAACGATGACCTAATTTCAACTTTGAAGACATTTGGAGATAAGGCTCCACCAAAAAAGAAGGCGAATCCAGCAGATACGGATCAGGTTCCTATTTATGGTCCACGGGCACCCCAAGTGACTCCTGCCGATCCTTCTAAAACAAAGTTATCACCCACTGTCTCAGGAGTATACCCTGATATTTATGGTCCTGAAATCACGGCTGTTCCCGGTTCTAAACCTAAACCTGCTTCCCATAAACATACTTCTGATGAAGTAGAAGACAAGACTTACGAGTTCAATCCCGATCTCCAAAAAGCGTTCCCTTCCGACGGACCCCCACAACCCTTTTTAACCGATTTTGCTAAGATACAGCATTAAGAATAAGGGATATGTTCGGTCTCCAGAATTTTCGTGGAAGTTGTTGGGTGAATGCATGTCTTCAAGCGGTATTTCGTATACCGGAAGTACAGGACAGATACATCAATACAAAACATGATGCATCAAATATGCTTGATGAAGCTCTGTATAAGATTTGGTCTTCAAAAGGTGAACTTGGGCTAAAAGAGTTTTTTAATGCGGTAAAGATGGAAACTCTTCCTGCTGGACGAGATATTGGGGATTCACACGAACTCCTCATGTATTTATGCGACAAGCTCCCATTTTTAGATGAAATATGTCGGTTCAAGGTGGCAGATTCTATAACTTGCAAGAGTTGCCAAAAGAGAGACCTTAAGGAAGATTCGGTTACTGAGTATTCATTAACTTCAGGTGGACCAAGAGTTCCTATTTCTGAATGTATTATGAACACTGTCACACCATATGATATAGATGACTGGAAATGTGAATCATGTAGTCAAAAAGGATGTGTGAAACAACAACTTATTGGAAGTTTTCCAAAAGTTATGATATTTCATAATATTTCGACACAGGCTTCAATTGATTACTCCAGTGTGTTGTCATTGAATAAGAAACCATATGCTCTTATTTCAGTAGCTTGCTATAATGGTTCTCATTGGTGGAGTTATGGACGAAACATGCCCCCGGGATCATCATGGTATACATTGGATGATACAAATGTTAGCGAGCATGGTCCTAAACAATTTCCTCTTTCAGGCAGTATGAGACTACTGATTTATTATCGCTTAGAAAATTAATGGATAGTTCAACTGTCTTAATGGTGTCTGGAGTTGGACTCGCATTACTTAGCGTTGTTGTTTTAGTTACAACTGGAAGTGTATTATCACTTCTTGTAGTTCTTGTGCTGGTAGGTATTGTATTTTTTGTACTTACCAAGCTCGGAGTATTTAGTGTTGAAATGTCCAAGGGAACTTTAGATATTGGGTTTCATGAGAAGGCTCCTGCGCCCAGTGCAGCTAAGAAAACTGTAGTTCCCACGATGCCAATAGAAAAGAAGGAGGTGTTCTATGTATCTGGAAACGATTACACATACGAGGATGCTCCGGCTGTTTGTGCCGCGTATGATGGAGAACTAGCTTCGTATGACCAAGTGAATGAAGCGTATTCGGGTGGAGCTGAGTGGTGTGGATACGGATGGACATTGGGTGGTATGGCTCTGTTTCCAACCCAGCAGTCTACATGGCAAGCCTTACAGATGGATCCCATAAATAAAACAAACTGTGGTCGCCCCGGAATTAACGGAGGATACTTTGATCCTCAAACCAAGTTTGGAGTCAATTGTTATGGAGTAAAGCCACACAATACAGGAGTCAAGCTCCCTCTCCCATTACCCGGTTCAGACCCTGCTGGATTTAATAAGTTGGTTGATAAGTTCAAGTCAATGCTCAAATCAATGAAAGTATCTCCTTTTAATCGCGATGGGTGGTCCGAGTGGAATGTATCTGCTCATACATAAATGAGCGGAATCAATTACGCCCTTGATAGCCCAATTAACCGTAAAGTCTATGTCCCAGGCGAGGATGAAATTCCATTCGCCCCTGTGACCGCTCCTAAAAATGCGGCTGAAACTGATCAAACACATCGTCATATGACTTGGTTAATGCACAAGCCGCAAGATCATGCTGTATTTCCCGTACAACCTACTGCAGTTAAAATAGAAAAGAAGAAGTAAATACAAAGATGATTGAATTAGCATTGCTACTCGGTCTCGGTGCCGTGGGCTACATGCTTGCTGTAAATGATACCAAAACCGAGAATTTTACGGCATCACATGCGTCTCCCCGCCCCGTAGACGATATTCGTGATGATGTCGTTCATTCTCAAGAAGCGAAGGGACATAATAATGAAGTTCCGTTCTTTGGTGGACGCGTGACACAGAGCATGTACTCCGGTGCCACCAACGGAATTTTGGACTCACACATGGGAGCTGGAAAGGAGTATTTCCAGAAGCGTGAGGTAAAGTCTTTTTACGATGCCAAGCCCGGAACGGGTAACCCTTTTGGTAATCAGGATGAGTCAGAGTTTTTCCAGTCTCGTATGGTTTCGGGACAGAATATGAAGAATGTGTTTCCTGTTGAGCAAGTGCAAGTAGGACCAGGTGCGAATGATGGGTACACAAATATCCCTAAGGGTGGATTCCAGCAGGATCAGATGCGCGAGTACGCTCTACCTCGTACGACGGATGAGACTCGCGTAGTTTCTAAGCCCAAGTTGTCATACGAGCCTCCAGTCATTCCCGGTCAGCATATTGTTACACAGCCGGGTGTTCAGGCAGATGTCAACAAGAACAAGCCTGACCGTTATGCCGTTCTGGGTATGGATCGTGTGAATACGGCGGTAGGTGCCCAAACAGCTACTCGCGTATACCCTGAGCAGCCAATGAAGACACAGGCGCGTGAGACGACTGAGAAGCAGTATTATGGTTCCGCTGGGGGTGCTAATGGTGTAGCCGAGTCTTATATTCGCGCCTTCACCGAACCTTTCATGGAGTTCATGAAGCTTACCGCCGAGGGACGCCCGGGACCTGCCGGAGCACAGGGAACAGGATTCTCAATTGGATCAGATATGTACTCTGCTCAGACGAAGAAGGATGAGACAGTTCTCTCTGATGCGGCTCGTATTAACAATGGTTTGGTAAGCATTAATGCTCATGCCGAACATTTGGGGTCATACACATACAATGCACCCCTACAGCAGGATGTATATGTCCAGCGTAACGAATCACACATTCTTGACGCATTTAACCAGAACCCGTATTCACAGAAACTCAATTCATTCTAATAATGGACCTTATTCGGGAACATCTTATCTACAAAGATGTACCGACGGTAATATGTATGGCAAAACTAAAATCACAGGAGCAGTATGAGATTATACGACTCCTGTTAGCAACTCGAAAAGATGTTAATGTATGCTTACATGGATTAACGAACATATATGTTCAAAAACTTTTAGATGAACTTAAAATATCAACTATTCAGGATTGTTCAGTATCTGCAGGGCTTGGTCAGTCAAGTTTCCAGTGAATGAACCTTCAAGTGTTCCATCTTTAGTAAATGCATCAATACTCCGAGCTTTATTGAAAATCATGCCGCATAATTCACCTAATTTGCCAGGACATTCTTTTCTGTCTGGATGTGTTGCCAAATATATTTTTTTCAAATTTGAAGATATTTTTGAACGGTCAGATGGATTAAACTCATCAACTGGTTTCTCAATAAATTCAACCATTAATTCAGCAATATCAGATTTAATTTGAGGATCTACAAAGTTTTCAACAATAAGTTCTTTTAAGTCTTTCTTCTTTTCAATAACAACTTCAGGTTCAGGTTCGAGCGTAGTTGGTAGGGAAATACGGTTAGCCACATACCCTGCAGCCATAGATCCTAAAGATCCCAAGACTGTTGAAACCATATAAACTGTCGTCAGAGATGCCATGGAATCTTCTTGTGTTTCAGTAGAGATGTTTCATTTAGTGAAAGATAACGTATCTGCGATTGAAAACAATCTTATTTGGGCACGAGGAGTTCGCGATTCTATTATTTCATGGTGGTTTAATGCCGCATTACTTCTCATTGTAATTGGTTCATTTGCTTACTTTTTGTACATGAGTCACGGTACATCTACGCCTACTGAACTTCAAAAGATTGAGTTTAAGCCAATACCATGGCAAAACGCTGTAAGAAATGTTCCCATTACAGATTATGGACAAGCTCCTGCGACTGAAGCTGGAGATGGTGTACAGGGGTATGCCGATCGAACTCGTGCGTCAGCGTTTTGACGAGATAAAAGCATCTGAATTAGCTGAGGCTCAAAAAGTTGAAGTAAAGCCTCCGATTCCTGTCAAACGAAAGTTACGCGTAGTTAAATAATGAGCGCAGGAGCGTATATCAATAAAGTAAGAGTTCGAGCTCAAGCTCGAATAACAAAAGTACAATACCCTGGTGGACGAGCTACCAACTTTAATCCTATTTACAGTGCCGTAGGATGTAATGCCGATTTTACTCGTCTGAATTACCAGAATGGACCACTATGTTGTCCAATATCAAAAATTACACCTATTCCTCCACCTCCAATATGTCCTCCACCCCCAGACTGTTCAACTGTAGATGCTGGAATAGCTACTACAGAAAACCCTTGTATCATTGACGGCGGAATGAGTGGAACAGATGATCTGGTATTTATTAGTGGAGGAGGTGCATTTGGAGATTCGTGTGCAGGCTGCTTTCCACCTCCAAGTGAAATAGTATATGGTGGAAGCAGCTCATCTGCTGGAGGATGTGTTCTTGAAGGAGAAGATAGCAGACCTCGATACGGACCCGTACTGAATGGCGGAAATTCATCTACATAAAAGTAATGACGACACAAGTTCAATTTGAACTTCGCAGAGATACAGCTGCTAATTGGTCAACAAATAATCCAATCCTGCTTCCAGGCGAACCAGGATTCGATTCTACAAATAATCAACTACGAATCGGTAATGGCGTTACACGTTGGAGTAATCTCGAACAACTTGATGTGAAATCTAATCAAGCAATAGCTATTGGAAGAGGTGCTGGAGCTACTCAAGGTACAGGATCTATAGCTATTGGAAATTCTGTTGGAAATAATCAAGATGATGGGTGTGTAGCAATTGGACAAATTGCTGGACAATCTCAAGGTCGTGGGTGTGTAGCAATTGGAACATCTGCTGGAGAAATACAAGGTGTTGGATCTATAGCTATTGGATTAACTTCTGGAGGTACTCAAGGTATTGGCGGAATAGCTATTGGTAGTGGCGCAGGTTATCAACAATCTGACAGTTCGGTTGCTATTGGAAGTAGTTCAGGTACAAACCAAGGAACACAATCAGTTGCTCTTGGAGAAAATGCAGCTATGTTTAGTTCATCAAATCAGTCTGTATCGATAGGATACCGTGCAGGATGGACCGGACAACAAGATAGTGCGGTTGCTATTGGGTTTGCATGTGGTCAATATTCTCAAAAATTAGGATCTATTGCAATTGGATATAGCGCAGGAAATACTGGACAAGGATTCCGTGCTATATCTATTGGATATCAAGCCGGAGAGTATGGTCAAGGCATAGGATCTATAGCTATTGGTACAAGTTCTGGAAATACTGGACAACAAAATTCAGCTATAGCTATTGGTGAATCGTGTGGAGTTTTTAATCAACAAATTAATGCTATTGCTATTGGAACTGATGCTGGATATACGGGTCAAGGTACAAATTCAATTGCAATAGGTGCTAATGCTGGAAATGTTGCACAACCAAACAATACAATTATATTGAATGCATTGGGTAGTTCACTTAATGGAGTTGCTGGACAAACATCTCGTTTTTATGTTGCCCCCATTCGTCAGTCTTCAAATGGTGGCCCTGCTGGATCTTTGTGGTATAATCCAACCACATCTGAAATATGTTATAATTAGAGACCGGAGTGCGTTCAAAAATTAGAGCATAATTTATAATATGTCATTCATCTCTACAGCTGGAGATTTAGGAATACAGAATCGTGTACCTACATCTGCATACTACGGACAATCGCGTAATAACAATAAAAATCCTTGTTGTGGAATTACTGGTCCAACAGGACCTGCCGGAACTGTATCAGAGGTAAGATCAAGTACAGCAGATGGACCTACAGGTCCTACAGGACATACAGGAGCAGTATTTTTATCAACTGCAAATTTAAATTTATCTAAAACTCCAATTGAAGGTGATTCGTTAACTACAACTATTGGTATAGATTTGGGATACATGTCTGGCAATACTATACTTTTTTATAATACGATAGGATCATTTGAAGGTATTGTTTCATCTTATGACCCGCACAAAGGGTCCATTGGAGTTGCTCGATTGACAAATATTCTTGGAACAGTTACTGGTCCCCAAACATTTACAGTAAATCTGGGAGGTGCAAGGGGTGCAACTATTTTTTCAGGACGAGTGCCCCCCGGTGTTAGTGGACGAGTTGGAGATTTTTATTTAGATACTCAAACATTCGTTCTATATAAGTTAATATTACCCTAACTCTTATTAAAAATGGCAACCTGGGTACAGGAGCTATACCTTGTTGGACCAACAGGTTCGACAGGATATACTGGTTACACAGGTTACACTGGATACACTGGTCGAACAGGTGCCACTGGTTACACCGGTCCTACAGGTACATTCAAGCCAAATGGTGTGAATTGGAGTGATTATGTATACTGGAATTCTCGAACGAAAGCGTGGGGTGTAGGAAGTACAGAAGTTCATCTTGGAGCTGGGGCGGGTATTACGGGTCAGCAACCAAATGCAGTTGCCTTAGGTAATAATGCGGGTGCATACAAACAAGGTAAGAGTTCAATTGCTATTGGTGATAGTGCTGGTTTTACAGGACAAAGTGATTCTGCAGTTGCTTTAGGTAGTAATGCGGCTGCATACAACCAACATATTGGTGGAATTGCTATTGGTGGTAATGCTGGTTTTACAGGACAAGGTGATTATGCAGTTGCTTTAGGTACTAATGCGGGTGTATTCGGTCAAGGTCTGGAATCAGTTGCTATTGGTTTAAACGCTGGTTTTACAGGTCAAGGAAATGGTTCAATTGCAATTGGTACTAGTGCAGCACTAAATGGACAATCTGAGAATACAATTGCTATTGGTCCTAGGGCGGCACAAACTCATCAGGATATTGGAGCTATTGCAATAGGTTCTGATGCTGTAAGTCGGGGAAATCAAGAACTTGGATCAATTGCTATAGGTATCGGTGCTGGATATCTAGGTCAAAAAGAGGATTCAATTGCGATTGGTAACACTACTGCAAGTTCCACACAAGGAACTCAATCAATTGCTATAGGTTCTAGTGCAGCTCAATATAGCACTTCGGATAAAACAATATCGGTTGGTTACCGTGCCGGTTACACTGGACAAGGGGAGGGTGCGCTCGCGATTGGATTTCAGGCTGGATATGATAATCAATCTGCAAATTCAGTAGCTTTAGGTACTGATGCCGGAAGTCATAACTTAGGAGAACGATCTATTGCTATTGGTTACCAAGCCGGTTTTACAGGACAGAGTGATAATTCAATTGCAATTGGAGCACTTGCAGCTTTTTATGGACAGGAAAAATACACAACTATTATCAATGCTACTAGTGAGCCGCTAAGTGGTGTAGTTGGTCAAACTGGAAGCTTATACATAGCCCCTATCCGACAAGTTAGTGAACCTGATTTTTCTTCTCTACTTTCCGTGGCGTACGATTCTAAATCATATGAAATAGTAACATATGACTTTTCTTTAGGAAGTACAGGTTACACAGGTTACACGGGTTACACGGGGTACACAGGTTACACGGGTTACACAGGTCGCACAGGTCCAACGGGTTACACAGGTCGCACAGGTCCAACGGGTTACACTGGTTACACCGGTCCAACAGGTGTAACGGGTACAATTATTTACTCCGGTAATGTAGACCCCACTACTATTAATGATCCACCTGATCCTCCGCCTTGGGCGCCATACGCTGGTCGTGTAGGTGATTTTTACATTAATACATCCGATGGATGGTTGTATCTTCGAACTAAGTAAATAAGCATTTTAATGTGAAAAAAATATGAACACTAAGGTTTGGTCATGGCTTCATGGCAAAAAGTATTAAATATGGTAGGTCCAGAAGGACCTGCTGCATCATCGGGTCATTCAGGAACATTTACTGCTAATGGAACAACATCGGTTTTAGTGTTAGATTCTAATGTTCTTTCTACAAGTACGATTATCATAACAAGAAATAATACGACAGATGATATTTTATTGACACCACCTGCTTTTGTGTGTCAAATAACACCCGGAATTAGTTTTCGTATTGTAAATTCAGTATCAGATGAATGTTCTTATAATTATAGAATTTTTTAATCATTTTTCTAATCACAAATACAGATGGACATCAATGTCTTTGCAGCATCCGCTGCTATACTACTCGTACTCATATTTGGATGGATGTCATACAAATATGAAGTTAAAACAAAAATTCCTGATATTTCTCGGTTTCCGTTCAATGAAGCTACAGGAAAACAACGGAGTTTTGTGAACAAGACTGGTGATTCATCTTTATGGACAGAAAGTGCTAGACGGAGAGCTATAGCTAAAGCTTATAAACCTGATTGGTGTTGTGGTGTATCAAAAGTCATAAAAGAAACTCAGCACACAACTGGAACAACTTCTGGTGTTGTGGAGGCATACTTTCTTTCTGCATTTGGTCGTATTTCTACTGATGTTTGTACTGATATCGTTTATGATGGAAGCGGTGATGGTCCATGCATTCTTGATGGCAATGTAGATAACGGTTGTGCTGACCAATGCGAAGAGCTCGTGTATGACGGCAATGTAGATAATGGTTGTGCTGACCAATGTGAAGATGTACTATATGACGGTAATACTCAAGGTGATATCCTACAAGGAGACGGAACTGAAATTTTAAGTAGTTATGTAAGTTGAATGTTCCCAAGTATTTTTGACAGAATTAAACAATGTCCTGTACTCGATCAGTACGATTCGAGCTACGAAGAAATACATATATTGGATGGTTGAACTCCACAACCATCCTACTCTCTGGAGAACCAGGTGTGGAAACCGATACAGGACAGATGAAAATAGGAGATGGAGTAAACTTATGGTCTAATCTTATATATGTTGGTTCGAATGTTCCTAGCTCTCGTAGTAATACTAGTGTAGGACCTACTGGTCCAACTGGACAAGGTGTTCCTACTGGTGGAGCTGTTGGAAATATTCTTACAAAACTTTCATCAAAAGATTATGATACAGGATGGACAGGTATAAACCATTTGGAAGAAATGGTGTTAAATATAGGATTGAATTCCTTCATTTACGATGCTAATATAGGGTATACATATAACCAAATAACAAACGAAATAACTTATTCTATAACATTTTTTGGTAATTCATCATATTACGATTTAGCATTTAGTTACTCACCTACCATAACTGCAAATTCATATACTGCAAACTCAATCCAAACACAGTTTTACAATAATAGTATAAGTTCTGGTCAGCCGCATTATACAACTACAAAAACATTTACAGTAACAAATCCGGTCTCTGGAAATTATAATGTAAATTTGACAATCACTACTGCTAATGCAGGAGGGGTAGGAAATGGTAGTTTGATTACGCGATCTATACCGATAACAATTACACCATCCGATACTATAGGAAACCCAAGTATAGTAAGTTATCCTACAATATCTGTAACACAAGGAGCAACCCCCATTGTTGTAAGTGGCATAACTTACTACGGACCAAACTCATTTATTGTTATCCCGTCTCGTGCTCTTCGAGTTAATAATATATACAATATTGTAGGACCTTCTACTGGTGGATTTAATTATGTAGAATTTGGAGGAAGTGTCTCTGGGTCATACTTAAATAGCACGCTTGTATACAATCCTCCAACATATAGTGCATATCCAAGCGCTTCTGCACAAAATGTGAACTATTACAACGGTTCAGCAATAACACTGAATATTACAGGAATATCTGCAGTTAGCGCAAAATTGAATAATGCAGTAAGTAAAATTCAAAATTATTATCAATTCTTTCCATCAACTCAAACTGGACAATCTTCATCTGTTCGGTATATTGGATACTTATCGGGAAAACCAAACGAAATAGAAATCCCGTTGAATCAAGATTTCAATACACTTTCAGGAATAACTCTTCAAACAAGATACTCAATTTCAAATTTGGAGACCAGCACACCAAATACTCCAGCGCTATTAAATATTATTCCATTCAATTCAAATTCTTTAACAAAATGGGATGCTGCGTACAATCCATTTGACGGATATTTTTATGCATCAAGTGATATTACGACAATTTTGAATTCAGACTATGTTCTTCCGTCCGTAGTAGCATTTACTGGCGGAACTAAATATTTATTATTGAAACTGGATACTCAAGCTATTCAAAAATCATTTTATGTAAGTCTTGGTACTTCTGCAACAAATGTATCTAATTTATGGGTATATTGGGGAAGTAGTTCGGGACCTTTATCTAGCTATGGATGGTACGATGCGTCAATAGAATGGCAAGAACCAAATGGATGTCAAAATGGTACAACATATGATAGGAAGACTTGGAATATTAAATTGAACAAAGCTGCAGAAAGCGGGTATGCTAATCCCAGTTTCATTTATGTAAATATTGCGTTCACGGGTAAAATAAAACTTTCTGAGATAGTTATTCGTTAAAAAAAACCTATTTAAAGAAACATAAATGGACCACGCTGAAACTGATTTGCTGTATAAGCGCGTTGTAGCAGGAAAAGTCAAGACAGATAACAGCACTACGGTAATTTCCGCTGGTAATGAGGCATTGACTACGTCTACAATTGTGGGGGCGGATAATGTATGGACACAGGTAGATGTTCTAAAACAAGGCTCGGCAGCTTCATTAGTTGCAACACCAGCAGCTGTAGAGAAAAAGACTAATGCCAAAATGACATCTGTACATGATGTTGCTGGTGCGGCAGGACAGTATGGAGGTGCACTAACAGGCGTAGCGTGGAATACAGGTATCAAAAACTGGGTACCTCCATCCTACAATAGCGATTTTGCCCCTAGGTTTGACATAGGGTTAACAACTGGAACTTTCTCATCTATCAGTATAATTTCTCCCGGTGATCTCACTTACCCTTTCGTATTCGATTACCAGAGTGGTATTCTAACATTTTTAAATGGAGTTCCTCCTTCATTAACATCTAGAACCACTGTTAATGGTGATGTTATTACAGTTAATAGCATTTATATTACGGGTTACACATATGTAGGACAGACCCTAAGTACTGCGACATTTTCTGGAAGCGGTTCAAATGGAGCCACAGGTTACACAGGATACACAGGATACACAGGATACACAGGATACACAGGTTCTACAGGTTGGACAGGTTGGACAGGTTCTACAGGTTCTACAGGTTGGACAGGTTGGACAGGTTCTACAGGTTCTACCGGATGGACAGGTTGGACGGGTTCTACAGGTTCTACAGGTTGGACAGGTTCGACAGGTTCTACAGGTTCTACCGGATGGACAGGTTGGACGGGTTCTACAGGTTCTACAGGTTGGACAGGTTCGACAGGTGCCGGATTTAAGCCAGTAACATTATCTACTTCCACCCCATTATCGGTAAGTGCAAGTGTTCCTTCAGTTACAACATTTACTATGTCTAATTTAGGTGCATTTTCTACCAATGATTTTGTGAATGTAGTTGATACTACGAGTGGATCATCAATTATGTACTATGGTCGGATAACTGCAACAAGTACAACATCTGTTAGCATCAATTTACTTTCAGTTTCGGGAACACCTGCTGCATCAGAGACTACTTCGAGTGCATGGGAACTGCATTTAACTGGACAACAAGGTTCGGGAAGTGGAAGTGGATTGGCTGGAGATGATCTTGCCATTGTGCGAAATATTGGACTGAATGCTTGGATTGATGGTGCGACAGGAACATCCACCTATGACCAGAATTCACAATATCTTACTTACAATATGACACTAATAGGAAACTCTGTAAAGTATAACCTAACATTTGATTACACTGGTACAAACTGTGTAGCAGATAATACTACTTACGAGTACACGAATACTGCATTATACAATAACTATGTAACTGGAATACATCTGAATCCCAATCGTATTATAAATCCAAATTTCCATTTGAGTTCAGTAACTGCTGGAAATTACCAGATTCCCGTTACGATTAGCACTGCACTTGCTGCAGGATCAGGAAAGGGAAGTAGTTACACAGTGAATATTCCCGTACAAATTACTGCGGCGGACAACATGGGCAACCCAGTTGTCACATATGCGACAGCTATACTCACGATTACATCTCAAAACACAGTCACCGTCAGCGGTATTCAGTACTATGGATCTGGCAGTTATGTTACAATTCCAGCAAAGTGGCTAAGATTTACCAACTTCTATAACATCATATATAACCCAGGACTTTTACAATATGTACAGTTTGGTGGTGGTGCTGTAGCTGGGGAAGGAGATGTACCGACAAATTTAAATTATGGATCGCCATCATATCTCACGCAGTATAATCAGCCTGCGAGTCAGCCGCCTTCAGGGTCTGCAGCAGTATCATTCGCTAACCGCAATGCTTTTAATGTAACAGTAGGCAGTAGATCAGCTATAACCATGACAGTTAATAATAATAAGGGAGGATCAACATATGTAGGAACATTCTTCCCTGGAAATTCAAGTGTAAGTTCATACACACAATCTTATATCGGTTATCTTGGTTCTACACCTAATGAAACAACTATTCCTAAGGATCAGGGAGGAACAACTATTTCAGGATTGACTTCATTTACCCGAGTATCAATTAAGACTGGAACAACACCGCAGGGAATAGCTACAGATAACCCTTCATCATCTGCGCTCCAAGATTTTAACCCTTCAACACTTACAGATTATGATGCACAGTATAACCCATATGATGGAAACTTCTATGCTACCAATCAGTCTGCGTCTTTAGCATCAACTTATCTTCTAGTTGCTGCACCTAACATGCCAAGCCAGTCATCTCGTAAATACCTAACATTAAAGGTAGCTGTTACGGCTATACTGAAGGCTTTCACAATCAAGTTAGGTAATACAGCGGCTAATGCTGGAAACATTACCAATCTATGGGTCAAGTGGGAAGATACTGCTAATAGTGTTACATCATGGTATGATGCGAGTCAGTACTATACTGATGCTGGCGCATGCGGAGCATCTACCCCTCAAAATAACAACACTATATGGGGTATTCAGATCAATAAAACTCTTGATGATTCGGGAAATTACAAAGTTCCATCATTTATCTACATCAATGTACTTTTCACAGATAAGATTAAGTTAAGCGAAATCAATATCGTATAATCATTTAAATTTTTAAATAACTTTAATTTAATAAGCGAATGGCTTTGTCGACATCTCAAATTTCTGAACTGGATTACTTGTTCAAGAATGATGTGGCAAATAAAGTTAAAACAGATACAACACAAACACCAATTTTGGTTGGCAATGAAACAATTTATACAGCCAAAATTGTTACAGGTGATAATGTGTGGTTAGCATCTTCAAAATTAAAAGAAGGAGCGGGACCTGCACTTGCAGCATCAATCATTGTCAAACAAGACTTTATTAGGATGATGTCAGTCCATATTACCGATATAGCTGCATTAGTAGGTATAGCTTGGAACTCTGGAATTAAAAATTGGGTAGATCCTTTTATTCATCCAGATTTTGCCCCTAAATTTCAGGTAGCTTTATCCACAGCAGCAACTCCTCTAACAAATGCAAACTCAAGTATTATTGACAGTACGGCAGAATGTCCATTTGTGTTTGATTATAAAACAGGAATAGTTACATTTTTGAATAGACCATACAATTCGAATGGATATGACATAACTCAATTGAATGGACCAACAAATACTAAATACAATGTATTCATATCAGGATACACATACTCTGGAGCATCATTAGAAAAACTCGCAGGAGGATCTGCTGGTCAAGCATTAGTTAAGAAGACCGATGCTGATTATGATGTCACATGGACATCACTATCGGGATTTATGGGTGCCACAGGATACACTGGTTACACAGGATACACTGGTTACACTGGTTACACAGGTTCTACAGGTTCTACCGGTTCTACAGGTTCTACAGGTTCTACAGGTTCTACAGGTTCTACAGGTTCTACAGGTTCTACAGGTCGCACAGGTTCTACAGGTTCTACCGGTTGGACAGGTTCTACAGGTTGGACAGGTTCTACAGGTTCTACCGGTTGGACAGGTTCTACAGGTTGGACGGGTTGGACAGGTTGGACAGGTTGGACAGGTTGGACGGGTTCTACCGGTTGGACAGGTTGGACGGGTTCTACAGGTTCTACAGGTCGGACGGGTTGGACAGGAGCTACAGGTCCAACTGGATTAGGAATCACGGGACCTACAGGACCTGGATTTGGATTTGGATCGGGAGATGGTGTATACCCATGGTTAACTTGGAATGATGATTATACAAGTTCTAGTACATTAACTACCAATCAGGTTTATGCTTACAATAATATTGCGTATGCCAGTGTAACAAACACTATATTACCAATTGATAATCCACCAAACACAGTTTTATTTGAAGATACTTTTGGAAGTATATCATCACGAACTGACCCAACGAATGCTAGTAATGCAATTAGTGGATATACTGTAAATCCAACATATGCATCAACATATGCATCACTTTCAATATACCTTTCTGATACAATAAATAATCGCATAAGTGCTCTAATTAAACAGCCAATATCGGTAAATACAAATACGAGAAATTATACTACAAATTTAAGTTATAATACAGATTCAAAGTTAGTGAGCGTTGTAAGTGTATGTTTTGATAATACTGGCGGTCTTTATTTATACGCACTTTCTTCAAGCAATGTTTATAGAATAATACTTTTCGGTGAAAATGTAACACAAGTAAAACTAGTTAGTGGTAATATATTGGGTGGTACTTTGCCATCAAATAGAATGTGTATTAATAAAAGTGGTACATTCTTATTTGCAACAGTTGGTAATGGCATTTATGCACTTCAACATGGTAATGGGTATTGTCCTGCAATATATTCATCAAGTCTAACTTTTCCTATTCCAAGTCGTGTTACATGGCCAACAACTACAAATTATTTTGGAATAGTTCTTGATCCTACCGAAAAGTATATGTATGTTTCTGACCAACAGAATCATGTAATCTTAAAAATAACTACAAAATTAACAGACCCTTCAGACCCAACAACTGCAAATACTGCTATAACATATGCTGGTATGACAGGTTCAGCAGGAAGTGCTGATGGTATAGGTGGTGGCGCACAATTTAAGGGACCAACTGATATGACAATTGATAGTTCAGGTAATTTATATGTTTCAGATACAGGTAATAATTGTATTAGAAAAATTGTTCCTACTTCATCAGGTTATGGGTATGTTACTACACTCGTATCTGGAATAACAGGTCCAGCGGGAATAGCTATTGATTCATTTCAAAACATATATGTTGCTTCGAATAGTTCAGTTTCTAAGAATAATGTACTAAAAATTTCAAAAGATCTTACAACGACTATTCTTAATAGCGCCACTCCTCTTCTTCCAACTTTATCAGGAATTGCTCTTACTACACGACAGGATATTAGTCCTTACCAATCAATAGGATGGACAAATAGTTATGCATCTGTTATTTCTAATAATTTATTATCTTATAATAATTTTGCAACTGCATTTCAATATCAACCTGTTTTATTTCCATATGTTTCAAAATATGTACTGGAAATTGTTCCGGTTTATTTTTCAAATGTATCAGGTACTCCTTTTCCAACTTTATTTTCAGTTGATATTCCAATAACAGAAAGTGCTGGAACTATTCCAATTATGAATGGATACCCAAAACACATGATTTCAATATCACTTACAGGAATAAGTATTAAGATAGACAGTACTTTGTCAAATTCATGGTTATATACATCAAATCCGTCTTTTTCAACATCTACACTTGTTAGTGGAAATTATATTCGCGTATACAGAGTTGGAAATGTTATGACAATTTGTATTATTGTTGGAACTACCCAATTAACTATTGCTACAATAGATTTAACCGCAATTAATAAATTTTTCACTCGTAATTTCTCATTCGATACGAATTATGATGTAATTCCAATTAGTTTATCTGGAAATTCTCAATTTTCGAGAGTAACTATGTATGCATTGCCAATTCTTGAACGAATAACTAACCGTATTCCTGATAGTACAGTGTATACTTCTTGGGACCAAACATATTCATTATCAAATTTGGCGAATTATACTGCTGGATCAATAGTCCAAGATAATAATTCATTATATATACAAACAAACCTTCCCAATAATGCAATTTTAGATAGAACTATTAATGTGCCATTTTATGAATCATCATTTACAATTGGAGCGGTAGGAAGTTTAATTGGACAATCTACTGCTGATGGAACGGGAACATTAGCAGGATTTTCAAATCCTTTTTCTATATATTGTGCCACAGTTTCAAGCAGCAATTATGTAATTATTGGAGAATCTGCAGGTATAAGATTTTTCAATATTGGTACTTCAGTTGTTACGAGTCTAAGTGGTAGTTCTTCCGCAATAGCTCGTGGCCCAATAACTGTATTTAATGGAAAGCTTTACTGGTACTATGCTGAATCATCATCATACACACCCGGACTTTATTCATTACCATTAAGTGATGCTGTAGCTGGAACTGGTAGTCCGACATTGTGTACACCGTCAACTGGATTTGGTGTAACTTCATGGCGTGCAATGGCAATGACATCGGATGGTACTCGGTATATATATTTTGTAATATGTGGGGCCGGACTTTTGTGGATATATAAATATGATACAACAGTAATTGGAGGAACCCCAATAACATTATCGCGAACAGATGGAACAGATATTCCATCAATAGAAGGGTCCGTTACTCATCCAAATAATTGGTCTACTTCTTCATTTATATCTGGTGTAACACGATTTGGGATGGTTTATGATACAAATTCTACCAACTTATATTTTTGCGATACCGGACGGCATTCTATTAAAATGCTTTCTACTGGGTCTCTTACTGGAGAAAGTACTATAACTACAGTTGCTGGAACCGGTACAGCTGGATATGTGGACGGGTTTGGCCAAACAGCTCAATTTAGTTCACCATCTGGTCTTGTAATAGGAGCCAACAGTTTATTCATATGTGACCCTGGAAATAATTTAATTAGATCCATGAATCTAACCGCGTTATCAGTAACAACAATCGGAGGACAATACCAAGTATCTGGATTTTTAGATGGTACAAAATATATTAGTACATTTGGAAATCCTATGGGAATAGGCTATGACAGTTATTATGGGATTGTTTATGTAGGCGATACTAAATACAATTTATTAAGAAAGATAAAATTCCCGACTGTACCTGCAAATACTACAGTAACAACCATTTCTGGGAATATAAATGTATTATTAGATTTGTATGCTAATGATAAATTAACACTTAAAATACTTAATAATGGTGTTAAGTATTTATCCGGTGGTGGAATGCAATTTTCTTATAATAATCTTGGTACAATCGTAACATCAATAAAATATTATAGTAACATTGGGGGGTCAATTATTGAATTTACTCCCACGCAAGGAAGCTTATTAGATTGGCCTTATTTACAAATTTCAGCATCTCAGGGTGGATATACATATGTAAAAATTACAAACACGGGTGCTACTTATCAAAATGGGTTTTCACCTGTTACTACTCTTTATTCTGGAGGATATACTTGGACATTAGGAGATATAATTCGAATAATAAAACAGCCTAATAATATTTATATACAATATATTCGTAATAATCTTGTTACAAATATATTAGGATTTGGTAATACAAATCCTTTATATAATTCTGGAGGATACCAACAAGAAATATTGTTTACTTTTACAGGCAGTAACGCTACTGCCAATACAAATATAACGCACTTAGCCGAATATCCACTACCTGTTTGGGATTTATTGTTGACAGATTCAAGTGCGAATGTAACAGAGAATTTCTCGGTAGCTGTGGGAACAGGACTAAATTCAATTATTTACAGCGCTAATGGTCTGGCATGGTTTCCTGTAACTGGAAGTCAATTTTCAATTTCAGGTTCAAGAGTTGCATGGGATGGAAGTATGTGGTATGCTGTAGGTTCAGGAACTTCACCAATTCTTTGGAGTTCTAATGGAACTGATTGGTCTTCGACAGGAATAACACCCCCTTCCGGATTTACAGTAGGTACCGATATTGCGACGAATGGAAAAATATGGGTTGCAGTAGGAACATCTACAACAACTCCTATTATACAAAGTACTTCGTCGCTTACATGGAATGCAGTATCAGTTCCTGGAGTCAATGGTGCTAATGCAGTAGCTACTAATGGAACAAGTTGGGTCATTGGTTGTAGTAGTGGATCATCCAATCTGATTTATTTCAGTTCCGACGGGACAAACTGGTTACCCGCATTATCTAGCTTATTTGCATCTTGTAATGGTGTTGCTGCAAATAACAGTTTATGGGTTGTTGTTGGAAATGGAAATTATAAACTTGCATATAGTTCAGACGGATTGATATGGGCGGGAGTTTCAACACTTTTTACTTCTGGTAATGGAGTAGCATGGAATGGTAATGTATGGATAGCTGTCGGTGCTGGACTAACGAAGCATATGTATTCAAGTAAAGATGGTAAAACATGGACTCCAGTTAGCACAGGATTTGGAACTTCAAGTATAGGTAAAAGTATTGCTTGGAATGGTAATTTATGGATAGCGACTGGAACATGGTACAATTCAGGAAATACAACAATTGTAAGTTCAATTATCACAAGTCCAGATGGATTAACATGGACTATAATTAGTGGAACACCATTTACTGGAAATGTAGCTAACGGATGTGCTGCACGAAAACCTTTATCAACTACTGTAAACAGTACAGTTTCAAGTAAAGGATTTTTTACATATGATAGTAGTGCACCAATGACAATAAATAATAGTACAGTCAAATCAACCAGTAATATTATACTAACTCTATCATCAGCAAATCCAAGTGTGCCAACCAAAATACCGTATGTTACAGGAATCACACCAGGAATATCATTTTCAGTAACGGGTGTTTCAACTGATTATTCAACATATAATTACATAATACTCTAAGTTACATAGTAATGATATCACTCCTGTGGTTATTTGTAGGTGTACTTGTAGGGCTACTTATGGTATCTGTATTTATTCCGCCAGTAAGGGAAGTTCAGGATGTGCCTACACCAGACAAGAGTTCAGTATTCTTTACCAAATCAGGATGCGTGAAATTCAAGGCGAAGGAGGTACCTTGCTCGGGAGATTCTAAATCGCTTAATTTCATAGCTTCAACACAATAGAGAAGGAATGTTTGTAAGCCGTATCTTAGGGATATTCCGTAATGAAAAAGCCGTTCCCTTCCTTTCGTTTCTTGTGGGATTTGGAATTATAGTGATGCTGTTTCATCGCCCAATTCCAACAAAGACCACATTATCGGTTCCAGTTGGAGATATTGAAGGTAAAACAGTTCCTTTCAACAAGAAGTGTTACACCTACCACGCGGAAGATGCGCGGTGTGATTTACCTTCTTTTAAATAAAGATGGCTGACGGTGCAACTGATTTAAGCGAGTTAATGGGAGCCGGACCTGTTCAGAATCCCAGCCTGCCCCAGTCCACTACTTTTGCGCCTATTGTCACGGGGGGCACTGACCCGTTTGCCACAAATGGAATGTCGACGGGACAGAACCAGAACAAGCCTGCTGCCCAAGTATATAGCCAAGCCCATACCTTTAATACGGTGCGCTATGCGGTGAAAAATCTGATGACCTATTTCGGATTTTTCTTAGCGGCTATGATTATTTCTATGTCCACGCCTCGTTCTCTAATTCTGCAGTACATTCCCAACACTTACACAGCAGGAGGAGTGCCTTCATACATGGGCGCGGCGATTTTGGCTGGAGTGGCAGTGGCTGTCGGATATGTTGTGGGTACACTCGGAAGCTCCCTCATCTGAAGCTGAGTACAGGACTTTCAGTAGTCCGTACTTTTTGATACACTTTTCAAGAAACTTAATACAATCATAGCAAGGTTCTGAATTCATGATCTTGCCCTGCTTGTTGATACGAACAACTTTTAAAACACAACCACGAAGTTGTGAAGTGTCACCTAAACTCTTCACAACTGCGCGTTCAGCGTGTATCGTTTGGTTCGAATAACCACAACCAAGTGAACGAGACCCAGCCTTGTTGCGCGAACTTGCGATTACCTGACCACGCCTAAGAACTTCCGCATAATGCAAATGAGTATTTGTGAAGACAGAAGAATACTGCATTGTTATTGTGACTTTGATGTATCCAACCTTCAATAAAACAGATTCGTTTTTAAAAGTAATGGAGTGGATCTCCTTTCGCAGAAACTCAAAAGGATGGCAACGGGATCCACCTGCCAAGCTGCATACCAAAATCATGTTTGGACCGGGAATGTACTTGACCCCCGGATTTGTGAAATATCATAATATCACACATGTTATCAACTGTGCAACGAATAAAGATAGCCCAATTTGGTTTCGTGAGAAGTATCCGGCAAAGTATTCATGCATCGAAGCGATTGATAGCTTGGATGAAAATATACTTAAATGGTACCCTGAATTTGAAACCACTCTCAATAAATTCTTGCGAGAAGAAGAGTCGGGAAATATTTATATTCATTGTCAGTGTGGAATTAACCGATCTGGATTTTTAGCACTATTATTCGTATGTAAAAAGTTTAACTATTCATTTAAATTAGCATCTGATTCTATCCTTAAACAAAGACCATGTGCCCTCACTAATTCGTCTTATAAGCAGCAAGTTATTGAGTACATAAGTAATAAAAATCACATAACAAGTTAATGGGAGATCTGGGTAAAAATTCACTTTGGACAGATATTGAAAATGGTGCATCGAATGTCGAAACCGACCTTTTGGGTCCTTCGTACAGCTATGCTGACAATATCCCCGCCCCTTCATCTTTAGGTATTGGAACTAATGGTTCATTCAGTCAGCTTGGCACAAATATGTCAGGAATTGGAACTTATGTGTCTACTCTGATTGATGGAGACCCGCCTCTTGGAAACCAGTATTTTGTGAATACTGGTGGAACTTGTACGGCTCCCGATGGTTCATTGCAGCCACGATACAATTATGTGAATAATAAGCCAAGCGTGGGTGATTTATTACCTGCAAGTATGTCTGAAATTGGTACAGGTATTCAAGGACTCATTCCCGGTGTTATTGGAGATATTGAAGGATTGAATCCTCTGTACTTAATGAATTCTATTATGGCTGATGCTTCTCCTGCGTGCGAGTGTTACAAATGTACAGTGACAGACGGTGCACCTGCTCGGTTTCTGACAAGTTCATTATGTCCAGATTTTGATGCAAACGAGTGTCAGCAAGTAGATGTATCTCAATGCTTGGCTTCATCCGAATCATTTGAAAACTCAAACTCTGGGATGAGTGCGTTTATTCCCACAGTAGTCGCGGGGGTCGCGTTGGCTTACTTGCTTTGGATGAAGTAGAGTATTTTAAGACAAACAATTTAAACTTTATAAAATGGATAATGTTTTCCGAATAAAAAAGTCCAGAGATACTGTCCGAACAAAAAAGACGGACACTGTTTCTGGAACTTTAGATTCCATTCACCAGTCTGTTGTTTCCACTATTCAGGAGGAAACATCAAACCTTTTAGATATGAATAATCGATTAGATGATATTCGCGGCGAGATTGAAACCCTGAAATCATCATCTGATTTGAACGATATTTTGAAATTCACTAAGTTACAAGAAGAAGAAAAGTTGTTAAGCGATAGATTACTTAGTGAGAAGCCTCTTGAAGATTATTACCTAAAAAATGCTGATATTATCCTAAAGTATTACGGGTCTGGGGAAAAGGCACAAAGTGTCACATGTATGCCTGCAGACGCTAATACTTTCGTGAAGTATCTTACCCAAACATCAGAAACTGCCGCTCCATCCAAGAAGAAGCTTTATGACGAGTACATTTCACGAATGAAGATGAATACTGGCGAAGGAGTAGATGTAAAGCAGGCTGTCACTGAACATTGTGATAGGTGTAATATCGCTCGTGAAGAAGTTTCTGATGAAGGTATTTTAGTTTGTCCAAGTTGTGGGTCGGAAGAGTACATGTTAGTGGTTTCCGATTTCCCGAGCTTCAGAGATCCGCCAAAGGAGCGTAATAATTACGCTTACAAGAAGATTAATCACTTGAACGAGATTCTGAACCAGTTTCAGGCAAAGGAGTCTACAATTATTCCGAATGAAGTGATGAACGAAGTTGTGCTGGAAATCAAGAAACGCCGAATTCAAAATGTCGCGGAACTCACCGAAAAGGATATGCGCGAAATTTTAAAGAAGTTGAATAGATCAAAGTACTATGAACATGCAACGCATATCATTTCACGCCTTAATGGCAACCCTCCTCCAACGATTACTCCAGAAATAGAAGAGAAGATACGCACAATGTTTCAGGAAATTCAGGCGCCGTTTTTAATTTACTGTCCTGATGACCGTACCAATTTTTTATCCTATTCATACATTCTCTACAAGTTCTTTGAACTCTTAGAGCTAGATGAGTACAAGGTTTATTTTCCGCTATTAAAGTCACGCGATCGATTAATTGCGCATGACCAAATTTGGGCAAAGATTTGTGATTACTTGAAATGGGAGTTTATTCGATCGGTCTAGTTTAATGGAGTGCATTCCATACCATCTTGTGCGTTAGAGACCAAGCAACACCGAAGAGTGCCGCATGAACAAGGTTCACCGTTGAGCGAGAGGCGCCGGCGGGGAAAGTTACAAAGTTGCCAGGCACGAGCAGCCAGAATAATGCAGCAGCAAAAACAGCCATCTTCCACATTTTTATTATACAAAATAGAAAAAGGTTTTCACATTATTTTCTTTTGGAATAGCATACTAATGACTGTCAGCCGGTGGGGTTATCATCTTATTATAGATGCCGCCCGCTGTATGCCCAAAAATATTCGTTGTGCCAATAATATCGAACGCTTTTCCAAGACTTTAGTTGAACGAATTGAAATGGTGCCATATGGCAAGCCCCAAATTGTCATGTTTGGGTCAGGAAATAAGAAGGGATATACACTTGTACAGCTAATCGAGACCTCAAATATTACTGGACATTTCGTTGAAGAGACGAATGATTTATATCTTGATGTATTTTCGTGCAAGAAGTTTGATATTAATACTGTGGATGCGATTGTGCGGATGTATTTTGTACCTGAACATATCAAGAAGACTTACCTTGAACGCCATGCCGAAGTTCCTGATGGACCAAGCTGGTAAATAATACTTAATCAAATGCTAATTCAAAAAAAATAACATTGTGGTGAATTTCCATCCCAATGTTGTATTTTAAGATTTTGAAATATGAATTATGTCTAGTAAGCATCAGATTTTCCGGGGCACGGCGCATGCTTATCTGTTACCAGCACGCAATCACCTGTTCCACACTGACGATATCCCGGCGGGCATCCGTGAATAACACGAGAATCTGGATTGATAAACCCCTCAAACATTCCAGAGAAGTGGACAACAAGTAGAACTACGGCAATAATTAGTAGAGCCTTCTTCCACATTTATATTTAATCCTTTTTAGATTTTGGGGTGGCATCAGCAGGGTAAGTGGCGTGTCCAATAGGAACACACTCAGCCTGATTAATTCCTGATGCAGACTTACCCTCTACAAATCCATTTGGGCAAGTGGCGCCGAAAGTTGTCATTGTCTCGACATACCCGCGAATATTGTACCAGTAAAAGCGCATGACAACTGATGTTACTAGCGCAAATACTACAGCGTGAACAAGTAGAATCGTCTTACGGGGAGAGCTGCGAGAAGGTAGAGTCACAAGGACTCCTGGAACGAATGCCGCAAATAATAGGGCGGATAGTAGAGCACTCACAATATCCATTTATATTTACATATAGGATTTCTTCACCCAATTACGGTCGGCTTTGAATGTACGGGACCGACCCTTGGAGGTGCGCTTCGTGTAAGTTGAGGCAGCATTCAGCTTACGAAATGTTGATAGTGCTCCATAACGCTTTACCGCTTTCTTTAGAGCACGGTGGCGAGCTGTTTTTCCCTTAGTAGCCGCATACCCTAAGCGGACCAGCTTACCCTCTTTTAAAGGACCAATACCTGGTCCATGCTTCTTCTGCCACTTTGTACGATGAGTACGGCGCCGACCTCCCATACCCATCATAGATGGAACATGATTCGCAGCAATTTGTGCAACTCCACTACCTCCTTCTTGCGCAGAACAAGACATTTATTTATACCTTCTTATCGAAAAAGCTTGGGCAGCACTTCTTGGCAGCTACTGGTACCACTACAGCTACAGCTACAGCTTCTACCTTCTTAGGAGGAGCGGCTGGGCAGCACTTCTTGGCAACTACAGCTTCTACCTTCTTGACATCAGCCTCAACAAGCGCTACAGCCGCAACGACATGGGGTAGAGCAGCATCACACCATGAGAGAGCAGCAGCCTTATCAGCCTCAGGTAGATCAGAGCTGCTGACAGCCGTCTTTACCGCGCCAACAACGAGCTTAGCCTTATCGGCATCAGATAAATCAGCGCGAGCCTTGACCTCCTTGACAACCTTTAGAGCAAATGAAAGAAGCTGGACAGTATCCTTTAAGTCTACTCCCGCAGGCGAAACTGTAGCTGCAACCGCCGCCGCAGGCGATACGCTCGCTGAAGCAGGCACATCTGGGAGAGGGGCGGGGGCATCTGACATTTTATTAATAAACGACATATATTCTCTAAGTCCTAAACTTGCGTATTTTCAGATTGTTGTTTTGGGCACGAAGAACATCCTGGCTTTCCGGCGACCTTAATGCTTGAACTGATAGAATATCCATAAATCACAGCCGCCAGAACACCTAAAAGAATAAGCCACCACATTTATTTATAACAAATACCATTTGTATCAAAAAATGAACATGTAAATAAATAATGCCGACAGGTCTTACAATCGACACAGATGCTCCTGCGGGACCTAAGAAAACATCGCCGTTAAAGCTTACGCCAGAAGAAGAGGCGGCAACTAAAACTGCATTAAAGAATGCTACAAAACAGTTATCAAATGAAGTAGCAGTATTACGGTATGCCAAAGTTGTAAAAGGTAACAATGATCCAACTGTTAAGGATATGTTAGATAAAAAGGAAGATCAGTTAAAGAAGGCTCGTCGGGGGTCATTTTTTAAAGCTGGTAGGACTCGTAGACATAAGCGTAAAACCCATCGTACTAAGAAACACAGGGTTTAAACATTCTAATGTTGGAAAGGTTAATGGAATATGACGCTGAACGAGCTCTTGCTGAGATTGAAATGGAAGATGCTAGATTGAACGCTATGGATGAAGTTGCCGAACATACTTTCAAAGCAGATCCTCTGGATCCAAACTGGGCTCAGCCGGCTGAAATAACTGGGATTCACGCTGTTCGAATAGATGAAGTTCCGGAAGGACATTGGATTAGTGGCGGGAAGACAGGTACGGGTGCTAAGGATGAACCAATGGCAAATTCAACATTTGACCATGATCTTCCATCGTTAGCTAAGAATGGTCCTAAGGACCTTCCTCCTGTTTCAAATACTCCAGTAGGAAAGTTGACGGCTGCCGATACAGATAAGATGATTAAGGCTCGTACTGGTCCTACAGATGAAGATCTAGCCAATATGTTGAATTCTACCGTCCTTGATATGTATAAGCGAATGGAAGGTGGTCTTTATTCCAAGGAAAATCTAATTAAGGCTTATAATGGCTTTCATAGTAGTTAAGTATCTATTATAGAGTTATGGGTATACCCTTTTATTTTGCAAGTTTAATTAAGTCTCATCGTGGAATTACACACGCAGTGAAGCGAGATGCTCCAAAGGAAGTTGATGTTCTGGGAGTTGATTTTAACTGCCTTATTCACCGATATCTGAAAGATGAAGATCCAATTCAATCTGTGGTCGATGCATTCGATTACATATTGAAAAATGTGTGCCGCGCAAAAATTGTTATTATTGCCCTTGATGGCTTAGTTCCTTACGCAAAAATCGTACAGCAGCGCTACCGTCGTATGCGTATTAAAGATGAAGCTCAAACTGGAACTTTTGACCGTAACCAGATTTCTCCCGGAACACCATACATGATTGAACTTGAAAACGCAATGGCTGCGAAGTTTCCTTATGCGATTCTATCTCGTACATCTGAGTCAGGAGAAGGAGAACATAAATTGATGCTGGAACTTGATAAGATTCCAGCCCCACAGCGTCAAACGATTTGTATTTATGGTTTGGATGCTGACCTTATTCTAATTTGTCTTCAAAACCGTGAACTTTCAAAAAATGGAGGAATGACACTTCTTCGTGAAAGCGCAGAGTTCAATGACCCGTCTTTAAAAGCCGCAGAGTTTGCGACTTTGGATATTTGGGGACTGGCTCGTGAAATTCCACTTGAACTTCCTCAGTATATTGCTCTTTCGATTATGTGTTTCGGCAATGATTTCATGCCTAATTTAGGAATGTTTTCTTTGCGCGAAGACGGGTATGACCGAGCGATGCATTTGTATACTGAAGCTGGAAAGCCTGATTTATATACTCCAAAAGGACGGTCAAAGTTTCTGAAACTTGCCGCGTCTCGCGAAATGGGAGTGTACAAAGAGCGTATTAATTTACGCAAACGACCTGAAGAAAAAGGTGTTTTGGGAAAAGACCAAACTCAGTTTTCACGAAAGTATGGACTTCATGTTTTGGATGGAGTTTATGACATGAAACCAGTAGTTGAAGCGTACTGGAAAACTTTTCATTGGAGTATGGATTATTTCATTGAAAGTTCGCCGATAAATTGGGATTGGGTATATCCTTATGCTGATGCGCCACTCGTATCTGATATTGTAAAATATGCAGAAACGAACAGTATTCCTGAAAGCCCTCTGACTTTCACTGTTGTTGACCAATTACAGTTTATTATGCCAAAGAGTTCTTTGCGTAAATCTCGAAAGTTCGTGAAGTATCCTGACGAACTTCATTCGGAAACGCGTAATCCTTGGATGAAACGACACGATTGGGAAATGAAGCCGAGAATTTCACTTCCATGGAATCCAGCTACTTCGCTAACGAAAATCGTCCCCCTCTGAATTTCAAACCCACAGATGGTTGCTGTCCTAATGGACTTATCTGAATGGATGAATTTCCTACTGTTGATTGCGGAGGAGGAAGATAATAAGCGCGCTCAAATCGCGGTGTGCTGATAATAGGTGTAAGAATATCACTTTCGGGAAATCTTAAACCTTCAAATGAAGTCTCACGAAGATTCCAGTACTGATCATTGATTTTTCGCATTTCTCTTACATTTGCCATTTGAATCATTCCTTCTCCTCCACCTTCACGACTCCAATTATTCATCAAATATTGAATATAACTGTTTCGATATTCTGAAGGTTTTTTCAGTTTAGTAGCCATTTGAAGCATACTTAGTGATTCAGATACAGTTGAAGGACGGGGTTTATCAAGGCGTTTATTTACGGTGTTGTGTGCACGGACTATAAATAAGTATAAGTTGTACCTACTATCTGCCCAATTTGGGGTTTGCGAAGTATACGAATTATAAATATTTGTAAAATGACTCTTGCAGCTGGGACACGATATAGTTTCTGCCAATAAATCCAAGAATTTTTTAACAATAGCCTTATCTTCAGCTTTTGGAATTTCAGGATAATTCACAGAGATCGAATGAAGAGTTAGCCAACCCAATGGACCCCAGATTGCAGTCATTCCAGTTATTTATGCGCTGGAAATGAATCCAGCCAACATTGCGCCTTTCAGCATTTCCCGCTTGAGTTTGGCAGGCGTATTCGCATTTTTTAAAAGCTTATGTTTCGTAACAAGTTCATCCACTTGTTTATCGGACATACTGGATATCTTTCGCTTAATTGTTTTCCGATGACGGTTCTCTCCCTTATCGGTAATCAATCGAATAGTATGTTTACGCATATTCTTCTTTAATGGAGGTGGCTTCGCTGGATCAGCTACGGGCTTGACTTTAATCGTCTTGTGTTTGAGAACACCTTTAGGGTAAGTTTTCATGGTATTTACTTTTTTAACCATTGTCGGCTTAGGATCCTCTCCAACTTTTGTGATAATCATCCCTCTTATTACAAAACGAATAAATAGATTTACGGAGAACGAGACTCAAACAAATACCATGGAGTGGAATGCAATTTCGACATATTTTAAGAATGAGGGTGTCCATAAGCTAGTAGAGCATCAGATTGAGTCCTTTGAGGACTTTATTCGGAACAAGCTCCCCCTCATTGTATGTTCTACTGCTCCCATTGTGGTATGGCATGAGCAGGACGAGGCTACAAAGAAGTACAAATATGAGTTCCGTCTCTCGTTTGAGAACACGACTTATATCAAGCCGCGTATTCAGGAAGCGAGTGGGCGTATTAAGCCTATGTTTCCTCAAGATGCTCGTACTCGTAACTTCACTTACTCTGCACAGATGTTTTGCGATATTCGGTTTACTGCACGGTCTTACAAGGGTCCTACCTACACTACTTTCGAAGAGGAAGTTAAGGTATTTGAAGGTGTTTCTCTTGGCAAGATTCCAGTGATGCTCGGGTCTTCACTCTGTATTATGAAAGACTATCCTCTCTCCAAGGAAGAGATTGGCGAGTGCACTTACGATCCTTTCGGATACTTTCTGATTCACGGTTCTGAGCGCACCATTCTGAGTCAGGAAAAGGTCGCTGATAACCAGATCATGATCTTTTATAACAAGAAGACTTCATCAAAGTTCGGATTCTCGGCGGAAATGAAGTCTCTTCACGAATCGTTTACTACTCCACCAAAGAAGCTGGAAATTCGTATTAGTTCCAAGTTTAACGGGTTTGGGTACCCTCTCACTGCATGTGTTCCCCGCTTCCGTGAAGATATTCCTTTGATGGTTCTGTTCCGAGCGTTTGGACTAGAATCTGATCAGGAAATTGCCGAACTCATTTGGGGCGATAATCCCGATGAGAAGCATCTTGATATGCTTGCAGCTTCATTCAAAGAATGTTCGGATATCAAGATCTATACTCGCGAAGACGCAATCGAATACCTCACGCATCATTTGCAGTACGGTACAACTTCAGAGGACAAGAAGGGATATGTTCGCTCACTGTTGGAAACCGAGTACCTTCCACATGTAAAGTTTGGAGGTGAGCGTCTTCCATCTTTGACTGCATCTAAGATTATTGAGTCCCGTAAGATGATTCTTACTGCTTTGGTCATTCGAAAGCTCATTCTAACTGAACAAGGACTAATGAAGATTGATGACCGTGATGCATACCCTAATAAGCGTGTTGTTACCACGGGCGCGTTACTCACTCATCTATTCCGCCAGCTGTTCCAGAAAGTATGCAAGGATATTCGCTCAAAGTTCGTACACGAAGTCAATAATGATACTTGGAAGAAGCGGGATGTACCTCGTCCACTTGAAGTTATGAATATCAATAATCTCTACAAGATCCTGAAAGTATCGACAATTGAAGGAAAACTGAAGCAAGCCCTAGCCACTGGTAACTTTACAGTTCAGGGACTTGGAACTACTTCAACGGCTTCAACAGCTACTAAAGTTGGTGTATCTCAAGTTTTGAACCGTCTTTCGTATTCAGCGACACTCAGTCATTTGCGCAGAATTCAGACGCCAGTTGAGAAGTCAGGTAAACTTCTGGCTCCTCGTAAGCTTCACGGAACTTCTTGGGGGTATGTGTGTCCTGTAGAAACTCCTGAGGGTCATTCTGTAGGTATTGTGAAAGGCATGTCCATGCTCACTTCAATTAGCCAGCACACTTCATCTCTTGTTGTCCTAACTGTTCTGGAAGATATGCCGCATAAGATGGAATGGATTACTGATCTCTCAAATATGGCGAGGTATAAGGGAACTATGATTATCGTGAACGGTGTTATTGTAGGATATACTCAAACTCCAAATGAGATTTATACTTACCTAAAGAAGGCTAAGATGTGTTTCCGTCTACATCCACACACTGGAATTTCATGGAAGATTTATCAAAATATTATTAACATTGAAACTGATGGTGGTCGCTTCGTACGACCTCTGTTCCGCGTAGAGAACGGTGTGACTCTACCGCATCCCGTAAATCCTCGTGATTGGAACGATTGGGTACGAACTTGTATTGAATATGTTGATCCTGCCGAGTCTGAAACTATTAAGGTTGCAATGTTTCCCCATGAACTCACGAAGGAACATACGCACTGCGAAATTCATCCTACCCTGATTCTTGGACATATGGCATCATCTATTCCGCTATCTGATCATAATCAGTCGCCACGAAATACTTACCAATCTGCTATGGGTAAGCAGGCAATGGGTATCTTCGCTCGCAATTACGCTAAGCGTCTGGATAAGAACGGATACATTCTGTGCTCACCTATGCGTCCATTTGTAGAAACTCGTATGATGAATGTCTTGAACACTCACGAAATGCCGAGTGGTGATAATGTTATGGTCGCTATTGGAATTTATGGCGGGTACAATCAGGAAGATTCGGTAATTCTGAACAAAGCGTCAGTTAACCGTGGTTTGTTCCGCACTTTGTACTACACTATCTACAAGGACGAAGAGCATCGTAATGTTTCGTCTGGAAAGGAAGAGAAGTTCGTGAAGCCAAGGCGCGAGAATACGCGAGGATTCAAAACTTCTGCATATCATGCGATTCAGGACAATGGCGTTCCTGCACTCAATTCGTACATCAAGGAAAATGATGTTATTATTGGAAAGGTTACAAGCCTAAAGAGTGACCCAAATGGATACGCTTACCGCGACTCCTCAACTTGCCATCGTAATTCTGAAACTTGCCGTGTGGATGGAGTTTGGAACGATAAGAATTCGGATGGGTACCCTTTTGTGAAGGTACGCGTCGTTTCGGAGCGTGTTCCCGAGATCGGAGATAAGGTAAGTTCTCGTCACGGACAGAAGGGTACTTGCGGTATCATTCTGAATGAAGAGGATATGCCATTCACAGCTTCAGGTATTCGTCCAGATATTATCATGAACCCTCATGCAGTTCCATCGCGAATGACAATTGCTCAGCTGATGGAGACGATGTACGGAAAGATTTGTGTCGAGCGTGGAACTTTGGGTGATGGTACGCCTTACTCGCATCTCAAGGTTGCGACTCTAAAGGAACATCTACTTGATCTGGGGATGCATCCTTACGGCAACGAAATTCTGTACAATGGTCAGACTGGCGAGATGATGGAAGCCGAGATCTTTATGGGTCCTACTTTCTACCAGCGCCTGAAGCACATGGTTATTGATAAGAAACATTCTCGTGCTCGTGGACCGATTGTGTCTCTCACCCGTCAGCCTTGTGAAGGCAGGTCTCGCGATGGTGGTCTTCGTGTGGGAGAGATGGAGCGCGATTGTATGCTCTCTCACGGCGCCGCGTTATTTACGAAGGAACGACTAATGGATGTGTCGGACCCATTCACGACCGGATTCTGTAAGACTTGTGGAACTCTTGCTGTCATGAACCCTGCAGAGAATGTTTATCACTGTGGAAGTTGTGGAGTAAAGACTAATTTCGAGATGAAGACGATTCCTTACGCTGTAAAGCTCTGGTCACAGGAATTGGAAGCAATGCATATTGTTCCTCGCATGGTATTTGAGTAAATTGTGCGTTATAAATAAGCGAAAAGGATGTTTGAGTTTATTGAGAAGGTTGTCTATATAAACTTACAGCACCGAACTGATCGCCGTGAACAAATTGAAAAAGAATTAGAACCATATTTTTCACCTGATAAGATTGTGCGTTTCGATGCAATCAAGGACGAAATTGGTGCGTTTGGATGTTCCAAAAGTCATATTGGCGCTCTCGAACTCGCTATGATCCACGGATGGAAAAATGTTCTTATCCTTGAAGATGATTCCGTATGGAACAACTTTGAAGAAAGCTACAAGAAACTGGAAGATTTTGTGTCACGACCATATGATGTTATACTTTTGGGATGCCGTGCACCATGGTACCTTCCTCATAATTTTCGAATTCTAAAATCACTGTCTGCGAATGCTTACTTGGTTCATGAGAATTATTACCCTAAACTACTTGATAATTTCAAGACTGGACTCGGACTTTTCTTGGAAAGCCGTGATAATGAGAAACATGCTGTAGATACATACTGGCATCGTCTCATGGAAGTTGACGAATGGTTTTGTGTACTTCCTTCATTAATGGTACAGTGTGAATCGTACTCTGATATCTTAAATAAGCATGTAAATGGACGGGATGATTTTCGGTGATATAATATTAAGATGTACAAGTACTTTATTGAATTACTTGGAGTTGTGACCGTTCTTTACGCCAAACTCCTAACTGAAGCCAATCCTGTGGTCATGGGAATTGTATATTTTTCCATGTTCACCATTGCACACGGTATTACTACTGGATACTTTAACCCTCTTTCAGCATTTGCCAGTTATGCTCTTGGACGAGTCCCATTTAATGAAATGATTTTGAATATTGTGATGCAAGTGATGGGAATGTTTTTAGTTATCATTTCATTTATGCCGATAAGCGCTTTCATGAAGAAGGTGTAAGGTATACAAATGAGTCTGTACCTCTATGTTATTGATCCCAATCACCGTGAACTTCAGCGCGAGCATGTTCGTAATCGTCGCACAACTGATTCTGGTGTAGATTTAGTTTGCCAGAATAAGGTTTTGGATGTGGCTATGCCATTTAATCTGGGTGTTGAACTGAAGACTGGCATTATTGCTGCTGCTTTAGACAAACAAGGTAAGCCAGCACCATACCTTCTTCTTGCTCGGTCATCTACATCTCTAACTCCCCTTCGTATGTCAAATCAGATTGGACTTGCAGATGCAGGGTACCGTGGTGAACTTATTGCGCGTGTTGATTGTTTAGATACTAACCGTGCTCAGTATAGTATTCAAGTAGGACACCGACTTTTCCAGATTGTTCAGCATAATTGGCTACCTTTTGACGAAGTTATTTTAGTAGATTCTCCTAACGATCTTCCAGCACCTCCAGACAATCGCGGAGGGGGTGGATTCGGGTCAACTGGAAACTGATTTAAATAAAGTTACCTCATTAAATATAATGCCCTTTTAGCACAGTGGTAGTGCATTCGATTTGTAGTAAAAAACTAACTATCGAAAGGTCGTGAGTTCAATTCTCACAGGGGGCAGATTAGAGACTCAAACGATGTTCCTAATGTGCCATAACGAAATAGCATCGTGAACAACTGCTCCCCAGTAAGCGGTGTATAGGGTTTGACCAAACCCAAAAATCATCACTAAAATGAGTATGATTGAACGAATGAAAGTGTTGAGGATAGGGTTCGCGGTCGGCACGAGCAGTAGGTTCATTTGTCTTTACAAAATTTTTTTCGTGCAGTATATCATAAACACGAAATGGGTGGAGGACTAATGCAACTTGTCAGCTATGGTGCGCAGGACATTTACATCTCCGGAAACCCCCAGATTACTTTCTGGAAGATCCTATACAAGCGCCACACGAACTTCGCCGTAGAGTCCATTGAGGTAACCTTCAACGGACAGGCGGACTTCAACAAGCGCGTAACAGCCGTAATTAACCGTAACGCCGATCTAATGTACAAGACCTATGTACAGGTTGTACTACCCCAGATTGACCTCGTAAACTCACCTCCTACAGGAGTCAAGGGCTTCCGCTGGCTCAACTACATTGGTCACCGTCTAATTAATCAGGTTGAGCTCGAGATCGGCGGACAGCGCATTGACCGCCAGTATGGTGACTGGATGCAGATCTGGACGCAGCTCTCAACGGATGCCGGTAACATCAAGGTGCTCGACTCCATGATTGGCAACACGCACGACCTAGTCCTAATGAAGCGCAGTGTTGGACTCCAGCTAGACGCGACTTGCTCAGCGTCCGAGACGACGATCTCTTGCGTATCCCGCGCGGGCACGCCAGCCAAGACGCTCTACATCCCTCTACAGTTCTGGTTCTGCCGCAACCCCGGTGTAGCGATTCCCCTAATTGCCCTCCAGTACCACGAGGTCCGCATCAATGTAGACTTCGAGACATGGCAGAACTGCCAGTACGCCGAGGGAGAAATTGGCAGCCCCATTGCCTGCCCCGCGCAGTCCCTTGCTGCCGCCTCCCTCTATGTCGACTATGTCTACCTCGACACGGAGGAGCGCCGCCGTTTCGCCCAGCAGTCCCACGAGTACCTCATCGAGCAGGTACAGTACACGGGTGCTGAGTCCATCACGAGCTCATCCAACAAGATCCAGCTCAACTTCAACCACCCCGTCAAGGAACTCCAGTGGGTCGTCCAGCGCGACTCATTCGTTGACTGCTCAATTGCTAAGTGGCTCGCGTCAGTTGGCGGTGCGCAGCCCTTCAACTACTCCGATGACTTCTCAACGGATGGCATGATTGTCTCACTCCTCTCACAGGCCAACGGTCAGACGGCGACTTCTGGCTCATACCCCTCTGCGGCGACGATCCCACTCGGACAGGGACCAACCCAGTCTTCATCGCTCATTGGCGCGGAGACTTTCGACACGGCTGGTGTCACGGAGTTCGAGTCAGGTGTCAACTACCTCCTCGCGAAGGTCATTCTCGGCTCAGATGTCCGCTGCGAGGGCAAGAACCCAGTCGAGGTTGCCAAGCTCCAGCTCAACGGACAGGACCGCTTCACGGAGCGCGAGGGATCATACTTCGACAAGGTCCAGCCTTACCAGCACCACAGCCGCTCACCTTCCACGGGCATCAACGTCTACTCCTTCGCGCTACGCCCCGAGGAGCACCAGCCTTCTGGAACATGCAACTTCTCCCGCATTGACAAGGCTACGCTACAGCTCACAGTCTCACTCAACACGGTTGTCAGCACGCGCACGGCGCAGGTACGCGTATACGCGCTCAACTACAACGTCCTCCGCGTCATGTCAGGCATGGGTGGACTCGCGTACTCCAACTAAGCGTAGAGTGTGTTACTTTGGTATTAACCGTAATTCAATCATAATAAAACCCACAATTGAGTTTCAATACTGAACTTCAATTGTGATTATGTGAAAGTTGTAATATGATAGTGTATGTATCATGATTAATCTAATTAATAATTTTCCTAAATACCATAATTGTATTTTTGAACCATGGGATAGTAGCAGCTTCTCTCATTTTTAGTTCACTTTCAATATCATTTGTATATCCTAGATTGCAAATTTTAGATTTGACATAATCATTATCCTGTTCGTTAAAATGACCATATCCACCTTGTCCTTTCACTGCCCAGCTTAATATGATGCCGTATTTATTATTATTATGTAAATTGCCAATAAAAATATCTTCAAAGTGTTTTGGTAAATGTTCACCTACCTCTAGAGAAATAACCCAGTCATATTTCTCCGCAAATTGATAAGGAATAGATAAATCTAACACCCCACATAAGTTATTTGTATATTCTGGAGTAGATGGATTTCCATCAAATCCATCTGCAAGAATGCCTGTTTCTTTTAATGTTTTTACATATTTACCATCGCCGCATCCAAGATCGACTATTTTTTTAACTTTCTCATCTTTTAAAAATACAATTATTTGATTTATAAGAGCATTATCATAGTAATGTCCACTTGTTGTGTTTTCATCTAAACCTTCCCATATCCCAGATTCATTGATAGGCATAATAATTATTATAATAATATATTTTTATCTAAATACAGTTAGCAATTCTTAAGTTGATCAAGCATGAACTTTTCGTATACCTCCTTCTTGAAAATGCGAGTAGATAATTCTTTTCCATTCTCTGCAATCTTACGCGTTAGTTCTTTATCATTGAGAAGCTTGTTAATATAAAATTTTAGTTGTTCAATATCGTTTTCAATAATAATACAATTCTCTTCATGTTTTAGGTATGAATCAAACCAAGGTTTCCTCAGACGAAAATATATGACTGCTGAGCCAGACATAAGGCATCGAGCATAATCTGACGCAATTCCAAACCCCTCAATAGATAACCAGATGGTATGTTTACTATACTCATCTTTATAAACCCTTTCAGAAAAGCATTCTTTTGGAATAGACCTCCACCAATCTGTAGCACCATACAAGTCTGATCCACTAACAAGTTTTACATCACAACCGGGAAAATTGTTCAATTCAAAAACTACTTGACGCCTTACTGCACCAGTACACTCTCCTCTCCAGAATACATCATGTATTTTATTTTCAAATGGAATTACTGTATCGGGCAAATAAAAATCAGGGTTTTCAAAAAACTTATCATCTCCACTTATTAATATTGTGTTTGGACCAGCAGCAAAATATGATATAAGTAAGTATTTCTTGAAGCATTTGTTTATGTTTTTTGGCATGTCTACTACAAAATCAGACTGATATATAATTAAAGCAGTATCATTAGGAAGATTTTTAACTAAAAAATTTACAATAGGACCACCACTATTAGTACATAATCCATATTGACACCATAAATTAACCTCCGGAGCTTTCGTTGTTTCGATTTTATTAACATATGTCTTTCTTACTCCATTGTACCAAACCGAATGGTATTGTCCGCATTCTGGTGTAAATATTTCCATATTTAATTATATCAACTAAATAAAATGACTAAAGAAGAGGTTACAGATATATTCATTAAGACATACTATAAGGACTTTATTTGGTTAGAATACTGCTTGAAAAGTATTCAAAAATATGCATCAGGATTTCGTAATGTGATTATTGTATCTGATAATGACGGAAATACTATCCCCGCAGAATATTTGATACCAAATTGTAAAGTTTATTATGTAGATGTCCCAAAAAAATACCCAAATGGTGTAGAAGTATGTATTGGATATTTATGGCAGCAAATAGTTAAATTAAGCTGGTATAAGTATACAGATGCCGATGCAGTTTTATTAATAGATAGTGATACAATGTTTACATGTCCAACAAGTCCGGACATGTTTAAGATTGGTTCAAAATTTGTATGGTTTTATAGATTGTGGAAAAATGCAGAACGAGCAATATGCCATAAACAAAACACAGATTTTATGCTTCAATTAGATACTAAGTACGAAGGAATGTTTCTAATTGGATTTTTCTTTAGGCGCGATACGACTCTAGCATTAGAAACCTATTTATGTAATAAACATCAATGTCCAGATATATGGAGTATCATTATGAAATATAATATTAAAAAAATGAGTGAATTTAATATTTATGCATCATTTATTCATCATTTTAATAGATCCGAATATACTCAAATTGTAAATCCGGATTCCAAAAACTATCACAATAATACAATATATTTTACATGGTCGTGGGGAGGGTTATTAGAAGAGGATAAGAAGAAGCGCGAAGAAATTTTGAATGCTTAAGTTTTCTTGTGCAAAATAACACATGATGGAAACTTATCATAAAATGTGGAAATATCTGTATCTTTATCTACAAGAGTTGACGCATTGATTATTAGAGTATTCCTTGTTATATTTCGGTACATATACTTCCAAAACTCATAATTTAATTTATCTGAACTGAGCATATCAAAAATCATTTGAGTAATAGCTAAATCGTAAGATCCACAACCGCAATCGGGAACTATTTTTAAAATATATGAATCGAGATGTCCAAGTAAATTTGTAAATAGTGGATCACCAGTTTTATAAAAAGCTACTCCATTAATGTGGAAGAACATACTCTTATCATGGAATGGTATTTGCATACTACCATCATAAGATGCTCCAGAAACTAAGAAGGTTCCAGAGTATTTTACATAATTTATACATGCCAAACCCCAATTTTGACTTAAAGTACAATCTGATTCAAGTAAGAGAACAGTATTATACTTTGATGCATACTGCATTGATTTCAAAAACATGATATTAGGACCGGATGTAAACCCGTATTTTGGTATAGTTTTAATTTTGTCTTTATCATCACCCTGTATGTATATATCGTCAATTGGATGTATATTTAGATTAATAATTTCAACAAAATTGAATTTTTGGGATGCAATTTTTACAAATTTTTCAAGTTTATCTTTTACTGCCTTATAGAACTTATTAAGTACTAATACGCAATCTAATGGAAGCTTCTCTTCAATTGTATTTGTCAAATTCTCTATAAAAGTATCAAATTTTGGACTTTCAATTTCTTTAAGAGTAATACAAATAAAAACAGCTTCCAAATTATTTAAAGACAAATTAGAAATATTTGTAGTACTACTTATTTTTTCAAAAGTTGGTATTTTATACATTTGATGTACATGAACTGGTCCGTATATATCATCTTTATAAACTGAATACCTATACTTTTTTTCAGGTATTTCTTCAGTTGGTGCTGCTTTTTTAACTACATTCATAAAATTAACAGATTTCATAGTATACACTTAATATTTAATCCGTAAATATATACAGGAGATTATGTACACTTTACGAGAGTGGCAAAGTATGAATAAAGAAAAGAAGGATTTAATTGTTCAGGCTTCAACTATTGATGAAAGAGACGGTAAACAACCATTTCCTATTGGAATGAGTTATCAGTATCTTCTTCATGATAACTGGAAGAAAGAAACCCAAATTGGGTCACATGATAATTTAGTTCTGTGTGCAATTCGACCCCATACCGATAACAATTCTCGTAACAAACTGCGAAAGACTTCAAGAAATAGAGCCCTACAAGTTCTTGAGCAAAATAATATTCAAAATATCAGTATGGGTGGAGATGAGTATTTTACATCATTACCATCTTACAAATTTGTAATTTCGCCAGAAGGAAACGGTATTGACTGTAATCAGCATTATGAAGCGTTAATGGCTGGATGTATTCCTATAGTTGAACATAATACCCATATAAAGTATATTTATGAAGGATGTCCTATTTTGTATACTCATGATTACTCTGAAATTACCCCTGCATATTTAGAAAAAAAGTATTCTGAAATGATTGATCAAAAGTATAATTTTTCAAAGCTATTTTTGAGTTCTCATCCACCAAAAACTCGAAAAATTATAAAAGAGTGTTCTACATATTGGACAGTACGCTTAACGAATAAAGTCTGGTATACTAACTAATAATGTCCTCTAACAAGACTCAGCGCAAGATTGGTAGCCGTCGCAAAGTATGGAACGGAACTGCTGAGAAGACACCCGGAGGTCTTACCCGCAAAGACCTAAAGCAGAACAAGTACGGTCGTATTGTGAGTGTTAAGCGCAGCATTCGTGGTGGAGCGATGTGCGGAAATGGAAATGATGATAAAAAGGAGGAAGAAGAATAAATGCCGATTCAAGAAGGATATTTTCAAGGTTTAAATTTTAATGAATACGAAATACCGCTATTGGCTGATGCATATCACACAATATCGGAAGTTCCAAATGGATGGAGTATGCTTGCTCGTCGCGATGTTCCGGGAGATTCAGGATTTATAAATCCCAAACATTCCGACCCAGATGTTATATCATTTCTTCTTCATATAAAATCCAAGCTACCTATTCCAGGGTATGGATACATTATGCGTCAGATGGAAACTATTGCAAAAAATGGTTGGAGTGATTTTACAATACATCGTCGGAGCGGAATCTATACAAAAAATCTCATTTTAATAGATACGAAGTAGTAAAATTGGACTTGTAGTATAGTTGGTTAGTACAGCGGACTTTGAATCCGTCAACCTTGGTTCGAATCCAAGCTGGTCCAAAAGCATTTTAAACGAACGAAACCTAATCTAAAAAATGCCAGACTTTATTGTGGAGGCTAAGACTGTACAGACTGGCGCTGTTCGTACTCTCACGGAGGCTTTGAAGTGTATTCTGGTAGAGATGAGTCTGATTTTTGACTCTAATGGTATTCGCATGGTAGCCATGGACAATACTCGCACGGTTCTCGTTCATCTTCGTTTGCATGCCGACAAGTTCGAGAAGTTTTCTTACAACAACTCATCTTCCAAGTTTGTGATTGGTATTAATACTGACCACCTTCATCGTATCATTCGTACTGCCACGAATGATGATACGGTAACTTTCTATGTAGATCAGGCTGATCCGAATACGCTCGGCATTCTACTGGAGGACGGTGAGAAGAAGCAAGTTACCCGTTACAAGCTCAACCTTCTTGACCGCGATGAGCCCGATATTTCTCTACCCGAAACTGAGTTTTCTACCCACATTACGATGCCTTCCCTAGATTTCCAGAAAATATGCCGTGACATGACTCTACTTGGTGCCAAGACGGTAGAAATCAAGAATGTATCATCAAGCCTCACTTTCGGATGCAAGGGTCACTTTGCGTCTCGTACGACTATCATGGGAGATTCAGAGAATGAGTTTTCTATTCAGAAGAAGGAAACGAATGAGATTGTTACAGGTAACTTCTCTCTACCCCATCTAGTTCTGTTCACAAAGTGCACCAATCTGTGCAACAATCTTGAAATTCACATGAAGAATGATTGGTTCCTCATGATTCGGTATGTTGTTGCAAATTTGGGTGAAGTCAAGCTGTGTCTCATGCCACAGTCTGTTTAAAGTACAATCCAGTAACAAACCCAATCATTCCTTCAAAAATATCAATAAGCATGTTTTTTTCAAGTGGATCTACCATTTGGTATGTTATAAATACATCAAGTACGGGTCTATAATAGGACCCTAGAAACCCAAAGATGAAATGCCAAAAGGAATTCCATCTGTCGGTGAACAGGTCCCGCATTATAATTTCATTCCATAAAACTCATGAATATAAACCGATATATTAGAGACAATCTCTAATCCAAAACATCCAACCGCCATTGTTTCGGCAATAACAAAATATGTACTGAATTCGGATGGACTTATTCCAATAACATTACGAATGATTTGAAAGAATGGAGGTTCGCTGCGTGTGAGTTTTTGTTCTGCTACGATGGAAATACACACTTTCAGAATAATGTGTTGTAACCAGATGACAAGTAAACATAAAAATACACCTACCTGAAACCAAAATGCAGGATACAATGTATGACATAATAAAACCATAACAATAATGGTCATACTCACAACAAAGTGAAGCACGCCCAGAATATATCCCAACACTTCGCCATCAGTAGAAATCCAGCCATACAAAAAACCGATAAGTTGTCTTGTATAGTTTTCTAATTTTTCTACTACTGGTCCGTCAATAACAATCTGCATTATTACTACTTAGGTCTTGCTTTATGAGGAGTGTACGTGACATCATCCGTCACTTTGAAGTAAGTCATCTTAGGATTTAAGTATGACTTATCTGAAACTGTAGTTGTACTATTCCAAATTTTAATAATAGAGAAAGGACCCTTTGGCGAGATGGTAACACCAACAAGAGTTTCCTTGCGGTGAATCATAAGTTCATTCGTAGCACACTGAATCATCATGTCTACAAATGTATTGTAAGCTATATCACCATCAATCTTCTTTGACCATGCACCGCCTGCTTCATTTTCAGGAACATCCCATACTGGCTTGAACCCTCGGCGCATAAAGAAGAACATCCCCGACTCCCACGCCTCTTTTGAAATTGAGTCCACGACCGTCCAGAATTGCTGGGGCGTGGAGATATCTACGAATTTTAGGTAACCGTCCATCGAGTAATCCTTGTTGTTTGGGTCATGATACCACAAAATCCAAGTATATTGGAACTTTGTGGTAGCTACTTCTGACCCCATTTCTCTTACTAAACAAATATACTTAAAATGGATTCGTTTTTCATACAAAGGAAATATGAGTAACAATGACAATGAGCCTCACTGCAGAACAAGTGTATGGGGTTCGTTTTGGACTCAAGTTGCCGCTGCCGAAGATTGTTCAGGATAATATTGCCAGCCTGCGCATCACCCCTGTTCCGTTCAAGCCGCCGTTCCGTCCAGCCACCAAGGGATATAATCAGAAGAAGCCTGTTCAACCTGATAACTGGCGCGAGAACATTCTGATTGAGACCGTCCGTCGTGTAAAGGAGCGCGACGACCCTGAATATTCCGAAGTATTCGGCTCCCTCAATAAGATATCGGTGAAGACTCTGGATAAGCTATCCGAAAAAATCATTCAAAATATCCAGAAGCGCGATGAAGTATTCCGTCTTCGTGTAACAACTCTTCTGTTCGATGTAGCTATTTCTCAGTCAAGTTATGCGGTACTTATGGCTGACTGTGCAAAGAAACTATCGACTGAAATTCCCGATATCAAGAGCGATTTACTTGTTCAAACTGAGATGTTCCCAAAGCTTTACAATATGACCGAAACCCTGACTTATCCTCAGTCAGATGAGGCTGGGTATTCTGAAAAAGTTATTGAATGGATGAAGCTGAAGGACAAGCGTCGTGGGTACGCGAAGTTTGTGACTCAGTTATTTGTTCGTGAACTAGTTAGTGAACAGATGGTAGGCGAGTGTATGACGCATGTATCTGCCGATCTAGCAGTTATGGCAAAGCAGCCAAAGGAGGAACAGAACGAAGAAAATGTAACTCAGTATATTGATTTTCTGTTTGAGACCGCTAAGATTCTTCCACCAACTGCAGCTGGACTTCGTTCTCTAATGCAAGGAATTATACAGTCTATTCTTCAAATTCCCCGTTCTGAACTGCCAAGTTTGAATATGCGTTCACGATTCAAGTTGGAAGATACGCTCAAATGCGTTCAGTAGATTCAAGTTCAAACAAAGTGTTAGAACAAATGTCTGTGCCACCAGCCAGTGTCCTTCTTCGTGCCGCTCAGGTTAGTATTGCGGAGGACAAGCCTATCTACCTCGATTACTTTCAGGATAGTGTAGAAAAGAAGTGCTGCATCGGCGTACAGGAAACTACGAAGTATCTCGTAAAGTCCGATTCAGAGTACACTTCTACAATCCAGTCAGTTTTTAAGTGCGAGTCATGCTATATCGTGGCTACGGAGAACAGTCTGTACATTGTATCCACGGACATCCCAATTAAGAAGATTCTGGCTCCTAAGCCAGAGGTATAAACAGGAGTAGTTAAGAGAAACAATGTTGTTTCCACCTCCACATTACTTTTTATTTGAACCTTTGAATGATCGAGAGACGCAAAAAATATGGAACGAGTACAAAGAAAAATACAGTTCTGATTGCGAGTTTTCTGAAGTTGATGCAGCCGAACTGAACTCAGTTGATAATTTTGCTCCATGGTTTGATAACTGGATTTCACAAGTTTCGGTGAAACAATCTACTCGTTTCCGTATTTTGCTTATTTTGCACGCTGAGTTTCTAACTTATTCTTGTCAACAAATGTTGAGGCGTTCACTAGAACAACGGTCATTCAAGTGCCGAGTTTGGTTTCATGTTGAAGACCCAACCAATATCCAATCGGCTATTATGAGCCGGTGTATTACAAAACGAATTCCTACTTACATCCATAATCCTTTAATCAAGTAAGATGGTAGTTATCAATGTATTTACAGATGGAGCATGCTCAAACAATGGTCAGAAGAAAGCTCGTGGTTCATGGGCTGTCTTCTTCCCTGAGAACGAAAGTCTAAGTGAGGCGGGTCCACTAGGCGATAACGAACCCCATACCAATCAACGCGGCGAACTTCGGGCGATTCTGCGTTCAGTCGATATTATTGAAAAGAACTTCGGATTTGAAGTTGATGTTCATATCTTTACAGATTCTCAGTATTCGAAGGATTGCCTTACCACTTGGCTTCCTGCATGGTTGGCAAATGAATGGAAGACAAAACAGAATAAGCCAGTATGCCATCGTGACCTAATTGAGTATACTTCGACAAAGCTATCAAAGTTCAATTCGTTCATCATTACGCATGTAGATGCACATACGGGAGGCGACGATTACAAGAGTGTGAATAACGCTAAGGTAGACCGTATGGCTGTTCGTATTCTTGATCCTACGGCAAGTGAGGAAGTCAAGGTTATTACCAGTAATACTCAAGTGCCAATCGAAGGTCTTCCAATTTGGATGATGGGTCCACCAGTTTCTGAATCCGACCTTGCTAAATGGTGCCATGCAAATGTAGACAAGCTCGATAAGGCAGCAGTGACAACTGCTCTTCTCCAAGCCCTAACTAAGACGGTAAAGAAGCAGGGATTTGAGCTCGTCAAGCAGAAACTTCACCGTTCTACCAGTTATCGGCTCGTTTCCGCCAACCATTTAATTACCGAGGGAGCTACAATAGTAAAGGAGGAATGAGTATTCGTGCCTATCATTTCTGGTCACCGACATGTATGCCTTGCCAGCATATTAAGCCTGCTATAGAGCAGCTAAAACAAGATTTTCCGGAAGTTAAGTGGATTTCTGTAAATACGCACAACGATAAGGAAGGATATGCCGTTGTACATAATGTAAAAGTTGTTCCTACAATTATAGTTGAAGTTCGTGATAATAAGGGTAAGGTTCTTGGTGGTCAACGAGCTGCCGGAACAGATATGATGGCTTACCATCGTATGATTCGCGGAGCAATTAAGGCTGTGGCTCAATTACCTCAATAATCTACTTATCCAGATACAGTTGTGGTTATGAGTTCACCATTTTTGTATAAGTCGCAAACAAAATCATCGCCGCTAGCTTCTGCACATTTGCTACCGTCGGCTGGTTTCGTTGCATCAGTGGGAGCCACCGTGGGAGCCTCAACACTACTAAATCCTCCAGAAGTCGTTTTATCCGTCTGATTTTGAATGAAAGGAGTTGAACTTCCAGACACGGCTTTTACAAGATGGTACCCTCCAATTCCAAATGCGGCTCCACCTACAATTGCTACAGCTGGAGACCATACAGGATCTAAACATCCTGCAGAATACCTCACTCCAATTTGTCCAAGAACAGTCGCCAAAAGAGCAACGCCGGGAGCTATAGTGCGATTAGCATTTCCTGATTCCCATTCTCCAATCATGTAATAAAACATTACGGCAGTCACAACTAGGATATTTTGGGGCGCCCATTTATTATCGAATTTTTCCAAACCTGGGAATGAACACAGAGCTGTATTTGAAATTGCATCACCACCAGTTCTAGTAGGAGGTACGGGCGCATTGAATGGTAATGGCGGTATATCAGGCAACCAAGATGCAACTTCACCTACGGCAGGTATATTTGTATGTGTGACTGCTTGAGCTACCGCTGCAGGGGCAGCAGCTACATTTGATACAGCTTGAGCTACCGCTGCAGGGGCAGCAGCGACTGTCGATGCAACTTGTGTTATAGTTCCTTTTGGAACTCCCATTCCCACCAGACCATTGGCAATCATCGCCACAATCCCAACTAAACTTCCAATTGAAAACTTGAAAGTTTGAGAAATAATGTCCGCAATCGCTCCGAACGCAAGAAGCGCGACTGGAATATAGTAAATTAGTTTTGTTCCAGTTTGAGGGACTCCTAATCCTGCTAGAATTTGATAAGCCTTAAGTCCTAGGAATCCAGTAGTTCCAAGAGCTGCACCAGTAGCTATTGCAAGACCTACAATAATCCAAGCATTTAATGCAGTATTATCTGTCAGGATTCCCATTGATTATATTCAAGATACAAAATCATGCCAAACTACAAATGAGTCTGTATAGCTCAAGTGCCTCGTGGGGAGGTAATTGCTCAGGAGCCAACCAGAGCCCTATTAACTTATCACAGGCTGCAGCCAAACCTTGTGACCTTCTTTGCGAACTTGTTTTTGATGATGTGTATGTGCCACAAGCTACCGTCGCTATTTCTAATGAGGGAATGGTCTTGCAAAATACAGCGGGACTGGGTTCATGTAAGTTTAACGGAGAAGGGTACACTTGCCAAGCACTTTTAGTTAACCACCCCAGCCATCACACGATTGAGAACATTCAGGCTGATGCGGAAGTTGTGGCAATGTTTAGTAGTCCTACCGGTGGAAATCTTTGTGTGAGCACACTTGTTCGAGTAAATCCTCATCAAACAAATGCAACATCGTTTTTCAATGCATTTGTTCCGTATGGAAATCCAAGTGTAGCTTCAACGCCTGTAAATCTGGGCGATAATTGGGGACTGTTTCAGATGGTTCCTCCTGCCGGTTCTTACTATGTTTACGACGGTTCATTGGTCACACCGGGATGTGACGCTACAAAGTGGGTAGTCTTCAAGTCTATGATTAATATTGATTCTAACGATTTTGCACTTTTAGTCAAAAATGTCAATCCGGGATCGCGTCCCATTCAGGGTCTTGGTGATCGCGAAATTTTTTACAATGATGTCGAGCAGTTACCCGGAGGACCCATGCCTCACGATAATAAGACTTACATGAAATGCCGTCGTGCAGGTCAGAAGACTCCCTTAACTAAACCAGTTGTACAAGCACCACTTGGCACAACATCTGCTAAAGACAAAAAGACTGTTTTAGGTCATGTACAAGACTGGGCATCTTCACAAGTAGCTGCAAATGGATGGATTTCGTTATTTGATATGATTCTTTTAATTGCGGCATTTGGAATAGGAGTTTGGGCTGCATGGTTATATTCAGACCAAATTTCATTCCTTCTTACCTTAAATACACTCGCTCAATCAGTGGCTTCATATCTTCGTAAACTTGTAGGATTGGATAAGAAACCACTTCCGATAACTTCGGCATCAGTTTAAGGCTTACGATCCCAGTAAGTCTCATACTCTTCAGGCTGATCATCCCAAAAGCTCTGTTCTTCTTCTTCATCTGAAAGAGGAGCATCACCATTATCAAGAGCCTCCTGCACCTTATCGCGCTTGACACGAACCTTCTTCTCAACAACTGTCCATCCGTCGGTTACTGGACCAGTATGCGCAGCTCCATTGATATCAGAATCGTCTGAATTATTTGAATATTCATCATTCTCTAAAATACGCTCTGGCTGCCTGCGAATCGGAATAGAAGCAGAAGGAGGTGGTGGAAAATGTGCTTCTACATTAGGCGTGGTATCAAAATTCACAGACTTCCAATCAACCTTGGATGTACTCTTTGTCTCATTCAAAGATAGAGGAACAAAATCCTTCTCATGTAGTTGTGGAGTAGGCTTTGTCGCAGTCTTGGTAGTAGCGGGCATCTTTGTCTGATTGCGCTTGTGTGGAGGAATATAAGTTGACATGGTTGATACTTAATTAAGTTGGCTGAAAAAATCCATTTTCCAAAACGAACTTACATGTTCTATTGCCTTATCCATTAAGGATGGTGTTCGGAGTTTCAATTTCTACAAATGGAAGTATTTCGGATATTACAATTCCTGGAAAAACTGCCGATGTTCTTGAATGGATTCGTAAGAAGTTCAAGAACACCGATATTCAATTTCAGGGTAAGATTCAGGATCCAGTAAAGGATGACCGATGGCTTTCAGTATTCGCGTATTCGTCCGATACCGATGAGAATGCACATATGCTTCCATCGCCGTTTGACGAAGAAACTTATTCGGGAAATATTGTTATTCTCGCATCATCCAATGAAGATCAGGATACTTACGATCCGCATATTAATGCATACACCAACCTAAAGTCTTCTGATTACGAAACGCTGTATCAAGAGTGGACTTTTGCAGTTGAAGATGCCGAAGAGGAAGAGGAAGATCCGGATGCTGATGCAGAAGGTGAGGATGACGCTGATCAGATTGACGATGATGATGACGAGCCTGAAGATACGAAGCGTGAACCTGCCAATATCACGAAACCTATTCATTCACGATCTAAGAATGTATTTGTACAATCTCCACTTCGCGATAAGGCAATTGAGAATTTTGAGGAACTTCTTGGCGATCATGATCTTGCCGTGCAGCTTGAAGATAGTATGCTTCATGTTGTCAGTGATCAGGCTATTAAAGAAAATATGGAAGTCGATTGGTCTAACCGTATTTTCTGGAATATGTACCGTAGCCGTGCGATTTCCCTTTATGAGAACCTTCGTGGACTTGATGGGTATGTCCAAAATAAAGAGAACTGGTGTTCGCTAGTGAAGAATGGCGACATAACTCCTAAACTATTTGCGGAAATGTCGGCTCTTGATATGTGTCCTGCTCGATGGAAGGAGTCTATTGAGAAAATCATTGAGCTTGAGAAGAAGTTGTATGCCAAGAACGATAGTGCTTCTATTATTCTATGGTGCTCAGTTTGCAAGAAGAAATCTAAGTGTGATTATTATCAGATGCAGACTCGGTCGGCGGATGAGCCAATGACGACTTTCGTGAATTGTTTGGAGTGTGACCGTCGCTGGAAATTTTGATGTTTGTTGTGTTTATTGGTACAACAGGTATAGTGATTTCTGGTCTTGGACTTCTATATATTGGGTCCATGAGATCTAATGCAGCCTTACTTGGTTTAGATGTCATGTATGGAGATGGTGCATCTGAAGGGTATACATATATTGGATCAAGACCGTTTGTAATTTCAGGCTTAGTGATTTCTGAAGTATTCTTATCAAACTTCTTCTTGAATTGGGAAATTATAACATCAGGAATTTGTGGAGAAATTTCTTCCATTCTTTGCGATTCGTCACGAACAACTTTTAGCATATCTTTAGCTGCCATTCGTTCGGAACGAGATAATGCTAATTCAACTAAAATAAAACGGTACATTTTTTTGTAAGATACCGCAGCAATGCGATGTGATTCAGACCTTTTTGCCCATGCAAAATAACTTGAAACAGTTGTGAGCATAGCTACAACTAAAGTGGAAACTCCGATATAAGTATTCAAATTAACTTCAGTTGGTTCGGCGCATCGTCCATTTGTTCCAATTGATGCACTTCCAGATAAGGTAGCAAGTATAATTGATGGTAAAGTAATATAAGTTGTTAATGATGAGTATCGTTTTTCCGAACGGTCGTGTAACCATGAAAAACATAAACATCGTTCACCTTCAGCAGCAATGATTTTTTCTAATTGAGAATTCCACGATGCGATTCGACCCTTGTCGTCATCCATTGTAAATTTAGAAGCATTAAATAATGGTGTGGGTCTATGAAGACTTACAGTTCTCTCAAAAAGAACGCAAGCTTTACAATGCTATTAAACGAAGTTCCAAGACTTTATTGGCTGAACGAACTGTCAAACTTATGAATCTTGTTCGGTATTTGAAACGAAAGAACTTCAAGAGTCCCGAAGAAATTCAGGAATCTGCATTTTACGACAAAAAACATCTGAAGCCTATTTTTACCGAGAAGTCCGCAAAGGCTCTTTTGAAAGCTTTCAAAATGCACGGGGGCTTAGAGTATCCTGTAACAGATGGTGCAATTCGTAGTGCAATTTCTTACCTCCAGTCATGGGATCCAACTCCTATTTCTGGAACAGTTAATTGGCTAAAGGATGGTGTAACTGGAACCGAACAAACAATTGAAAGCATTGTTCCATACGGAAAATTGGGATTGGCAAGTACACATGCAGCAATTGAAACTGGGGTTTCAACCGCCAATAATATTGGAGAACTTGGTAGTGCTCCCGGAGCAGCTATGGTTATGATAGGAACTGTTCCTGCGGCTTTATCTGGTGCGGCACTATCTATCACGCAGGACGATTTTGGACAAGCAGCAGTTCATCTTGTTAATGCTATTCCTGTAATGGGTCCACCCATGGTTAAGGCAATTAATAAACTTGAACATCTTTCAAAAATATCGCAAGAAACGGGCGGCAAGAGGTTTTCAACGAAGAGATATAATAAAGCTAAATGGCCGAGGAAGACCATGCGCAAGACACGGACAAAGTAAAGGAAGCACTTAAGCACTGGATTGCTCTTGATGATCAGGAGCGCGAACTTCGTAAGCAAATCAAGGATATCAAGGATAGGAAAAATAAGGGTGCAGATGATATTCTGAAATTTATGCGTGATAATCAGGTCGATAACTTTGCCATTGAAGGCAAGGGAGGTCTTAGTCGTTCTGTTCGTTCATCTCGCCCTGCTTTGCGCCGCGATACTATACGGACTCAACTACTTTTGCAATTTGCTGACCAACCTCAGCGTGTAGCCGATGTTCTTCGGGCAATTGAAGGTGCTCCTGAAGCTGCGGCTGCTGGTCGTGAACTTCTAGTCCGCCATGTTCCTCGCGAGAAGAAGATTAGTCTTTCATAATTATGAGAGTCGTTCAATTGCCTGTTTAGCCGCTAACTGTTCTGCCTGCTTTTTAGTAGGAGCTGTACCAATTCCCAAATGGTTACCTTTCTCATCAATAGCCGCCATAGTATACGAGTTCAGTGATGAACTGAGAGCAGTATAAGTTGGAGTGAAATGAAACTTAGCCTGATATAGCTTTTGAAGTTGTTCCTTGAAATTACGATTGTTCATCAGAATTCGGGGGATATCAATGTATCGCTCAACAAGACAGATGACAAACCCATACAAAGTCTTGAAATCGTTATCTGAATCTGACCACAGTGCTCCAAGAAATGCTTCTAGGATATCTCCTAGTTTCTTGAAGTTCGTTCGACCAGCACAAACATCTTCATTATGTCTGGAAATAATATAGAACCTATCAAGACCAATTTTCTGGCTCAGCTGACCAAGCATTTCGTTACATACGATTTCCTTCTTCAAATCCGTCATGAATCCTTCATTTTCCTGTGGGTACCGTTTCATAAGATATGTGGAAATACACGCTCCAAGAACTGAATCCCCTAAGTGTTCTAGTCGTTCATATGATTCATCAAATAACCCTAAACAATGTTTTGGACATTCGGCTAACTGGGCAACTTCACCTGTTGGACTCGTGTACTCTGCACGCTTGACATACGAAGAATGAACCATAGCTTGCTGGAACACTTCATTCTTTTGAACTCGGTAATCTGAATCATGTTTCAGAAGAATCGCTTGGATATCCGTATTGGTAAACAAGCGATTTTTTGGATTGAATGGATTGTAAAGAATTGGCACTGCCATTTACTTACTTACGAGTCTTACGACGACGAGTTCGTTTTTTACCGGCAGATTTAGAAGCCAAAACACGCTCAACAACAACATCAAGTTTTCTCCAGTTATCTAGGAACAACTTGGCGTTTACTGGGTCTTCATCTTTCAGTTTTGAGAGCGCAGTAGTAAGATTCGCCTCGATTGTCGGCTCATACTTCTCAATAAGACCAGGAAGTTGTGCAGTTACAAACGCAAGTGCCATTACTTCTTTGTGCGAATATTTCGACGCGTCTTGCCTCCTTTTGTAGGTGATTCAGATAAACTTGAAAATAAAAATGACCATTGATTTGCAGGAGGATCTTCTGCTTTCGTAGTTTTCAGGAACCATAGAGCATCTGCAATCGTTGATACAGGTTCTTCCTCTTCCTCCTCCTCCTCTTCTTCAAAACTTCGTAACTGAATAAGTCCTTTAATTGCATCTTTTTCGGCATCTTCAAATTCTTCTTCGTAAGGAGCTTTTTTATCATCAATAGGTATAACTTCTGGGTCCGGAACAGGTCCAATTTCTGCTTGAAAACTCTTCATAATTTCAATCATCGTGCTACGAATATTTTTAGGATTCATACAATTTGCCGTTCCAGCAAGAACAATTAAACGACCAATTCCCTTTTCTTTTTTATTTACATGATCTGCAATAGCTTGCATACGCTTTTTCATTATTGGTTGGCGTTCTTGTAACCATCGATTCTTGGCAATTTTACTCGATCCTATTTTTTCAAGTAGAACAGCTTTTCCTTCGTTATACCTTGAATAGTATAATGGGTTTCGCAAACCAGAGTATATTCTATTCAAATCTTCAGTCATTGCATCCGTATCAGGTTCCCATACTGGTTCTTCGTCTGTTCCAATATTTTTAATATACGGTGTATCTCCTTTCACTTCATTACAGTAGCGATGAGCCCACTCATATTCCAATTTAAGAACTGCTTGTGATTCTGGACTAATTGGTTTAATACTTGGATTATACAAATCCAGAAAAAAACGGGCTTGAGCAACAGGTAGAACATGATCACAAGTAGGTTCTATTCCAGTAGGGTTTTCCTTTGTACTACTATCTTCACTTGGCTCGCGCTTTCGCTTTGCGCCGCCAATTGAGTCACGCTTTTGGCGCTTGGCTGATTTAGATTTAACAGTAGTGTATCCACAAATCCAGCAATCTGTACCTAAATTCCACTTTCCAATAATATTATTACATTGAATAGTTTCATCGGTTAATTCCCAAACTTTGCGAATTTCGTTTGGAAAAATAATAAAATTACCTTCAGCATCTTTCACTCCTTTCGTGAATGCTTTCACTGAATTATTACCAAACATGTACTTTGCCATTACGGTTAATTTTTGCTCGTAGCAAGATATATTTCGGTCAATTTCAGGTTCGGGTTCGTCGAGTGTTCTAAAAGTTCTTAAAATTTTTCCAGATATTATCTTTTTTTCGGCAGGAGTTCGAAGAGCTTTTACTTCAGATGCAGTTACTATTGCTTCAAGCTTTTTAGCAGAAGGAGTTGATTTTCTCGCCGATCTTCTTCCTACTGGTTCTGAATCATTGATTTCTACAGGAGAATCTTCCATTACCTTTTTATCAGTTAATCTTCTTCAGGAACTACGCGACTGAAATTAAAGTCAGTAGATGTAAGCTTTGACTTCTGAGCTTCCACAATAAACTCAAATGCCTTATCTGCAGACGGAATATTAGTTGAATTGAAGTATCGTTCCAACGAATCCTTGAGATCCTTCTTTGAAAGAGACCAAGGCTTCGTCCATTCCTGTGGTCGCTGGATTGTAATAATTGACCCATCCTCCTCAATCTTGAGTTTCTTGAAATTGGCAAACCCTTCAACTTTCATCAAATCAGCAAGTTCCATTTCCACAATTTTGCGAGATTCACGCTTATTATATACTTCATGGTTCAGGACACGAAGTTCATCATCTACCTTACGATACTGCTGAACACACCGTTTCAAATCACGAATTGCTTCTTCCATTTCTATTCACTAAAAGTTCAAGAATCTAATCCATTTTCAAGATAAGGGGAATGTTCTTTGACGAAAAAGAAGTTGAAAACTTGCGCAAGGTTTATAATAAGGAAAACTCTACTCAGAAACCTATTGCGAAAGGTGATGTTCAAAAAGTTTGGAAGGAAATACAGTCCCGACTTCACGATAAGTGTGATTCGGGATCAGCCGAATGTATTATAAATTCCATGCTTTCTAAACCTAGGGCACCAGAATCATGGAAGACAAATCCTGAAGAATGGTTATCATCTTTGGATATTGATGCGGTTGAGAAACAGTTTGCTAATATATTTGGTGAATACTACTATGTCGGGACAGTCCCAATAGATTTTGGAAAAAAGTCGGAAACTGGAACTTGTGTTGTGAATTCTCTGTGTTCCTTGAGCATTGAAGGACTGTATAAAAAAGGGTACCGCCAAATTGGTATTGTATTTAATACTGATTTGAGTACAGGACCCGGTCAGCACTGGATCGCTCTTTATTGCGATATTCGACCTGAACTTGTTTTTCCTCGAATTACATACTTTGATTCGTATGGCGAAAAACCCAGTAAAGAAGTCGTGAACTTGATGAAGCGCTGGAAAATTACTTGGGATGCCACCAAAATTCACCAAAAGCCTATGGCTACAACCTACAACAAAACTCGACACCAATACGAAAATTCAGAGTGTGGAATGTACTGTTTATACTTTCATTTTTGTTGTTTACTTGGTATTCCAATGAAAAAGCGTATTCCAGATGAAGTTGTTCGCGGATTTCGAGGAGTACTATTCCGTGTGTAATATATTAATAATGGGTGCTCGCGAATATATTCTTATGGGTATTACTTTAGCGTTTGTTGGAATAATCGTTTATGCTTTCTTTGCGGCTATTAATTCGTGGACTAAATAACAATGGACTGGTTCTCATTGTCGGCACCTCTAATAGCACTACTAATTGTCGGAATCGGCTATTGGTTGTACTTATCTTTCACACCTTCTGAATCCAAAGCTCTCGCTGCTGCTAAACCTAACTTTGCTGCTTACGAGAAGGTTACTAAGCTGGCACCTCTGGGATGTCCACAAACACCAGCTTACCGCCTTTGTGATTTTTATACTGCTGCCTCGTCATATTCAGTATTTCCCGGAGCCAAAATTTACGACTATGTTTCCGACCAAATCATTCCCCTAGTTGTAAAGTCTGGAGCTCGAATGATAGAATTAGATGTTTATGATGATGGAACGGGCAAACCAGTTGTTGGATTGAAGAATCAAAAGCTTGGAACGGATTATGCATACAATACTGTATCATTTGAAGCTTGTTGTGTAGCTTTAGGCAATACAGCATTTAACTCTGTAACTTCTCCCGTGTCTTCCGATCCTTTTATTTTGAGTTTAGTGTTCCATACTAAAAACACAACTGTTCTCAACGCATGCTCGGAAATTATCAAAACTACTTGCCGACCTTATTTACTCGATGCAGAATACGGGTACCAGCGTCGCAACTTAGTTGTTGAACCTGTATGTAATCTCCAGCGCAAGATTGTTCTGGTTTCAGGAAGCGAAGTGAAGGGAACTCTGATGGAAGAACTCATAAATATTTCATGGGCTACTTCTCATTTACGCCGCCTGACATACACGCAAGCTTCACAGCCTCATGATCAGGATGAACTCATTAATCATAACCGTAACCATATCACGATGGTTGTCCCCGATATTGGCGACGATTTAGTGAATTTCAATCCCCAAATCTTGTTTTCGTACGGATGTCAGTGGATTATGATGAATTACGGTTCAGTAGATTCCGCTATGGAGAACTATATTGGCGAGTTCCAAGAGAACAGTTTGGTCTTAAAACCTGCCCCTCTCCGTCCTCTCCGTCCCAAGAAATTCAAGAAACCAGCTTTACCTGATCCATCAGTCTCTTTTCAGCCTATGCGGAAAACAAGCCCAATCTACGATGTCACCGTTTAAAAATCTCCTCGTTAAAACAAAATGGCGAACAAGTGGCTAATGCATGTCAAGAAGACGATGAAGACAATGAAGAGCCGTGGTACCTACAAGAAGGGTGACGGACTCAAGAAGGTAATTCTAGAGGCGAAGAAGTCATACAAGAAGCACAAGGGCGGTGAGGAGTCACCCGAATCTTCCCCTGCTTCTTCCCCTGTAAGCCCTGCGGTAATGGGTGGACGCCGCAAGGGTCGCAAGGGAGGCAAGACTATGCGCCGCCGTAAGTAGGCGTTTTCAGGAAAAAATCATTATAAGTAACATATAAAGACAAATGGGTGGCGGTCTACTACAGCTCGTTGCCTACGGCGCCCAAGATGCATATCTTTCTGGGAATCCCCAGATTACCTTCTGGAAGGGTCTGTTCAAGCGCCACACCAACTTTGCGATGGAGCCTTTTCGCGTCAATCTCTCAGGCGAGGCGAACTGGGGAGTCAAGCACTCTGCCATTCTAGGTCGCCATGCTGATCTTCTGTACTCCACTTACCTAGAGGTCGTTCTAGCACCCGGTGTCTACAACAGCGATCAGGGTCGTTTAGGTTACAACCTTGTCAAGTATGTTGAGCTCGATATTGGCGGACAGCTTATTGACCGTCTGTACGGCGAGTGGCTCTTCCTCTGGGACTGCCTATCATCATCCATGCAGCAGGGAGTTAACCTCCACCGCATGGTTGGAGCTGCGGATTTAGCTCCAAACACAGGTGCTCTAACTGTACCAGACTCCAGCCTCTGCAACAACAATTCTGGACGCCCAGTTAACCCCACGGTTCTATACATCCCTCTAACCTTCTTCTACACGAAGAACCCTGGTGCCGCTCTACCTCTAATTGCTCTACAGTACCATGAGGTCAAGCTCAATATTCAATGGAACGACCAGAAGTTGATTGCTGGAAATTTTAATGCGGCAGCATCTTCTACGCCCCAGCCAATTCAGGCGGCAGTGTATGTCGACTACATCTACCTCGACACTGAGGAGCGCCGTCGTATGGCTCAGCAGTCACACGAGTACCTCATTGAGCAGACGCAGTACAACGAGGACAAGGGCATTTCATCGTACAATAACCGCATTGATCTAACCTTCAATCACCCTGTCAAGGAACTCGTATGGGTCGTTCAGCCTTCTAACTATACTGACTGCCGTCTAGCGGGAGCTGGCACTCGTCTGCGCCCATTCACATACGATCAAGCTGCGATCTATGAGCAGTGGATTCAGATCAATGGACAGGACCGTCTCGATAAGCGCTATGGTGACTACTTCAATAAGGTCCAGCCTTACCAGCATCACACTGGCAGTTTCAACGCTGTACGCGAGTTCTCTGGTTATGTAACTTCCTCTACAGCAAGCGATGTTCGCGCGGGTCAGCTTGGAGCGTACATGTACTCCTTTGCTCTCCGCCCAGAGGAGCACCAGCCTTCAGGAACCTGCAACTTTTCCCGTATTGATACGGCAACAATTGTGATGACAGTTAATGGTGCAGTAGCTATTAGCCCCGACACTGATCAGTCATGGGATGTTCGCGTCTACGCCGTGAACTACAACATCCTCCGCATCATGTCTGGAATGGGCGGTCTAGCGTACTCCAACTAAAGTTGAACTACCCGAACTCCAACTAAACGATCTCTAATCAATAAATAATGGAAGTCGACAAATTACTTATTGTCGCCCATCCCGATGATGAAGTTCTTTGGGGTGGACTTAACCTAATGTTACAATCAGGATGGTTTGTGGTTTGTTCGTCGAACATAAGTAACCCCACACGATCCCGTGAATTTTTCCGAACGATGTCTTATGCTGCCGTCACTAAGTTTGTGATGTTTGATGTCGAAGATAAGTATGTCGAAGAAGATGAGGAAGCCGATGAGTTATATGACGGTTCACTCTTTGAAAAGGCGCTTCAGGAACTTGCTCGTAAAGAGTGGAAGTTAGTTTTGACGCATAATGAGACTGGAGAATACGGTCATGCTCATCACCGTAAAGTTCATCGCATGGTTGCTTCTCTCTTCCCACAAGCCAAATTTTTTGCTGGAGGACATACCTTATCTGCCCCTGAACTTAGTGAAAAGAAAGAACAGCTCCAATTCTACAAAGCTACCCAAGATATCTGCAACAAGATTTACAAGAATAAAGGTTCGTCCTTACGCAAACTTGAGCGCGAACATTACTTCCACGAGAAACCTTACCTGAAATACCATAAGGTTGTAACTCCAATAATTCACCAAATATGGTTTGGAACTCCCCTAGCTAAAACTACTGTGCGATACAACTTGATGACTGGAGTCAAAAAGGTGGCTGAAGCTTCAGGGTTCCAGTACAAATTATGGACAAACGATGATCTGTCTCTCGAAAACTTCCCCCTGACATGGTATTATATGCGCACAGCGATTGAAACGGGAGAAGATATTGGTCAGTCGCGATTTGCCCAAGTTGCAGATTTAGCAAGGTACGAGATTCTCCACCGATTTGGAGGAGTGTACATGGACTCTCTCTTTGAAATCAGTCCCGAGTTTTGTGCACATATTAAAAAACATTCAAATTTTGATTTGATTGTTGCCAATGAAGATCCATGTGAGCTGAAATGCAAGTCTGAAGTTGGCAAATATATGTCCAACGGATTCTTTGCGTGTATTCCCGGATGCATTATTCTCAAGCGTTTATTGCATACTGCTACTTTGGAAGAAATAGATTTTGATAATGTGCGTATTAACCAAACGACTGGTCCATACTTTTTCCGTAGCGGAATCAAGCCTCGCGATAATGTTCATGTAATCCCAACTTCAAAGATTTACCCCTTCATGGTCAATGATTCAGAGTACCGTAAAGGTTCGCCGAATCAGTGCATTACTGGAGATCAAAAATTATTACATAATTGTCTGAAAGAGAAGTATCCTGATTCGTTAGCCGTATATCATTCGGGATTCGGCGGGTCTTGGAGTTGGTGATGTAATTCATCAAGATTTACAATAATACCCATAAGTTCAGCACGAATTTCTTTTATCCAATTTAAAAATTGTATTTTCGCGATTGTGGGTATGATACCATAACACATTTGCGCATTGTAAATTATTTGATTTATAGTTTGTGTAACTCCACTAGCTTTCAAAGTTAACATCCTTATCCTTATATTTATTCCATCATGATATCTGCCATACTTACAATATTATCCTTGGACTGCTCCTGCTCAATCAGGGCATTCACGGCTTGGCGCTCGGCTTCAAATACCGTATGGTCCTCTTCAGTTCCATCCGGCAACTTGGTTTCGTCAATCAGAATATCAACAAATCCAGTACCGCATGGAGGCTTCTGTCCGAACATGATGTTGGCAGATACACCCTTCATATTATCAAACTCGCCTGAGATTGCCGCATTGAACAGAATCTTGGAAGTTTCCTCGAATGATGATTTTGCAAGTACACCGTTCTCTACATTCTTATTCATTCCGAACCGATCGACTTGTAGAATAAATCCAGGGTAAGTCATGGCATCGACAAGCATGATGAGGTGGTGGTAATCTACACCGTCAGCAGCTGCAAGTACATTCGCGAACTCTTCCTGCAGTGCTCCACGAACCGTCTCAATTCCAAACACATCAAGAATCTCGTGAATATCGTCAGAGAAGGTGCGGTAAGGATCGACATTCGGTAGAACCGACAAATCAAGAAGGTTAGCACCCTCTACATCGAGAACATACTGTTTCGTAGCAGTGTACCCTCCCATCTTTTCATCATACAAAAGCTCGTTGACCACTTCGCGAGGGAATACACGCCCAATTCCGTCTACGCCCGTCAGAACCGTATCAAGAAGCTTATCTTCAATGAAACGGAGAGATAGAGCGTTCTTCACCGTATCAGACCCAAACACGATTCGCATAACCAGCTTGTCGGGAGCATTCGTATCTGTATGAATGCAATCAAATACTTTTAGAACCTTATTATTCTCAATCTTGGTACGAATCATAGTCATATCAATCACATGACGCGCTGCCATTTCCTGACGGTCAAACTCTAAACGAATCATCCATGGAGAGGCACAAGTCTGTCCCTGCGTCACCGAAAACTTCTCGTACGATACAAGAATATCACGATCTTCCTGAATCAGAGAGTTGGAAGATAGAGGATTGGGATCGTAATAAATGCGCACCGACTTTGTGATATCGCGAAGAGTTGTCTTCTGAATCTCCTTAGCCTTGTAAATCGCCGAATCCTGTGATCCCGCAATGCTCGCATCAAGGTATACAGTATTTGAAGGATTCTTGGGATTGTGTGAGACGGACAGAAGCTCAATGATACGAGGTACACCGGCAGTAGCATTCGCCTTAGCAGTTCCGGCAGAGTGGAAAGTATTCAGTGTAAGCTGTGTCGTCGGCTCGCCAATAGATTGAGCACCCAGCGTTCCAACCATTTCGCCAGCATGAACCATCGCCTTCGAGTACTTGAACGCTACATCCTTGAGAAGTTCGTCAAATAGATCGCGAGTGAGACGCATGTTCACAATGACCTTCTTTGGAGATAGGTGGAAGCGCATAAGAATCTGGAACAGTTTATTATGGCGAATAATCGAGTTGGACGCAAGATTATTGAGTTCGTCAACGACATACCGAGGAGTTAGATCAGTCTTTACAGAGTAATTGTTCGTATACTTTTGGACTAGACGAGGGAAGTTTACAGGGCTTGAAACCTTATCCTTCTTTCCGTATCGCAGAACATTCTTTACAAACACATCACGATCTTTCAAAATTTGGTCTACATTATCAGGGATGTCATCACCTACATCCACACTCAGAATAGGACGAAGGTCGTCAGGAGAAAGACCGAAATCCCGGTAAATCTGTTCCATTGACATCTGACCAAGTAGGCATACCTGCATTTCAACACATACTGAATCAACACCATCACCGCCATAATGGAACTGAATAATACCGCCATTCACATTACGAACTGTACCGTCATACTCTACATGCAAATCCTCCATGGTTTTTACGAGCTTGCGCTGAATGTATCCTGAATCGCTCGTCTTGACAGCCGTATCAATCAAACCTTCACGACCGCCCATAGCGTGAAAGAAGAACTCGGCAGGACGAATTCCAGTAATGAAACTGTTCTCTACGAATCCACGAGACTCCATTCCATCATCGTACCGGCTGAAATGAGGTAGAGTACGGTCCTGAAGAGTGTACTGCATACGCCTTCCTACTACGAACTGCTGTCCGAGCAACGCCATCATCTGGGTGATATTCAAATCACCACCCTTTGCACCAGACTTCACCATCTGAACCATACGGTTATCCTTTGAAAGACTGTTATTTACTGCCTCGCTAATTTGGCTATTGATATCCTTGAGTACACTCAGAATCTTATTCTCAAGTTCTTCACCATCTTGACGACCTGAAATGTTAATAAAGGTACCGTTGTGGACTGAAGACATAATATCTGCAATCTTCTTCTTTCCATCAGCAATAGTCTTCTTGATAGTTTCATCAGTCTCAGCGTTGGCAATTAGGTCAGAAGCACCTACCGAGAATCCTGAGAACAAATTGTACTTGGTTACAATGTTTTGAATATCGTTAATGAACTGGGCAGCGCGCTTCGGACCAAAATCATTGTAGATGACATGAATCGCACCTTCAGCCGGCGATCCAAATGCACCCTTACGCAGAACACCGGACTTCAGAATACCATTCTCAACTTTGATTGAGCTATTGATGTTCATCAGAGGGAACACGGTAGAAATGATTTCCTTACCTGAAAGAATACGGTTCTGGCGCTTGTATGCTGAAATCGGCTTCTTCATGCGTGCCATGATATTCATAGCAATACGCTCAGGAACCTTTGCGGAATCTTGAGAAATACGGAACGAACCTGTCATCGTATCCTGAAAGATTTGAATAATAGGTGAAGCCAAACGAGGCGAGATGATTTGACGAAGGACGGATGCCAAATATTTCAGCTCAGATGCTGCAGCAATGCTTTGAGGAACATGCATGTTCATTTCGTCTCCATCGAAATCAGCATTGTATGGGCGCGTAGCAGACACATTCAGGCGGAAAGTGGAGTATGGCAGTACGCGAATGCGATGGCATTCCATTGATGCCTTGTGTAGCGAAGGTTGGCGATTGAAGAGTACAACATCCCCATCAATCAGATGACGGTGAACCATATCGCCCTCCTTCAGATCAATCATTTCAGGATTGATGAACTTCAAACTTACTGAGCGCTGATCATCTTTTAGGAACACTGACTTTGCACCGGGGTACTTTGCAGGACCGTTGCGAATGTAAGTCATTAGGCGATCGCGATTGTAACTCGTGACAATTTCGGGGAAAGTAAGGTTACGAGCAATTTCTTCAGGGACACCAAGTTCATCGAGATCAATGTTGGCATCGGGAGTAATTACGGAACGGGCTGAGAAGTCTACACGCTTACCCATCAAATTACCGCGAACACGACCAGTCTTGGCACCCAAACGAGACTTCAGGGTTTTCAGTGGACGACCACTACGCTGAGCTGAAGGCGGAAGTCCCTTGATATCGTTGTCGACATAAGTTGCTACATCGTACTGTACGAGCTCAAGATGGTAATTGATATCTTCTGCTGAACTGCCCTTATCAATCTTGTCCCGCAGACGCTGATTGTTACGAACAATGTTCAGGAGACAGTGTGTCAGGTCATCCTCCATACGCTGATTATCCTCCATGATAACTGAGGGTCGTACAGTTAGAGGAGGAACCGCCAGAACCGTACAAATCATCCAGTCTGGACGGCTAAACTTCGAGTTGAATCCAATCAAGTCGACATGACGGTCCGTAATGCGCTGGAAAGTTCGTAGTACCATTTCAGGCTGAAGAAGAATAGGTGCTGCCTCAGTATCGTAAGTTGATGCTTGTAGAATCGCTACCGTACCTTCAATCTTATCAACGCGCTTGATTGAAGGCGTGCCACAATGAGGGCATGCTGAGCTTTCCTTTAGCTCCTTGAGCTTGTAAGCCGTGGTACGGTCACGAACAGCGTTGAAACGGTCAATGCCTTTTGATGTAGATGCAATTCGTTCAAGTTCTTCGTCTGGGAGGTAAGGATTTGAGCAGTTCATGCATACAACTGAAAGGATCTTTTGAATAGAATCTAGGAATTGGTAAAGGTATACTGGGCGGGCGAGCTGGATATGACCAAAATGCCCAGGACATAGAATATTAGTTTGTTTGCAGGTAGGGCAGATCTTGCCATTTTCAATTACTCCAAAATGGGGATCAAATACACCGCCAGGTACAGGTTGCTGTGACTGGATAGTCTTGTCGGTAATTACCTCGACTACGCTTCGAGCAATAATTTCTTGAGGATTAGCGATGCCAAATTGGACACCGATAATTGTATCTCCCATTCTTGTAATTACTATCTATTCCGTTTAGATTCTTCCGTTTTTAAATGCCAAACACAGAATAAAATGCCTAAGTCATTTTCGGCAGGAGTTCGAAATGCTATACAACATTACCTTGATGAACGATATCCAGCTCCAGCTCCAGCTCCAGCTCCAGCTCCAGCTCCAGCTCCAGCTCCAGCTCCAGCTCCAGAACCAGTAGTGGCTCCAGTAGTGGCTCCAGCACCAGCTCCAGCTCCAGAACCAGTAGTGGCTCCAGTAGTGGCTCCAGCACCAGCTCCAGCTCCAGTAGTGGCTCCAGTAGTGGTTCCTGATATCCAATTTTGTAAATGTACTTCTACTCGAACATTATGCATAAACTGTGGTAATCATATACCTTTGATAAATGAAGAAAATACCTCCATGTGTAAGTGCAATCCTCCTCGTATTATGTGCACAAACTGTGGTAGACTTACCAGCCACGCGCAACTTTGAGCGTAAGTTTCCAAAATTCGTCATTATTTAAAATTTCAACCACAATATGCTGAGGGTACTGTTCTCGTAACTCGAGAGTCCACATATCAAAATCCGATCCCATTCGCTGCTTGAACTTTCCTTTATCCTTTATACGCATCCGATGCACATCTTGGTAAACTCGTTCACAAAAGTTACCAGTTTCATTAGGACTTGTACTATCATCTTTCAGTAAACGAACCATCTTATTCCACTCTTCCATTATGATTTCCTAGTAAAGAATAATATGAAAACACGACGACTGAAATTGAAATCAATTCGTAAATCACATAAATCTGAAAAGAAGTATGATGCGACATTTGTTTACCCAGACGGACATCAGAAAGTTGTGCCGTTTGGAGCTGCGGGAATGTCAGATTACACGAAACACAAGAATCCTACTCGAAAATTGCGTTATTTGAAGAGGCATTCGGGAATGGGCGAACACTGGAAACAGCCTGATACTCCGGGTGCATTATCAAAATGGGTTCTGTGGAATAAACCTTCCTTCAAAGCCAGTGTCGCAGATTTTAAGAAAAGGTTTCACTTATAACTTTCGTCGAACAATGATTTGACCAAATGTTAATTTTGCATCGTAAATAACATCTAGTTTATTCTTGGATTCCGCAATAAACCTATCAATTCCTACCATTGTGTGTTTCCACATATAGTTATAATCGTCAAAAACAATATATCCTCCTACCTTTACTTTTTGTAATGCCATGATTCCATCACGGTACACATAGTCTGTTTCGTGATTGCCATCTACAAAAATAATATCAAAGAACTTATCTGCAAATGTTGGAACAATTGCATCCGACATTCCTCGTTTTACAATGAATTTACTTGTTTCTGCAAGATTTTGAATATTTGATAAGAATGTATTGTATCCAATTTCTTGTTGACCCTTGTATTCCGGATATTCGGCATAATCCATCCATGGATCTACACAGTAAACTCGTGAAGCAGGATCTTTAGCGTATGATTTTGATACAAGTATAGCATTACCACCATCTGCCACTCCAATTTCAAGATAGTTAATTGGACCATTGGGCATAGGAATATAAGGTCCCCAAATTTGCTCGGGAATTTTATAGTAGAATCGACCTTCAAATCCTGGAATTGCCGACACTTGTTTTTTTAATGATTTATTCAACCATGATAGACGCATTTACGATTAACTTAGGTTATAGTTTTAATGCAATCCTTAAAGTCGAAAGAGGATAGAGTCAAGGAAGGATTACATATTTTGAATCAGTTGAAAGAAGCAGGGGTAGCTCAAACTTCAGGAGGGTTCGTTCAATTGCGTGAACAAATTTCTACATGGGTAAGCATAGGAAAAGCGTGGGACGGACGTATCGAGTTTCCTGAGTATGGAAGATACGCCATGGTCGAACTCCCAAAATCTGCAAACATAACAGCCAAATTAGCATTTAAGCGCATCCGCGGTATATAAATCGGTGGGATTCCGGAGCGGTCAAACGGGACAGGCTTAAGATCTGTTAGGTAATCTTTCGTGGGTTCGAATCCCACTCCCTCCAAACTTGAGTGTTCTCAGTACTTTTCTGGGTTTTGAGAACACTCGTAGTTCAGTGGTAGAATGAGACACTTCCAATGTCTTGACTCGGGTTCGATTCCCGACGAGTGTAACCTAACATACTATCTAGTGAGAAGGGTTGTGTCCTCCCGCTCTCTAGATATGTACGGGCATTTTTGTTGAAAAACTGCACATAGCAGTATATCACAGTTCCTATTACCACTGAGTACCAAAGCTCCATGGTAATAAAAAGGAATATAATAGAGTATTTTTAACACATAAGTATAAATGAATATTTTTTTATTCCTTATTCTCTTAACAATTTTACTTGTGTCTACACTTTGGATAATACCCAAATATGCACCCGAGGATAAGCAGGTTATGATTAAGGATTGGGTCGGTTTAGGATTTTCAGGATTGTTGCTGATAATAGCTCTTATTGAATCGCGTATTCAAGATCCTACTCTAGCCTTTCCATTTATATTTTATGGTCTGCTTCTTACATTATGTTTAACAGGCGTATACTGGTGGATCCCATCGTATATTCCTGCGGCTGAGCAGAATACGGCAATTTCGTATTTATTTAATAGCGTTACCTTCTCATTACTTCTGGCAAATCAACTAAGTCCTTCATTAAGACCCGGATATTCGTATACACAAGCACTTACTGCAGGGCGTAGACGGTAAAAACGAATATATTCAGGTAAAATAAACACACCGTAAAATGGACAATCAACCCAAGACCCGTCAGGAACTAAAGAAGCGTAAAGAGAAGAAAGCATTTACTCAAAAACATGTGCGGGCACAGGAAAAGCTTCTAAAGAAGAACCGCTGAAACTATACGACGAGTACGATTCAAATCACGATTTTTGGTTAAAAACCCCTTTTTTGTTCGGCGACATGTTTTTCCACGGTAAGATTTACGGTCACATCCACTTGCAAAGTAATGGGCGCGAGCAGAGAATCCACGGTACGATAAGATTTCAGAATGCGATGCTCGAGATAAGGATTTTAGGAGTCCGTACATCCACTTAAGGTACTGTTTTTTATGCTCTAACGGTACTGGACTGTGGTCTGATGTGTACTTTTTAAATACTGTTCGTAATTTCTCAAAAGGGTAAACTTCCGCCAAATTTGAAATAAATTCACGATGACGAGCCATATCTTCCGGCTCAGGATGGTCAGGGTAATTGGATGCCATTGCAAATAAGAAATCACGACCTGGAACGGCGGTGGGTTTCATAGCCGCATATTTTGCCCTAACTTCCTCGAATGACGGATCCGGTCCCGGATTTTGAACTTCAGGGTTTGAAGCACACTGAGTACGCAATTTGTTGTTCACCATATTGTGGATATCGTACAACCACTTAGCCGGATCTCCTTTCAGAGGATGCTGAGCAACAAACTCTGCTGTGCTCGCCCGACAGAATTTACACGGCAACATCTCTTTCATCTGAAGCAGAACTTCTTGGGGATTAGGAGAAAAGAATGCAATTAAATGAAACAGTTGCCAAGCACTTGGTCCCCAGTACAAAGTATCGTACCCCATATCACTACTCTTTACCGCAAAAAGATTTCTAGTCAAGTTTGTAAATGAGCGCTAACGAGACAGTCATGACTTTTGCGGTTGCGATTTATTTGGGATTCGCCCTCAGCCAGTTCTTTGGCTCAATTACTCGTGATCTTGTCACGCCTTTCGTAGCTGTTTTGTTCCCCGGTGTTCAGCAGGCGGTAGGACACTATGTCCTCAACATTGGACCCATCAAGCTCAGCATTGGTGATGCTATTGGCGCAACATTCAATTTGCTCATTGCCTTTGCGGTAGTTTCTCTAACTCTACCATACATTCGCGCCTATGCCCCTGTTGGCGGTCGTAAGTAAATCTGAGGTATAAATAAGAATGTCAAGTTGGTGGGACTCGCTAAAATCCAAGATTATGGGACCTGCACAGCCTGTTGCAGATAAGATGGGTTTACCCGCCGTAAAGCCATCTGCTCCTTCTGAAGGACCAACAAAGACAATTACAGGAGGTCGTCGGGCACACAAGACTCGTAAGAATCGTAAACACTCAAAGAAGACACACAAACGCAAGTAAAAATTCAAATTACGGTCCAGATTAAGGTCTATTTATGTTTATATTCAGGCTTCAATCTTGAAATTGGTCCAACCCGGTCGACGGAACTTCCCGTACGAAACTTCGACTCGCTTCTCCATTTCGTTTGGAGCGAGGCGCAAATCGTTATCTGCCATCCACTGCTTGAAGATACGACGAAGGTTAGTCTTATCAACTGGAACAATCTCATCGCCTTCAACTACAGGAACAAGCTTCTCAGACACAAACCTCGCAATTCCGTCGTTCTCGTTACGGTATTCCGAAGTATACTCCAAAACCTTCTCAGGAGGAGGAATCTTGCGCAGACCTTTACCTTCTGTCAGAACATGTACAAGATAACTTAGGAATGGCGTTGCCCATTCTTTCGAATTGACTGCAAACTGAATACTTTCATCCATCGGAAACTCGTTGGGAGCAGATGGTTTAGGTACGAACTTCGAGGTAAAGTTGATTACGACAAGACGACGCCAAGTACCTCCATCCGTCGTATTGATTTTTGGTTTGTCGTTACATGCAAGATGAAACTTGGCTTGTACTTCAAACTCTGTACCCGACTTGAACAAATCACGAGCATACATCTTTTCTCCCGAAGTGATTTCCTTCATCAATCCAGTATTTAGAGCAATTGACTCATCAGGTTCCTGCATCGTTACGAAACGCCTTCCCTTCAGTCGAATGACTTCAGGAGCTGCATTGCCTGAACCTTTGCGCTTCTGAGTAAAGAGAGAGATGGGAACAGTACACGCATAATCTCCCAGCGCCGCAGAAGTCAAGTTCATAATCATCGACTTACCATTCGAACCAGATCCCGTAAGAATATGGAACTTCTGAGCCGTGTTTCCACCCATAAGATTTGTTGCAAGATGCTTGATGAAGTAGTCGCGAACAACTACATCTGGAAGTACCTGCTTAATAAATGTATCCACCGAGTTCCAAGTATCATACTCGTAATATTTGCGATTCGAATCATAATCCAACCCAGTTGAGAATGAGATGTAATCCTGAGGCTTACCATCACGGAACTCCATCTTGCTCAAATCCATCACGCCATTATTGAACGCGATCAGTTCCTTGTTTGAATCAACCAGTTTTGTGAACTCTTCATCGAAGAACAGTTCGCGACATTCTTTCATGACATTATCCTTGAACTTAGTCGTCTTGAGCTTAGTATACATTGCATTGAACTTATCACGCTGAAGATCGAGTTGGCAATGTTCGCAAGTACCACACTCCTTCTTATTATCGCCAGTACATGAGAGAAGATTGCGCGTCTCCATTTCCACACTGATTGCAAGCGACTTCTTGAAGAACAATCCAGCAATTTCCTTTGAGAGTTTTAGTTGAAGATTGATTCCACGGTCAGTCTCGCGCCAAATATGCCCTGCCCAACGGTACCATACATTCTTACCGAAATCGCAGCAGATATAGTGATCGCGAAACTTCGCATGAATTAGCGCAGCTACATCATGTTCAGTACCTGAGCACGCAACTAGAATTAAGCGATCCACATTTCGCGATTCGATTTCAACATATCCTTCCTGATTATCCTCGCGAGACCAGTATCGCAGAGTACCTTCCTGTACACGCTCACCATCGTTACGGAACTTCAAACTTCCCCACATAGTATGACATCCTGCTTCATCATACTTATCTTCGGCTTGTGCGCTGAAATCCAGAAATACATCCAGTAAATCCGGATGAATATTGAACAAACACTGACCTACTTTCTGCCACTGACCATAATCTACCGCCCTACTTGGATTCATGTTCATCGTATGGTCGCGAATATAGTTACGATGATCAGGATCAAGTGGCGGAATAATCACTCTTCCAGCTGGAGATGAACCCCGCGATCCCGGTTCACCTCCACGAATCGCCGGTCGTCCACGCGCTGGAGCCATAGCTCGTCCACCTGAAATACGAACATCGGAATACTGCTGCTTCAATCCAGCATAAATTGTCTTGGCTTCCTCTGTCTGTGGCGTCTCAATACAATCATTGCGCTGAAGCGACAAAGTTCGCATTAAGCTCACTGACGCCGGAGGAATATCGTCAATAATCCTTACTCCATTTGGTGTCCATTCTACAATATACGAAACGAGATATGGTAGAGCATTCGGGTCATTCTTGCGCGAACCGTACAATGTCCATGGACACGACCTATTCACTACTTGTTCATCATACACCTTATCCCATCCATCATTCAGAGGAAGACCACCAAAGTGCTGGTCCATAGTTTTCAAAAGATTACGACGAACACGCTGCTCTACAAACTTGTGTGTACAGATGCTGGGAACCACAATATGGATTCCTGACTTTTTGACATTCTTCTTGGAATCGAGTGTTGGCTTACGCTTTTCCATAACATACAGCTGAACGCTGTTAGGTAGTTCAAGATACTGCTTAATTTCTCCCATGTATGCTCCAATGAATGATGTAACTTGGTCACGAGTATGCAGATGTTTCTCAACTTCACGCGAGTATACGAAATCAAAGTCAATGCGGAGAGGACCGATGTCTGACGACTTCTCCGTAAGGTATAGTTTCTCTTGATCCGTAATCGTTTCAATATAAAGTTCATAAAATCGAGGTAGATCGTCTTCTGGAATAAAGTATGATCCACCCGCTAGCGAAGTATGTGTCCAAATCCCATCAGCCTTGTGATTGTCCAGAAATTCGCGTAGCTTGTCCTTGCTCGACATTCGTAGTTGTTAGTCCCAGAATAATTTACAGAATTATCCGTTTTAAAGGAAGTCATTTATTTGAGGAACATTGGAAACAAACTCCATATATCAGTTCGTCAAGTCTAAAAAGGTACCAACACCGACCGCAAACATCCATATCCATTGTATTTTAAAACGAATTTATAGAGAGTCTTGAAGTAAAGGATAAGAAGGAATGAAGTTCTGTCCAGCTTGTCGCAATATGCTTTATCCTATTGACGAGAGCGTTGTAGACGGAACCAAGACTGCCGTGTTTTCGTGCAATAAGTGCGAATACAAGGAGAAGGTCGATGACAAGAACCCGCTGGTGTACGAACACATTCTTCGTGAAGACAGGGCTTCGACTCTTACTACCAACCCTTATCTAAAGCACGACCCTACGCTCGAGCATTTCCATAATATTGTGTGTCCAAATACTGAATGTCCTTCAAAGGCTGGTGCAAAATCTGATGTGTTTGCCGTGAAGCTTGATGAGAAGAAACTTGTATGGCTTTATGGATGTGTAAATTGTGATACGAAGTGGGAACAATCATCTCGCGCAACTTAATAAGGAATGGTGACACAAGCCGAGAGGTTCTGTCGGTGTGTGAAAGATGTTGCTCGTAAAATTACTCTTCGCCGCAACTTGGCGAAAACAAAGGAAGGTGCAGCTACTGCTATTTGCACCAAGGCTATTCTGTGGCCTCAGGGACGCACGATACGCCGTTTTTCATGTCGAGGTAAAAAAGCTAAACTCGTTACTCAGAAACGGAAGGTATCTACATAAAGTATGTTAGAGTAAATCAATGGACCAACTTCGTTTTGATTCTCGCATTCTTCATCCGGAAGTTCAACCTGTTGACCGTGTATCCGTGCGAGATTCTATTACCGGTCAGCGCATTACTAAAGCATTTTATACGAAGTACGAGTACACGACTCTTGTTGGAACTCGTGCCCAGCAGATAGCAGAGGGAAGTAAGCCTTTGATATCTTTGGACGGAATGATTACTTCTGACCCTCAATTTGTATGGAATGTTGCAGAGAAGGAGGTTGAACAAAAGAAGCTTCCATTCATTATTCACCGCCGTCTTCCGAGCGGTATTTCCGAGTACTGGGGCGCACAGGAACTAAGTATTATGTGGTGAGGAGGAGAACTTCTATTTCTAATCTCCATTCATTTGGGCAAGAGTTTCAGCGGAAGGAGGGTAAACAAGTAAAGTTGGTTGAGAATCGCGATGGAGCATCGATGGCGCATCGTGAACAGCCGTACCGTTCGCGAACTGCAAGTCAATGCTGGTTAGAGGATCGAAGCGTGCAGAATCAAGACCCATCTCTAAAAATAAGCGACGAGCATCTGAGCGGACATATCCTGTCCATAAATCTTTCAGTAAAAACACTACAAGAATTACCGATGCAAGGGCAGTGTACAGTAGATTTTTTGAGTACAGCCATACAACGACCGAGAGAAGCAGAACTGTTGCTCCTGGTCGTGTGAGTTTGAGAAGAAGTTCAAGTAACATAAAACTGAACCGCTTGAATACAATCACTACTAACAGAACAGCTAAAACTCCAATAGCGTAGGTGGCATCCTTCATTTGTCTATTATATTTGAGTTAGAAAACGAATATAGAAGGAAAAGGAGAGAATAAAGTAAGTAAGAATGATTATTCCAATTGAGTGCTTTACTTGCAACAATCCTTGGTTGGCGAGTCGGTGGGAACTGTATATCCAAAAAGTCAAGGAATACCGTAAGGCTGAAGGCAAGAAGGATGAAATGGAGTACTTAACAGCTACAACAACAAAGACGCCAGAGGGCAAGGCTTTAGATGACTTAAAGCTAATACGCCCATGCTGTCGTCGTCATATGCTTACGCATGTAGATCTCATTTAAAAAATTAAGTCTTGTGAAAGAGTATAACCCAATGTCAATTACGGTTCAACAGGGAGCGACTGTTAACCGTAATAAGATAACTATAACCTCAAGTAATCCAAATCTGTATATTAATAGTATACATGGATGGACTACAGAACAAGCTGTTGTTAATGGACCTCATACTTTTGGTAGGGAGGTTATTCCTTACGAAACTTTAGATCTCAAAACTTTGACTTACACTTCTGATATCGATTCACAATTTTCTCCTCCGTGCTCCACGCTTGTAGATCATCTTCAACTGCAATATAGTACAGCTGCCGTACCAGCCGGTTCATTTTTTCAACAAACTGTTGGATCGTATACAACTTTTGTAACTGCAACTCCTGAAGTACAAGAATATAATGGACAATATGGGATTTTATTAACACCTAAAGTTTCTTTGGCTTCACAGACCACTACTTTTACAGAGAATACAACAAGCAGTATAGTTGCTTTACTTCGTATGACACCCCCTAACGATTCTAATAATCCTGGTTGCGTGTGGAATGTAACTGATAAACAAGGTAATAATATTACTTCTCAATTTTCTGTTACGAATGATTTTACATCATTCACATCAACTCTTACAAAGAATAATGGTCAGCCATTTTTAGTTTCCGAGTCAGGAACTTATACTTGTACTCTCCATGATTATTTAGGATATACTGCTTCAGATAATACTACACTCAACATAACACCGCATACTCCAACTGCAGGCTCAAGTTCGGGAAATAATCATACAACACTAACAATCAATACTTCACAAGCATCTTCTGACACATTAGAATTGGATTTCAGCACATGTTGTATAGGAGTATCTTCATCTCCCATCGGACAAAATATTTTGTTACCATTTCCTACCAAACGAAATAATGGAAGTGCTATTTATTATTATTCGAAACTACAAGTTAATTTATTCGCCGGAGATAATTATACTTTAATAAAGTCATTTCCAGTAGAATTTAAATTAATACAAGGAATTACTTATAGCATTGATACCGGATATTCTAATGAAACAGGTGCAAATAAATGGAGAATTGTATCAGGAGGAGTTGATGGTGACTATAACTATGTAGACACAATCCCTGCAAGCGATATTCATAATAGTATAAATGAAATAGTTTATCCACTAGTGGGTGGAGTAAACTATAAAATAACCATTACAGCCCCCGGAACTACCAAGTATAACAGTATTTTTCTTGGGCAACCAGATTATCCATTTTATCCTAGTATTGATTTCAATATTCCAAATTTGGGAAATATAAATTATCAAACTTCAACTGTACTTTTTGAATTATTTGAGAAAACTATATCTTCAACACCAGTATTATCTGTAAAAATCCAACCTGGACCTCAAGTAGAACCTTGGAGAATTATACAATATTTATCTACTACTTCTACTGGTGGAACTCTTGGTTCAAGTTATCCCGTTAATCCTTCATTTATGTGGTATCCACTTGAGAGTGGAGTTATTTATACATTTAAAATTAGCGTATATCAAAATCAACTAGGACCTGTATTTAATTCACCTTCATTGGTATGTATCGGCGATCCAATTACATACTTTAAACCTCCTCCATCTATTAATAATCGTAGTACAAATATTATTACAGTTAATGATGGACAAGAAAATTCGGGTGTATTACAGGTAACTGGTCTATCGTACGGAAGTGCACAATCAATAACTTGGACGGTAAATACTGGATCTGGACCAGAAACTATCGGGCAATTTAACACTTCATATTCAATAACTAATAAATTATCAAGCAATTTTGTATCAATACTCATCCGCAATACTGTGAAAAATGCGTTTATTAGTGGCGACTCCGGAACTTATGTATGTACTGTATCAGATTCTTATGGTACTTCAACAACGACATTTATTATTACTGTTATACCAGTTGCCCCTGTATTTGTAGGAACAATGACATCACAAGGAGGTTCTCTTATTGGAACAGGAACAATCAGTAAATTTATAGCACCACCACTTTCTCAGGGATCTTCGCCAATAACCTATTTATGGAAATTTGGAAAACAAGGAACAGATACTATACTTCCTATTGGAAACTCAACAAATCAATGTTTAGTTACCTTAACTCCTGACTGCATTGGAAAATATTATGTTAGTGCACAAAATTCTGTTGGATCATCGGAAGAATTATTATTCGAAATAACTGAAATACTTGATTATCCAGTTTATAATGTTAACCCTAATCAAAATTTATTATTAGGATCTCCATTTTGTTTAACCAATAAACAACCTGCGAGTGCTAAAGTATATGAATACAAATGGTTTTTGAATGGAACTCAGATAATTGGCGCAACTGGACCAACCTACTTTATTCAATCAGGAACTTATAATCATGCAGGTGTATATTATAGTATAGCTGTAAACAAACTAGGAGCTATAGTCTCAAAACCTTCATATGTTAGTTTTTTTACATCAAGAAATAGCGGTCTTGGTGCTATAGAAACATATAAAAGTGGTAGTGGATATTCTATACCTCCATATTTATCATTGGCTGGAAGTGGATTTGATGGTAGTATAGATAAGGGAACCTTAGATTGTATGTATATTCAAAAAATAAATATTGTAGCAGGTAATACTTTATTTTCAAGCCCTCCTATTATAACCGCCAGAGACTACCCAAATTGCAAACTTGTACCAATTTTGAAAAATATTCCAACGGAGTGGTATATTAATAAAATACCATTACCTACCGCTCTTATTGGTAAAACTGTATATGAGCCTATTTCTGTAACAATTAGTGGAGAAGGTTCAGGAGCATATGTAATTCCTATAACACAATCTGCAACTGCTAATTCAAGTCCAAATTCTGGAAGTGTTGTAGCTATATTTAACTGGAATACCGGTAATAATCATTCAGAGGTAAATGTAGTTTACAATCATTCTTTAGGTCCTACAACAATTGACAATCCAGCGAGTGTTCTCAGCGGAGGTACTTGGACTTCTGGGTGGGATACTACTCGAGGAGCAGTTTATGTAAGTCCAGAAAATATAGGTGATAATGAATTGTGCAGTGAAGTACTCAATTCTACAAAAGTAAGAATATGTTTAGCTGTAAATCCAATGATTACACATATATTAGGTGTTAAAGTTATACCTACCGATAAGACCGGGTTCGGATGTAGGGCAAAATTAGATTTGGTCGATGTTGGAGGTAATATTTACAAGGGTATACATTTTTCACCTTCATTAGAAACATGCAAATTCTTCGAACCTCATATTACAATTACAGCACCTGGAAGGGGATATAGCAATCAACCTACTTTTCAAATAATTATAATAGACTATTCAGATTATGACCAAAATGGGACACTAACACCTATTAATCCATTTTATATCGGACAGTATATGGATGCTGATTCGGTATATAATATCTATCAAACTTTGATGGATGCTAAACAAAACGCCTTCTGGAATTGGTGTTGGGCGTTTTATGATGCATATTTCGCACTAGCACAAACATTTCGTGATTATAAAAATAACGGATTTCGTTGGTTATCAACTGATATTCCCGATACTAGTATTATGACTGATTATGAAAATATTCAGAATACAATGGATGGTTTCAATAGTGTCGATGATATATCTAGCGTTAGTAGTTCATATGACTGTATCAATAGATACAAAACTTTGTTTTCTAAACAATCACCACCTTCATTTGTAGATCTTGCAATATTCAATAATTACAATGATGCAAATACTAAATTAGCAGTTTTTAAATCAGCGACTGATGATTATTCCAATACTTTTGCTAAACTTACAGACTTTAACTCTAGTCATCCACATGGACCACCGGTACGGACAGAAAAGCAATTGAATTCAAGTCCTTTGGTTTATCCATGCTGGTATTATTCGGACTTCAAGGGAGATTTGAATTCTGCGGGACTGAGCAATCCCTTCGTTATTGGAGTACGTACAAATTTTGATCTTCCTTCCGACGGATATGTTGATCTACTTGGTTCAAAAACAAATGTGGGAGGCTTAGAATCAGATAGGGATAAAGCGTACGGAGTAAATGGACAAGGACAAGCAGCTTATTGGGATGGAGGTGTTGGATTATTGAGTGCATGTGCTGCATTATCCTCTAGATACTTAACAGGCGCATTTTCTGGATTAGTCTTATCTAGTAATCAGGCGCCAGGTACAGTTATAGCATCCGGATTACTTTCTGGAAATTCGGCTGCAGTATCAGAATCTACTCGATTAGCAGCAATAGCTTCTGAAGAAGGATACTTTGAAACTAGCAATGCATTGTTTATTAGTCCTTCACTTCGAGTTGCTCAGAGTCAAGCCGCAACGGCATTAGTGGCAGCAGAACAAAGCTTAATTAGAGCATCCAATCTAACATCAACTGCACAAGCAGAATATGTACTTGCTCAAGCGCTCCGAAGTGCTGATGTACAAACTGTTGTAGAAATTACAAATTCCCTATCATGCTATGGCTCAATTTCAACTTCAAGTACTATTACAGAACTTGAGAGTTATTTTAAAAATGTTTTAGGAGGTGTGGAAGCCGATCTTTTTAAACAACTACAATCTGCATTAGTAGGATTGCAAAAGCCTGCTCAATCTATAGTTTCCTTGACACAAAGTCTAGAAAACTTTCAATCAATAACAAAACTTGGATCTATTTATACAGACGCAGATGGTCAGGTGCGATATTTTGTAAAAACATCGGAAGGATTAGAAGGATTTGATGGAGTGAAAGCTGTATTTGAAGCTAAGATAGAACAAGCTAAACTTGAAGCGAATGCAGCATGGGATGCATTTTCAGATGCATATGATCGTGCGTTCCCAGTAGTAACAAATAAAATATTAAACATGTCTCTATCTATGACAGATCCGGCAGCTTCTGGAGTATTACGGGACTCAATGATAGAATTAAGAACATTTTATCCAAAAGGTGTTTTTAATGCCTCAACAGAAGCTGGATTAGAATTTAGGAGTATTACATTAGATGCTTTAGGTAAATCAAAACTACCTTTAATAGCTGGAGAAAATACAATTGCCGAACTAAATACGGGTGACAATGTTTTATTAAAAAATTTTACTAATGCTGTAGGACTAGCTGAAGATGCTCTTTCCCCATCATGGACTGTAAATGTAACTCAACTTCGGACGGCTCTTACAATAGCTCAAAAATCACTAGCAACTTCTACAACTAGTGCATCAGAAGCAGCTGCTGAGTATTCTCGTAGATTAGCAATTACTGGTGCTCTTGAAGAAGAAGTTGCTGGTGCACGAGATGCTGTTTCATTAGCACAGGCTGCTATTACCACTGCTAGAACAGCTCAGTTAACAGGGGCTAGAAATCTCGCAAATGCCGGTGGTCGAGCTGCTGAAGCACTTCTTCTAAATGGAGCTGAGAGGGCTGGTATTCAAGCTGCTGCCGCTAGTGGTCAAATGGTTGGTGCACAATACGCACTACGTTTAGTAGGTGGATTTCTGAATGTAGTAGGATATGCCGTAGCAGCATTTTTAGCTGCACTTCAAATTGCTAATTTGGTAGATGGAGGTGCATCATTTGCACCAGATGTTTCTATGGCAGCTTGGATAAATGGAGGAATTTTACCCTTACCACCAGGATCAGTTCTAATATCGCCAGGATCAGTTATAACATCTTTAGTTGTAGTAAATCCTGGATCTGGATATTTTCCAGATACAACAACCTGTACTGTAAACACTGGAGGTATTATTTATAATGATCCCAATTTTATGGGAACCAGTGTTACTCAGCCAACTGTTCCTTATAAGGTAAATGTTCCAGTAGATAAAAGCGTGTATAGCTATCAACTTACAAATATTGGTATTCTTTCGCAAGGAACTGGATTCTTTAAAACACCTGTAATTGATATTGCTGCGCCCGGATATGATAACTCAATTGCAACTTCAGTTACTATGTCATGTTCTAGATTAGGACCAATAACTCATACTTCAAATGACTATTTTACATCTCCTCCTCCTGTATTAATAGATGCTGGATCAGATCCTAGCAATCCTGCATTTGCGGTTGCGCGTCTGTCATCTACTCCTGCAACAGGAGTTGTTACTGGTCTTCAGTATGTAAATCCAGGTGTGGCTGAATATTGGCTACCTCTTATAGCTCCAGATGTAAGCCTTAATATGATTAACACTTGGTTCACTGTAACTATAAGTCCACCTGCTAGTGGAAACCAAGCAACTGCCACTATTACAAAAGTTGCATATTTATTATGGCCATTTCCAGGTACTCCAAGTGGATATAGATTCAAAATTCGCATAACTGAAATACAATTAACATATGGTGGATCGGGTTATACTAGCTTACCAAGTGTATCTATTCATGGATCACCGGCTGGAATAAGTGCAGGAGTTTCGGTAATAACACCAGCCATCATATATAGTGAGATGTTGTTTCCCATTCAAGATATACCTATTATTGATAACGGCTTGGGATACAGTAGTATTCCAAATGTTAAAATAATAAATACTACAACTTGCACTACAGTCGGAACCACTGTCGGATCAACTGGAGCATTCTCTAATATCTATCCAAAGATTCGTTCTCCCGGATATAATTATGTAAGTGCAGATACTCAACCGACTGTATCAAACTATTTTATACAAAGCTGCAGTGTTACTGGAGGAGGAACAGGATATATTTCACCTTCAAGTATAGGTATTAGTAGTCCAAACAGTACCATGAATGATATGATTAAATATTCAACTATAACTTCAGAATCTGCTAAAGGGATTGAATTAGCAATTACTAATGGAGGATATTATGAAATAGAATCACTATCTGCTTCTGCAAATGCTGTTGATTTTGCTGGAATAAATATCGTTGTAGAACCGGATCCTCTTGATACTATAGCAGATTGGCAAACATATGCTACACCTGTAATAAATGGTTCTATAGTTGGATGTGAAAGCGGAGTAGGTATTGCGGTATATGGACCGCCATATACACAATTAGAGACAAAGATTGATGGCATGTATCCTCGCAATGGATGGGAATGTACTGTAGAATCAGTTGATGGTAATGGAAGTGGTGCAAATATTTTTGTTTTGCCTACACAATCACACTATTCTTCAAAATTAAATGCATTCATAATAGATGAATACACCATTATAAATGGTGGAAGTGGATATACCTCATCTCCAAAAGTAACAATCTCACTAATTTACCGTGGATTAGAAATTGGCAAGGCTGTATTTTATGCTAGAATAGGTGGTCCTCTTGCATCGGTAAAACTTGTAAATTCCCCATCTGGGTTTGATTTAACACCAACAGTTACAGTTTCATCCTATGGTCAGCGTTCAAACTACATTAAGCCAATCGTAGCATTCTCTAAATTTACTGAATTAACAGACGCTGGTAAGTTGACCAATGTTTACATATCAAATCAATATAATGGATTCACGGGTCCGCCAAGTATCGTTGTAAGTAACCCGCCTCCTCATGGATTAACACCAACTATTACACCAAATATGAGTCTATTTTACTTAAGATTTTTTATTGTCACCGGAGGCAGTGGTTACAATTATCCACCACGAGTTATTATTTCAAACAGTACAGGTGCCGGAGCAATAGCAAATGCAACTATTACATCGGGTTCTGTTACGAATGTTTCATTTGCAACTTATGGAAGTGGCTATGTTGGTCAATGTACTGTTACATTTGTACCCCATCCACTCGATAATCCTGCAAATATAATTGCTGCTACTGCAACATGTACTGTGACTTTTTCAACTATTGTGACTGCTCCCAGAGTTGTAGCCATTCCATATGATGGAAACGGATCTGGTGCAAAATTTAATGTAAGTGTAAATAACGGAGTTTATTTAACAGGAACGCAGGGAGGTGATGGAAATATATATGGAACTATGGAAGTTCCAAATACAGTACATGGAATATCATCTGGATCTTATGGCAAACAACAAATAACAAGTCTCATATTCCAACCACCAGAAATTTGTTATGAAATAGGTGATTATGCATTTGCAAATTGCCCAAATTTACAGACTGTCTATATTCCATCTAGCATACAACGTATTGGAGATGGTGCGTTCTTTGGTTGTACTGGATTATCAACTGTTGTATTTGAGGGACTTACTGGACCTTACATGGGGAAGGATTCATTTGCATCAACGAGTAGTGCACTATCATTCTATATTCAGGCAGATTCTCGCAATATAATTCATTATGATGGTTATACCGGTTGGACAGATATATCTAGAATGTTTGGTATAGAACTAAGAAATATAGATTTTGATATAATGAGTACCAAACCTCAAAATACTTTGGGAATAACTCCTCTGAAAAATTCACTAGTACAAATACCAGAATTGTCTGAGTCAACCTTTAGTGTTGCGTGTGATACAGACGGTAATGTTTACTGGAATAATAATAACTTAAATATAATTCAGAAAATAGATTTGGATGGTAACCAAACAGTTTTTTCGAACGAACTGTACACTGTAAAATCACTAACGATTGCATCTGATAATAATATGTATGTTGTAACTTCTGACAATGATAATATTTATCAGATACCATTATCTGATTCAACTATGTGGACACAGGTATGTAGCATTCCATCAGGATATCTCATTGCGAGTGATAATCATAATAATGTTTATGTTGCTACTTCAAATCCATATGGTATATACACATTTCAAATAACAGGTGAGTCCCAATATAGTCCCAGTGTTTATGCTAGCTTTTCGAACAATGTAAAGATAGGTGGAATGGTAGGTGGATTTTTTGGATCGTTAATTGCAGGTGTAACAATTACACTACCTCTAGCTGGATCAGTATTATCATACTATGGACCTAATAAGGCACATAATGTTACATATGGATTAGATAAACCTACAGGTATTACATTAGATAATGCTGGAAACATATATGTTGGAAGCTCTAATAAAGATACATTAAATGGAGTTGTACTTATTACAACAGATGGTCTAAATATATATTCTCATGCAACTGGATTTTATACACAGGGTGGTCTAGCTTTTTCACCCAAAGGTAATATTTTCTTTAGTGATAATTCAAACCTGTGTAGTCTTCCAGCATCTGTAGCAGATATTCCGGCTAATGTTATGTCTGCACTTTCATCTCACGACTATAATGTAATTTCATCAGTTATTAAACCGGGAGACCAATACACATTAACACCTGCTGATATACTTGCAATAAACAGTACACTTCCAGAAGGATCTTCAGTAGCACTTCCAACTAATAATGATATTACTTATGTAGCTCCAAATACTGATGGATCAATAGAATTAACACCACCAGAACAACCGGATGGAACTGATGTACAAGAGTTAACATATGCAAGTTCATTCAAACCAGGTGTTCCAACAACAATTACGATTGGGTCATACGCTCCATGTGTAATAACATACAACGCAACGTCTCCACCAACTCTAACAATTCAAAATAACGGTTCAAATAGTTCGATGCCATATACTTCAGATACAAATACTAACCCACCAGCAACAAGTCCATTCGATATAAGTCCTGGTCAAGAATTTTCATTTGATGTAAATAGTTTAGGAATAACTTTGTACTCTATCGGTCTTACAGTATTTACTGTATCGCGATCAAATGCAGCATTTATTCCAGGCGTTCGGGGTGTTCCACCAGCAGTTTGTAAACCAAAGAAGCAAGGTATAGATTACAGCTTATATCTCAGTTCCAATGTCCAAAATTCTGAATATCTGTCATACAAAGAGAAGCCATTAGATGCTTCCGAGTGGATTCGTCGTAAGCGTATGCTATCTTCAGTAAAGTTTGGATCGTGCTGATAATAAAATCGGGATAACACACAAATGTCCTATAAGGAATACCTGCGTCGCAAAGATGCAGCTGCAATAAAAATTTTGGATACTCGCGAAAATACAGACGCATCCATGCACACCACAAAAGTCCGGATGAGCTCATCCACTATTTTTCCAGTTACTGGGGGACAGGTAGGAGTGGTGAATACACCTTACGACTCAAATATGGCTCCTCTTCATAAAGTGAAGTCTTATAAGAAAAAAACAGGCGGGTCAGTGATGGATGCTAGTACTTTTGCTGCTTTCCGTGGTTCTCAGGCGATTGGAGGGTACGAACAGGCAGGAATTAAACCCAATACCGTATCTATTGCCCCATGCTGCGTAGATATTAATGTTGCACCCGCCCCACAGAGCGCTTCAGATTTTATGCGCCGTACACAGGGAATTAAGGAGTCGTGCGGAGAACCTCATAGCCGTAGTACTGTAACCCCCTCTGTGTTTGTAGATGATACGATTCGTAATCTCGGCGACCCTTCTCTATGCACTTCTCGTCCTGCCAACCATACAGCTCCTGCCCAAGTTCCTCATCTACTGTACTCTGCTCGTCCAAGTGTAGGTGGAGGACAGTATGCTGACCCCGGCAATCTTCAACCAGGTATGGAACTTGGAGCGTATGGAGGCAATCCTAACTACAAGGCTGGCGCTGCTCTTCGTAAGATTCCGTATGTCGAGAACCATCACGGCAATGACCTGAATGTCAATCCTGCTCGGAATATTACACCATTTGTACCTTCAGCCAGTGCTCCTGGTCATGTGAAAATTAATCAGCCTATTCGTTTCCGTGCTGGTCAATAGAGTTTACAAGTTTTTGAATATATTAAACAATGTTATTCGTATGTACAAATATACAACAATTTCACACATTTGCTGAAAAATTTAAGCAAATGCATGAATCTAAAAAGGTTTTGGACTTATCGAAAGTTGCCTGCTCAGATTTAGCTTCTGAAAGTTTATCTATAGTTAATCATCATTCTAATATTGCTGTGTTCCTAGGTCATTTAGAACCTGGATGGATGCTTGAACCTGCACACCAAGTTCAACTTCGTAAACTTATTCGTAAATTTTCAGTAGGAATGATTTGTAAATTCGTGGACAGCATCCCTTTTTCGTGGAAAAACGAGATTGACACATTAACTGAAAACGGACTCGAATGATTTACACATGAAATCCTTTAAATACTAATGGAAACTCCAACTCTTTCAACAATGGTTGTACTGTACTATACGAACTTGAAGTTCAATACAACTACGATTATGAGTGATCTTCCTCTTGATGCACCTATTATTAAGGTGGAGAAGCGAGGTGTAGCAAAGCGAGGTGAAAGTAAGCGTGATAAGATTAAGCGGCGTGTAAAGAAGGATGCGCCTACTGAAACTCATAATACAACTGGATTCTGTCATAATTCTATTACAGTTGTTGTCCTGAATAATGGCGATGGAGCTTTACCTGATAAGGAAATCACAATCAAGATATTTCAAAATGGGGTGTTTCATCTAACTGGTGTTCTTGATGAAAGGTACGATACTTGTGCGATGCGTGATTTGCTCACTATTCTTTGGACCAAATGCCGACACGCTATTACCGATGCCCCTGAAAATTACGAAATTCTTCGTCGCCGAACAGTTTTGATGAATTATACCACGAAGCTGAAGTCGAATGATACAGTAGCTCGCGAAGTTCTGCACAACACGATTCGTGAAATGGGTAATCCCCTAATAACTTCACACTATGATCCCGATGTGTATCCTGGTGTCAAGATTCACATTGGTCCAAATAATTGGACAGCTAAAGTTTTCCGAACGGGAAAGATTATTCTAACAGGAATTACTGATTCGGACCAGTGTGCCGACTTTATGATACAGTTGCAGACGCTGTTTGAGAAGGTGCTTCCATCAAAGTCGATGCCACAAACGAAGTCAGTACCAGCTGTCCTACCGTTAAAGATGTGAGCACGAGCATCCAAATATATACAATATAAGGCGTTGAAGCGTACTGCCAAAAATTACTAAACACGGCTACGCTTCCTGCTACGACTATGAGAAGACTTACGGTTGCCCCGCCGATGAGTCCTTTTACTACGGCGTCCATGCTTTACTTTACTCCGACCTTTTGTATCTTCCTGTGAGCCGCTTCCCGGATATAACTCTTCGGCATCACGAAACCGAAACCCTCCTACTTTAATGGGCGTTGCTCCTCGCAGATGATCATACGACTTATCTGCAGCAATCTGATTTTTCAGATCAACGGTTCCCTTAAGAACATCGTCCGCGTTGACTCCTGGAACTGAGTTAGCAGTCGGTAATCCGAGTGGAACCATATTCAGAGACTGAGCACCGCCACGCCGAATTTTACGACTCTTGCGCTTCGCCTTACGCTTTGCCTTGTGCTTACGAGTACGCCGACGACCTGCACCTTTCTGTCCAGCACCCATATTTTGGTAATGGGAAGCTGCAGCTGCCTGTGACGCTATTGTTTTCGCACTGGCAGCTTCAATTAATCCTCCCTGAACATTCTGAGCTGCAGGGATGTGTAAAGGAGCTCCAGAAGTTAGAATTACTTGACCATTAGAAGCTGTCGTATAAGAAGCCATATTAATGTATTGAACAGAAATAACACAAACTAAATGGCATCCCTCAACTCCATTCAAATTCAGGCGCTTGTTCGTGAAATGGATCACTCAATGCGCCGACACAAAGGGTTGAAAACTACAAATCCTGCGGAGTACCGTAACAAAGTTAGTGCTGACAATCAGATTCTGTACAACCAGTTCCCCACAATTTTTGAAATGCATATTGACGGAAAGCTCGACCAGACATTTTTTGAGATGTTGAAGATGCGTCGCAAGATTGAATTGGGCGAAATGACAGATGATGAAGCCTCTCGAATTATAGGTCAGAAGCTTTTTGATAAGTATGTAGATCCTGTCGTAAAGAAGCTTGATGGTGCAACGGGAACTGCGGCTCCAGCTCCAGCACCTGTTGGATCATACGCCGATTATTATAAGCAGTTTGAGACAAATGAACATACCGAGTAGCTCTTTATATCAATCAACTTGCGTAACTCGAACTGTTGAAAGTATCGATAAAAATAAACAGAAAAACGCAGGTATTCGGAGGTATAATACGGGTTCAAAAAGAATTACAGCTACATGCTGTAATATTCTGCCATCATGTAGTCTTCCAACTGTTAGAGATATAACGCCAAGTAATTGTTCATCTGATGGACAGCATATAACTACATGCAATTACACAGTCAATTCTTCAGAAGGAACTTCATTTCAATGGTACTATAGTATACCCGCACAAGGAGATGTTCCAGTGGCATTTGTTGATGGTCCAAATATTTCAGGAAGCCGGACACCTACATTAACACTGAGTGCTACTGATAGGTTTCAAGTTTGTCAACGGGTTAATATTTGGTGTATTGTTACCAACAATTGTGGATCAGTTCAAATCAATCTTGATGGAGTTATAGGAGGTTGTCCAATACTTGAATAATGAAGTATTTTTGTAAACAATACATAATGCCAACTACCGATAATTCTATGTCTACTCGGACGCGGCTAGTTAAAGGTCGTGTTCTGGCACAATATTACTTACACAATCCTTCTAAGCCGTCAAAAGATCAGAGCAACAAGACATATGATATCGTTATTCAAGGAGAAAAACCATATGTCATTCAACCTCCTATTGGAGGTACCACACTTGATAAATGTGTATGTCCTATTCTCCAATAATTAAGTATTTTTGTAAACAATACATAATGCCAGCTACAGCAAGAATACGGATGGTATACAAAAATAGAGGACTAGTTAAAAATGGGTGTTGTGTAGTTCCTTCTGCTCCTGCGTGCATCCCTCCAACTTCAACCACAATTACAACATGTAGGAGTAAATGTGAAAATTGCCCTAAACAAGGCGATATAGATATAAGTATAGTCTTTCCTACTCAAGGCGAAATTCCAGATCAGATAATCATACTTCCAAGTCCACCGGTAGTTTATCAATGGTACTGGATTGATGGAAGTGGAGGAAAACATCCATTTTCTGACGGAAATAATATTGTTGGAAGTCAAACTTCAAGAATATGTTTAACACCCACTAAAGGAGAATGTACGGCTTATGATATATATTGCGTGTACTCTAACAATTGTGGAACTATAACAACGAACACATATTCGACATGTTTTGAACCAAATACATAAACTCTATTTAAGGGGATTTTACCGTGTATATATAAAATGAGATTGTTAACTTCATTGTTAACTCTATTTGTTATCATTAATCCAACTGGAGGACAAATTCCAGTTGGAACAGGTTCTCTGACTGCTACTGCAACTCGATCTCGAATTGGAGTAGTTTCTATAACTGTCACACCAAGTCGGTCACGAGCTATTGGTACTCCAACACAAACCGATACAGTAACTCGATCACGAGCTATTGGTACTCCAACACAAACCGATACAGTAACTCGATCGCGGGCTATTGGTACTCCAAGTGCTACAGATACGGCGACTCGATCCCGAGCTATTGGTAGTCCAAGTGCTACAGATACAGATACGACTACTAGGACTCGTGCCGCTGCACTTAGTCCAACCAATACTGTTACTCGGACTACTACTAATACCATATCTCGATCCCGATCTGGTATGGCGTCTGCTTCAGGAACAGCCACACGCACTTTTACTGGAACAGGAACAGTGACGCGGACACACACTTCTGGAGCTTCAGGGTCTGGAACTGGGAGTGGAAGTCGTACGCCGTCGCAAACAGATAGCGAGACACGGACATTAACACCAATAGGAACTGCATCAAATACCCCAACTCCAGCAGGTACTCCTTCTGGAACTCCAACTTCAAGTTGGACATCAAGTTATACTCCAACGATGTCAATGACAGGAACGCGGAGTTATACTGGTACAGCCACAATTTCACCTACAATGACAATCTTGAATTCTCAATCGGCGCCATCGACTTCGATAGCAACGGTTGGAATTATTAGTGGAGCTGTTGTTGCATCAATTTTTGGTCTTGTACTTCTTGTGTTTATGCTTCGTAAACCAACGCGAACACCTGCGACTCGTCCTGTATTTGATGAAGATGTTCCAGTAGTGAAAAATCCTGTTTTGGAGAGACAGCGAAGTATGACTTATCCTCAAGCTGCACCGCCTCCACCCGAACAGGATACAATGAGTCGGATGTTTCCTGTTACTGCACAGAAGAACCCTTTTGCACCAAAGGGACTCAGTATGAAGTTTTCACCTATACCTGTGCGAAATACAATGACCTCGTTCCATCTTCCCCCTCCACCTCCACCTCCGCCTCTAGAAGAGGAAGTTTAACCTGATTCGCAAATGAAAGTCTTGCGCAGGTCCATCAGTATTTTTCCAAGTTTGTTTTGACCACGCCATTTTGAAGGCAGTTTTGCCTTGTCGGTATCCATGGATGTACCAATACCCCAGTATGTTTCTCGGGCATCCGCATTTCCAATTTGTTTCTCACCCGTTTCCAGCAACTTCGACCGAAGTTCAGGATACTGAGTGAATTTGGCGCGCACAGCTTTCTCCATAATTCCATCCTTCTTTGCATTCCAAACTTCATCGGAAAGTACAATCTTCTTCTCCAGTGCCTTTACAGCTTTTGGAGTCGCAGTTTCCAAAATCTTCGTGAACATATCATCATTCTTGATTTCACGAGCTTTCATTGCTACAATGTAGTGTACGATTGTAGGGTATGTCACACCTTCAATATCAACTGAATGCTTTGATGAATTGCTGAATGAAGCGTACGGTCCACCCGTTTCGTCGCCCGTACTGAACAGCACAGGTTCAGGTTCAGGTTCCTTCTTCTTCTTACTTAACTTCTTTTTGGGCTTCACTTCTGTGAACGGCTCAGTATCCGTAACTACCGTCTTTATATCATCGTCCGGCTCTACAGCTACTGCTTCTGCCTCGATTTCAGCCTTAGATTCTGCTTGAGCTTCAGTTTCAGCTTCAGGTTCAGGCTTGGGTGGAGATGTTCGTTTGAATACGAAAGTGCGATTGAGGAATGAGAACACTTGTTGTTCATGTGATAGAGTAATGCTTTTTTGGTGCTGATAAAGTTCCGAGAACATCCGTGATTCTTCCAGCTCAAACCCTACTTCCTTCATGATTTCCACGACACGATTGAACGGGACAAGGTACTCGACTTCTGGTTTATCGAAACTTTCCAGAAATACGCGAATTGGCATTCCGAACTCTTCTGACCATGTTTCCCGATCTTCGTACTGCTTAGTCATTTCGCCACACAACTGCTTCTCATCTCCAAATAGATGGGTAGTCTTACCCATGAGGAGGGAGTATACTGCCTTTCCATCCAAACATGTTCCAAAGAACATATTCCGTCCGTACTTTTGGATATTCTTGGCAAAGTTGCGGAAAGTGTCTTCTGTCTCACAAGCATAATGCAGCGCAAACTGGCACGAGATATTATCGAACATCGTAAGTCCCTTAAACTGACTGAGGTAGTCGGTTGATGCTTCTTCTGTTCCAATAAGAATCGGCATGTACTTATCCTCCTGCTCCAACAGCGGAAATACCGTCATGTCGCCTTGGAGGAACAGTACTGGAGGAATGTAATCGTACGGATTGCGGCGTTTCTCGTTGAGGTATCGTACTGCTGACCCCTGTGTCGGCGAAGTGATATTCGCAAGCGAAATGTCTATACCTACAACCTTTGAAGGTCCGCTCTTCTTCCACTTGAACAAATCTCCGCCTCGTCCTACCGCCAATTCAAGTAGCGTATCGCCTTTCTTAATACATGAACGGTACAGTTCATCCTTGATACGGTTATGGAAGTTGTATACATCATTAAATACACGGCAACCACGCTTCAGGTCATCGCGATAGTACATATCATCCTCGAAAGTATCGTCTGGAGGAGATGTCACGAAACTCGAAAGCATCTCTTCAGAAATACTAACATGCATGGATGTCCAAATTGAGTTTGCTACAAATATATCGTTTCCGTATTGCGGTTCCTTGAGTACATGGTACTGATAAGTCTTGTCGTATCGCGTTCTTAAAATTGTCCATCGCTTATGTTCAGTATCGTACGCACACTCTACGATGGTGTTAGTTTCCACCCGATTTCCGCCTTGATCGACTGGTAAATTCTTGTTATTTAGTTGAACCATAATCTGGTACGCATCTGGATCGCGTGGAACGGCTGGCTGGAAGATTGACGGTATCCGGATATTCATTGCCGCCACCTTCTTCAACGATTCAGGGAGTTCGCGCTCGACATACTCTCCCGTCATCGTTTCACGAGGGTAGATGATATCGTCTCCGGGTGTGCGAGACACATACAGATTTCCCTTCTTGGCTGGTGTTTGTGTGAATGTATCGTATGCTTCCTCATCTTCGATCGTAATTAGGAAATCAATAGAGTTCATGTTCGCGGGCTTCCACTTGTACACTCGCGACCAAGTCTTGCCTTTACGATCTTCTGACGGCGCAACTCCGCTTCCACGCGGCGTAAATATAAGTCCATCAGTTTCGTACTCAAACTTCGTATTCAAAATTGTTTGAATCGCTTCTTCCATGGACTGTCCATCTCCTGCCAAGAACAGTTTTGTTTCAACGCGAATAGGGTTCATCGATGGCAGAATCGTGAAGTGATTTTTTAAATCATCAACAAACAGCTTTGCCATTCCAAGTCGAGATGATTGAGGATTCTTTAGGATATCTTCGTCCGTCTTCATCAGCGGCAGAGATTTCGTATCGCGATTACGAAAACGGTAGATGTCAAAGATACAGAACAGTTGCTTGTCCACAATGTACTCGCCATCCACAAAGTCCCCGATATGCGAATCGTCCATTGCCGTGATTCCCGTCCATGTCACCAACCCTGTTGGCGTAATTTTTAGAAGTTTGCGGTCGCGCGACACATACAGTCCTGCACGCTCACCATCAGCCTTGTTGGTGACAGTATACCCCTTAGAGATATTGTGTGGATTATCGGGACTCAAATGTCGGCGGAGCATCGTTACCGGATTGTAGAAACAAACCCCCGACATCTTGAATTCCTGTGCATACCTCTGCATATCTGAAATCGATAAGAGAAATGGGGTCTGGTAATACGCTTGTGAAATAGATGTCATGATTTTCATCAAATCATCAACAATCAATTCAGAGCTGATTTTTGAATTTTTTCCTACAAACTCGATTTCTAATTCGTAGGATACTGGCTGCTTTAGCATAGTTTTCAAATTGTATTTTACATTCACGCCTCGCGACTTGATCATTGAAAAGTCAATTCGGAATAGTTCAGATGCTGTTTTATAAGATTTACGATGAATCATGCGAACATGCGCCTTTGGATCGTTTGGATTACCTTCCCAATCCTTTCGAATCTTTGTTTCAGATCGCAGCGTGAACCTTGAACTGACTTCAGGGGCATCGTACATATCCGCCTTACCAGTTGTTCCATCATAATATCGCTGCTTCCGTTCAACATCCACTGGCATCCCTCGGAAAGAGTTGGAGGATACAAGTTTCAGGATGTTTTGAGGGTCATAAACATTTACCCGAGTACTGTCTGGGTAACAGAATGTCATACGATGCTCCTCTGTCATCGACCCAATCGAGAGGGTCTGAATAGTCTTTAGTAATCTATCTGCTACATCTTTGGTTTGGATCTTACCACAAAGCAGCTTGCATTCAAACTCTGCTTTAGGGTCCTTTTTTGAAATATCTATGAATTGAGTGAGTCCTACAATTACAGGCTTTGTAATTATAGACTCCATACTATTATATTTTAGCTGGATTAAAACAAGTCCATTTTTGACTAATCATTTATCATTCGTTCATATGTCTTTCTGGTCTTTTGATCTTCTTCCATACGCTTCCGCTGATCTAAGCAAAAATTAATGTATCGCCGAATTTCCTCGAGACACACATCATTCAAAGAAGCAGTTGAAACCAAAATACCGGTTTGCGTCTTCGTGAACTCTTCCGTGTACTTTTTTACAATATCAAAAACTTGAGTATGTTCATTCATATCAAGCTTATCTAACTGTTCCTTCATCCATTCCTTGTCGTTACGAGACACCATTTGTATAGTTATGTGTTTTGCCGTTTAAACTGGGGGCGCAGGAATCGTGAAAACTTCAGGTTCGTCTCCTCCCTTCTTCAGTTTACGCTTCTTCTTTTCTGGTTCTGGTACAGTGCTTGTAATCACTACTTGCTTTTCACCTTCCGCTGGCGCTACAATTGGAAGTGTAATATCCGGAGTTTGAGTAGTCATCACAACTTCAGGTTCCTTCAAACTGAGAAGCTTGCCGACAATAATGATATCCGTATCCTTCTGCTTGAATTGGGACCCAACAACCTCGAATTCAATTTCTCTATCAATTTCCGCCTTGTCAAAATCCTCGTTGCCCATATGCAGATCGCGAGGAATGAGGACCTTGATAGGTGGAGTTTCGGCGTGAATTCCGACCTTTGATCGAAGCTTTACCATCGCCTTGAATCGCTGTCCCGGATGAGGCATACAAATATCCGCTTGGAATCGAACATCGTAATCAATTCCACCATGAATATAGTTTGTGCGTCCAAATGATGATTCAAGTAGAGTAATGCTGTTGCGCTCAATGTACCCTTCGGCTGAACAGTGTCCCTCATAGTTCATTTTGAGTTGCGCCAAGATGGGAGCTTGCATGTTTCGCTGCAGAAACTTGGAATGAATGTGAACCTTCTTGGTAAGTTCGCGTCGTTCAAATAGCGGATCCATTTGGTTATTCACAATCTCCAAATTATTTTATCTGTTTTTCATCTATCTAAGCACTTAGTCGATCGCGTAAATTCTTAGAAGTTGCAGGTTCATTCAGAATCTCGAACTCTTCAGGTGTGAGCCAGAATAATCCTGCCTTCTGAGAAAGAATAGCTTCGCGAACCATAAAGTTCAAGTACATACACCTATCCTTCTTGGTCTTGATTTTTGCAGGGAACCCTTCACCCTTTAACCATCGAGAGAATGCGTTCAAAATACCCTCTTTATACGAAGTACACGCTCGTCCGCCAATATTCTTTTTGCGATCTGCGCGCTTCACTTCCTCTGAATCTACATCCAAATTGAATACTATTGAATCCTCTTTCATCGACGCAAAGAAATCGTCCTTGTGATCCACAAATTTGAGTTTCAGACTTTCCAGCCATTCGTTGTATTCATCCAGTTGTTCTCCAATTGGAGTTATGAGTTCATGTTCAGAATTGTAAACTTGGTTGAGTCCGAAAATGTACAAGCTTCTTGATTTCAGTGGTGCCGCAAAGATAGGAGGATTCGCCCAATTTATAGAAAACATGTAATCTATCTTTTCCTGTTTTGTGAGAACAGCATCAACAATGTACCAATCTTGGATTTCTTCTGGGAATGTTTTCAGGTAATCTGGCAGAGCTTCGCGCTTCGGTGCTAACGATACCGCTTCCTGTCCAACAGGAACCACTTCTTCTTCTTGGATAGGAATATCTACTTCCTGATGAGTTTCCTCTTTGAGAGTACGGTCCATAGCGGTCTGATTATCGCGAGAAGCGAATGCTAAAAACTTACCCTTTGATTCCAAATGTCCCAATCGTCCGTTCTTATCCTTGAGTTCCAATCCTAATTCAATCGCATTCTGAATGAGGTAAGACATAACTTCCGGAGCGTAATCTTTCAGTAAGGCGTGCTTTACCAGATCATCTTTCTTCCAAATTTGTTTCTTCACGAAAATCTTTTGGAATTTATCAAATACTTCGTCGCGCACATCAAGAATTGTGGATAACGGACGAGTATGATCGACATCAACTTCGTTCTTGGGAACTTTGCACACAACTGCTGTAGCCATATCGTCAAATGTCGGGGCGAACATTTCCTCTAATGATAATTCGAGTTTCTTACCGTCTTGGTTACGCTTTTGCGGGATCTTGATATCCTGCCTCCATTCCTTTGGTAAATTATTGATTCCGTACTGTAATTCGCAATCCATCGCAGATTCCATGATAACCTTTTTTACTTTTGATATCTTTGTAGCTTTCTCTTCCACGAATACTCGGTAAATGTACTCATCCACCGTCTCTTTCTTGGATTTAGGGTACCGGCATACATGAAGATAAACTGTACAGTTCTGGTCCTCAAAATCCAGAGCGGAATGAGAACAGGTACGCATTCCGCGCCCAATAATCTGTTCGATTCCCGACATATTGAATCGCGGATCCAAGATATGAATTTGGCGAACATACTTGAAATCCACACCTTCAGATACGCGAGGAGAAGCTACAACAATACGAACGGTTGACCCGTCGCGGTTTTCTGGACGACGCAACATATCCAAGGCTCGGCGCATATCTGCTGGACTGGTATCTGAAACAAACAAAACATACTTTCCACGAGATCCGCGAGTAACTTCTCCCGATGTTTCTGCCAGTAATTTATTCCCAAGTGCAGATTCGTATCCGTGCTCTTCAAGCATCATTGAAAACAACTGGGCACCTTCTTCTACGCGATTCGAGTATACGAAGACTACACCCGTTGTATCTTCAACAATAGTCATAATCAGAGCAGATTTAGAACTATACAGCGCAATTTTTGATGGAGCCAAAAACTTTTCAGATCCGCGGTACTTGTACCCATCTGCCGTCTTTTCAAAAGTTTCGCGGAATGTCTTCTTTTCAGGATATGCGCAAAACAGTGCTGGGTCAATTACGGCGGATGGACGAAGGTTCTTGATTTGTTCTTCTTGGTTGGGATGGACATACGATTTCACAAGCTGAAGATACTTTCGCGGCTTGGTTATTGCCTTTCCATCAAAATCAGTTTCGCGATCAATTTCGGCAATAATGTTTTCGGGTGGAGGAAGACGGAATGGGAAAGTGAACGGGTTCTCGCCTTTATTGAATGAAATGTAGTCTGAACACCATCCTCGGAATACTGATTCCTGTCCCTTCTTAAACTCTCCCGTTGGCGTAAAAATATCGGAAGATTTCAGTCGCTTACTTAAATCAATTCGACGATCGTTCCACAGAAAAAGGTTCAGGTAGTATACTATCTCATCGTAACTATCGTACATAGGTGTGGCAGTAAGTAAGACCAGCGTGATTCCTACCGCGTTTTTCAGAATATACTCCAATGCAATACCTACTAATTTTGAAGTATCTGATTCCGTCGTGTCACGCAAGTTATGGGCTTCGTCAACAATAATTAAACGGTTATCGAATGTTTCCCTTACCCATTTCTTTAACTCGTTATCTGACTTGACTGCTAGTTTTTGACGGTCAATTATATTTGAAAATTCAGCATATCCTTGAAACTCGTAAAACTCTCCAATGATCTTGTTGGCTAAAGTTTGAATTCGTGTACGACTTGCCTTGTCCGTATACTGCAACGACTCCTCGCTCGATCGCTGGATCATTTCTAAGTACCGACGACCAGTACACTGCTTTGAAAGTAGAAGTCCATCCTGATCAAATGAAATATTTGTGGGACTGAAAATCTGGCTCTTGAAATTTTCTTGGATTGGAGGATTTGCTAACACTAGAACTCGCTTATCCTGAAACTCTGGACGAATAATGTACTCTTCAGCAATTTGGATAGCCGTACATGTTTTTCCCGCACCTGTTCCGTGAACCATCAATAAATTACGAACAGGAGAATCAGGAGACAGGACACGCCTCAAGAACCTTTGGACAGGCTGAAGCTTGAATTCTTGTGCAGTTTTGGAACACTGGTCTTCCCGCATTTCTTTCAGTGTTTCAAGGTTTGCTGAATGTGGTAATTCAGGAACTTTAGTTTCCTTTAATTCAGGGTGAGTTGTGTTCACCATCTCTTGTATTTCAGCCTGAAAAACGAATCTGGTTTCATCACGGAAGAGTATGGTAACCCTAACTTACAAGATGGCATTCGAGTCGCCTACTTTTGAGACTGCTGATTTCCTTCTCAAGCGCAACTGGTTTGTGGATACTCAAGATATCCACGACTTCCTTCGTACTACAAGTAACGAAGTGTTCTGGGAACTATTTCATAACCGTGGTCAGTATGCTCAAAGAATTTGTGAAGTTCTTGCGCCTAATGATTACATCCCCGACCGTACACTCCTGAAGATGAAGGTTTGTGATCTTACGGATGAGCATCTTGCTATCATTTCCAAGCGTCGTCGCGATGAAATCAAGGCAATTATGAAGGCGGAATGGGAGGAACATATGCGCAAGCACTGTCCTATCCGACCTCGTATTCATGATATTGATAAGCGTATTGCCGCACAGGACGCTGAACTTGCCGAGGCTCAGAAGAAACTTGCCGAGTATTCCGAAAAGAGGAAGAATGGTGATAAGTTAGCACTCAAACGATTCGATAAAATGATTTCGGATCTGAAGGCTCAGATGCCAGATCTTGAAGCTGAAAGGTCAAAAATGGATGGTTGGTGGTTGGAACATGAGGAACTAAGGTTTCATGAACAGATGCTTTCTATGCCAAGCGAAGACCCTAGTTCTCATCAAGTGTAAGTGCGAGAACCACTACTGCTCCAAATGCCGAGATGCCGATAAACATACTTGTATGTTCGATTATCGCAAGAACGCACAAAGTGAATTAGAAAACAAAAATCCAAAAGTCGTCGCTAAAAAGATAGTTGAAATATAATGAAACTCCTTGATATTCTTTCAGCCGTTGTCGTTGTTGATTTTGCGACAATACTAATATCCAAATTTTTCAATTTAGGGAAGTCTTTGAATAAATGGTACGCCAAGTTCGGCATGACAGCTGTTCTTTCCGACTGCCTTATCATAGTCTTGGGTATTCAACTTGCTTTACTTATTGAACCAAAGGCTGCATGGTTTCATTTACTCTTAATGGCTGTAACTATCCAGATAATTCACGATATCGTGTTTTACTTTGCGATTGTTGTACCTATTCCCAAAGGACATAATGAGATGATTGATTTGTTCAAAGAGTACGCTTCAGAAAACTCTTACAAGGTTGTTGTCGCTGACTCAGCAATGGTTGTATCTACAGTTTTACTTGCCGAATACTTCAGCAAAATCAGCGATTCCTTTGTAGCTTTCGCAGGTCTGCTTTCAACTTATGCTTTGTCGTACATCATTTACACTCATTAATCAAAAACCGAAATTGAGTCTTAAAGTTTGAATAAAGTAATGATTATTCACGGTGAATGTTTGGCAGAAATGAAGAAGATGGAACCTAATTCTGTAGATATGATTTGCACCGATCCACCTTATTTCTTGGACGGATTGGATGGAGATTGGGATAAGAAAGATATTGATAAGAAAGGTGCATCGAAACTTGTAGGTAATCTCCCGAAAGGCATGAAATTCGACAGAAAACAGTCGGCGAATTTCAGGCAGTTTTATACAGAAGTTTCTCGTGAAGCGTTCAGAGTTTTAAAACCCGGTGGCGCATTCCTTTCATTCAGCAGTCCTCGGCTGTACCACGCAATGGCTTCAGGGATGGAAGATTCTGGATTTGAAATTCGCGATATGTTGGGATGGGTGTATACTCAATCTCAAGTTAAGGCATTCTCACAAGATCATATTATCTCCAATGACAAAACTCGTACTCCCGCCCAAAAAGAAGAACTGAAAAAGAAGTGCCAAAATTGGAAAACCCCTCAACTCAAACCTGCAATTGAACCTATTTGTTTAGCTGTGAAACCTATTGAAGGACGGTACATCGATAACTTCGATAAGTACGGTACGGGTTTGATGAATACTGGTTCTGACACGAAAGTAGGCGAAGATTACTTTCCTTCGAATATTCTCCTAACTGACGATACCTTGGGATTGGATAAAGTGTTCTTAGTCCCCAAAGCTAAAAAGGAGAAGTATAATACACATCTTTCTGTTAAACCCGTGGACCTCATCAGTCATTTGATTCGGCTGTTTACAGTTGAAGGTGCACTCGTACTAGACCCTTTTATCGGCAGCGGAACTACTGCTGTTGCCTGTATCCAATCAAAAAGGAAGTTTGTAGGATTTGATATTAATTCGGAATACATTGAAATTGCTAATCGCCGAGTCAGTGAAGCTACTACTGCTGAAGCTCAGTAAACCCAGTCTTTAAGAACTCTACAACATACCCACGCTCATTAAACACCGCCTTGTTTTTGTACTGCTGGTTACACATTGCACACTGCGGAATCACATTGTCTTCAGTTAATGATTTCCGAGGATCCATGTGTCCTTTTTGCAGCACTGTTATCTTGTGCTTGTTCCAGCGCATTGGTTGACCTTCAACCGATCCACAATTCACACACATGTGATCATACTTTTTAAGCAAGCTCTTCCAATCATCAGTCGTCATTTCCAGTTTACGACGCTTCGGCTTGAATCCGTGGTACACATTCTCCATATCCATTAACAGAAAGCAAGATTTTGGAATTTTTTCAGAATTCGCGGGGTTTATATCGCCTTCTTTCAGCATGTTGTAACCACACTGTAGTGCTAAATGCCTTGGCTGAGGTGAATCTGCTCCAGTAACTTTGATACCCTTTGATACGACATAAGCTCTGATCACTTCATGTTGAACCGGTTTGCCCAGATTCTCAAATAAACAGCACAAAACTTGTCCTAGTTGAGACTTTGCAGTTACTGCCTTCACACCTTTTTCTTTCAAATTCTTCTCATATAATTGCTGAACTTGTTCAAATACCATTCTTACTAATTTCATATCTTAATTGAATAAATCCATTTTAGTAATATACAAATGGGTCTTGGATTATTTGGAACTTCGCTTGCACTGAATCCCAAATGCCTCGTATTCTCGGCGTTCGTGCTAGCAGTGTATTGGCTTCCACATCCTAAAGCGTATGCTCATAAGGTGTTAGTTGCCGTATTATTAGCCTTTTTGGCTTATGTTGTTTTGGCATGGTACGATATGTTATTCGACTGCAATGACCGTCTTAAGCCGACATTACTGGGTTGGTTGACTGGCTGGGCTAAACCTGCCCAATACCAGAAGGACTTTGATGCCTTACCAACAAAAGAGAAAAAAATTGTCCGTTTTGTTGATATTGGTGTTTTAGTTGTTTTAGTTGTTTTGGCGTTTAGTCCTTATGTGCTCCGCTAAGCCTCCGCTAAGCGTAGTGGAGATCGTACATCACCTTCGAAACCTCAGCCTCGAATACCTCGTCGTTGCGCAGAATACGAGAATGCACCTCATTGTAGATATCCAAAACCCGCTGATGATCACACTGAACAGAGATGAGTGCATTGCGAACAGAGTTCTCAAAGTTCCAACCTAGAGCCAGACGACGCTCAGCTTCGGCGCGGACATAGGGATTACCCTGTAGAAGTTCAGCATACCTCTCTTCCGGAGTGATACGAATCAGTTCGGGCATGTCCGCATACTCGTCAGGGAGGTACTGAGCCCACTTCGTACCACTGAACCAAGGCTCTGCAAGGCTCGCACCCCATAGCCGAGTAAGAGTGTTCTTCACTAGTCGAGCCTTATTACGGTTGATGCGATCCGACTTCACCTTCTTTGCGTTGCGTGCGTTGTCCATCTTGGTCATTCTTACCAGTTTCCGATTTAGGACCTAAGAATCCGTTTTCACCGGAAGACTTCATCGCCTAAAGTATGTTTATAATTTTCATATATAACTAACGATCTCAATTTATGGTAATCTTCCATTTCATGCATGGTATCAACCATGTCAGACTCATTCCAGCCATATTTAAGAAGACGCATACATTCTTGCCACATCGTTTCTATATCATCTATAAGAACGATGTGTTTCTTCGTATGATTCACCAATAAATAGTTATAAACCATAACCTCCTCTATTAATTTATTGTTTAAATAAATATATCCATTTCACATTATCCAAATCCTTCCGTGCAATTTCTTCCAGCTTTACTGCCCATGATTGAGATTTAGGTAATGTCAACCATCCATTCTCAAGATACTTGAACATTCGCGCCTCAAATAAATCAATCACTTTCTTCCACACTTCGGCTTCAGGCATTTTAGGGGATATATGTTTCTGGTAAAGGTAGCATCGGCGTACACGGTAAGAACAAAGTAGGTCGGCTTCCCGCACAATATGATATACATCCTGATACTGTCCGTGGTCGGGAAATACGATTTTGCCGTCAACCTTAATACTGTTCAAGTAACTGTAGGACATGGTGGTAATAATGTTTATAAGAGCATTAATTCGCTCTGTATCCCATCCTTCATCACTAAGAAACAGATGAACATTTGCAATACCCTCTGTGGGATTAATGTACTTCTTATCAACACAATCGTGAAGAGCTGCAGCGTAAACAACCATTTCACGATCATTAAAATCGTTCGGTGTAATTAAGTTAGCAATATTCACACAATCTTTGGCATGATTCAAATCATGACTTGCATCAATCTCGTAAGTATTGCATACTTCTTTAATGAAGTTGTAAAGCTTGTCCATCTTACTGTTTCATAAATTAGAGTTAATATATCCATTTTAATCCTTGTTGCGGCGCGTCATTGGGATGCGGGGCTTGGGATTAGAATTGTCGCTACTGGTTTTTTGGACGGATGCCACTTGTGCGGGTCCGCTGGTGCTGCTGCTGGTGGCGGCGGCGGTGGCAGGGGTTGAGGGGACGGAGGGCACTGGCGTGGCGGTGACGGGGGGCGTGATAGTCATTTGTTCTCTATAGGTGGAGATGTATCTATATTGGTTACAGGAGCTACATAGACTGAAGTATGCTCCATCTGTCCACAAATATCGGGGACATTGAACTTTGGAATAGCACTGAATCGGGCGTGACACTTTTCGCGAATATCTTTAGGAATACTTGAATTGTATATTGATACAAGGGCAATATCCTGTTTCAGGTATTTCAGGAAAGTGGCACAGTCTTTTCGTCCAGATGGAGGTATTGCTACCTGTTCCTCTATTTTACGCGTAATATTACTCCACTGATTCGCAGATGTTCGGAAAGTATTTGCCATGTCTGTCCATGCAAACTGTTGCTGAACCATATTTACAACACCTATTCCGATAGACACGCATCCAAAAACAATAGATATAGTTGTGGTATCGGTAATTGTTGCGCCCAAAACAAGATTGGCAATACCACTGAGAGAAATAGCGACATTTGCGCCGATCGTCATGGCGGTAGCAAGTTTATTGTAACGCGAATAAGCTTCTGAATGCATCCATTCAAAACATTTGGATTCGTCACACCATTCAGATAACATTTTGTCGATTCCCTCCGTCCACTTTAAGTCGGGCGATACATCGTCGTTTGACATATTTACCAGTTTACACGAAAAATGTATCGGGACCATCGTCTGGATACGATAAGGTGGCTGTAACTTTTATACGGTTTGTAGCGTAATATTTCCAATGACTGAATAAAAAAGTACGAGTCTCCCATTCATGTGCCAATCTTGGAGGGTTATCGCCTTTTTGAAAATGAAGTTGTTGAAGAACAAGTTGACTTATATTTTCATGAATAATCCATAATATACTTTGTTCAATTGTCATATTGTACGGCATGAATAGTCCATTAATGTAAATAACTCCGGTATTTGAAATACAATCTACTTCAACAGTATCGCTTCCCACGGTTATTCTCCCGAGTTTCTCTAATTGCTGGGATTGATTAGTAAACCCTTTGAACAAGTTCCCAAAGAACGCCATAACTACTTTTTATGGCGGGAGGATTGTTTAGATCCATGAGAAGCTATCGTCCATAGCCAAAACGAATTGGTATTCTAAAGCTTTGGATTCCATTAGAGTTAGCGTATCTTTCAGTTTCAGTCCTTCAGTCTTTTCCTCATTCTTAGAAACACACTCCTCGGCAAACTCTACTGGTCCTTTTTTCCAATCATAAACATGTTTGGCAATTAAAGCTTCGCGCAACTTATCTGCCGACATGAATGGTCGCTTAGTCTTTCCTGCCCTGATCAGCGGAAACTTGGGATCAGTATTGAACTGTTTCATTATTGCAGAAACATAAGTATTCGCACACAGAACAGGATCTTCCTTCCATGGAATTGATTTGGTTGTATTGATCAACTTGAAGTAATCAATAATTTCATCTTCGTTCCCAAATTGTTTGGCTGCAACCATGATGTTGAAATCTTGAGCTGCAGGATTCTGAAAATATTCTTTCAATAAATGATGACGGTGTTGCCCGTCAATAATGTATCGTGTAACAATATCATTATCTTCCTTTACAAACGCTAGACGAAACGGGTTTGCATTCAGAAGCGGAATATTACCCTTCAACCCTTCACGAATTCGGTCTACGTGCGTCAAGTCTATAACGCGATTACCCTTCCATACTGGCACTTGAGATAACCAACGAGCTGTTACGATGCGATACTTAGATCCATCTGAAGCATTGAAAAGATCCATTAACATTTAAAAAATAGACCTGTTTAGATCCATTTTTTAGTTAGTTAGTTAGTTGATAACAAGTGTTCCGTATTCTACATTGTAACCCCACCAGTCCTCATCTTCCTCATACGAATGAAATGTAACAGTCGTATCAGGCAGTTCGGTTATTGACACTCCGGGCTCCAACCAAGTAAGACGACATACCTTTCCATCTTTTTCTAAATATCCTCCTCCATCGGCAGAGTAGTATGTCCAACTATTATACTTATAGTTAGGGTCATCTTTACTAAATATTTCTCCGTCACATGCTGACGACAGAGAGCAATACTTTGTAGCTGAACAAGTTCCTGTTTGCTTGCTAATATGTTCTCCTGCCGCGACCCTAAACTTATCATAATCGTTATCTTTGGTTGTAACTTCCTCAATCTCAGTATTGGATTCGCACACACGAGTCCATCGCTCTTCCTTCTTCTCAATATCCGTCAGATCGCTGCAATAGCTTTTGAAGAACTCCTCCTTTGAGATCGAGTACGATTGCTTAATCACTACTTTGCGCGTAATAGTCAGCATTCTTACTAAGTTAAAAAATAGACTGGTTGATTTCGTTTTTGTGTTTAAAGTGAAGTTACTTGCTCTGACAGCAGCGGATCACATATAAGTCATTTCTTGACTTGAGAATTTCAACGCAAGATTGACATTCGCATTTAGGTTTACCGATGTTTAGGAAATTACATTTAATACATAATGGTTTAGTTATAAGGTAAGAATCGCATTTAATACATAGGTTATCCCTTAATTTTACAATTTTGCTACATGTAGGACATGTCATATCACTATAACGTATTACATTGCCATTCTCTTCATAGAACCGCTCTTGAGCCTCCCAGCTATCCCTATTCGTTTGAATAAACTTATATACTTCCTCCTTTCGAATCTTCTCATTCAGAATATTCAGCTCTTCATTGTTACGCTTATTCTCGCGCATCTCATTTAGTAGTTTTTCTACCTCAGGCTTCATTTTGTTCGTTACTATTTTTCAATCTCCTCCGAATAAATCCATTTTTCATACTAATTAGTGCGGAAGCGGTGCATGCGCTCCTCAATACACATATCATCCCATTCGAGTCGAGAAATCTGCTTCTCACCACTTCGCATAGTTCCAATCCAAACACCCGCCTTTCCTCCCTCCTCCGACCACTCGTTCTTGATCCAGCATGATGGATACTTTGACAGAAGATCCTCAAGCATTGCAAAATCGGGAGTCCATCGACTCCATAGCTTCATGTAGACAGCTTCTTTCCCCTGTTCAAAAATCTTGAATGTCCCCTCTGGGAGGTACATGAATCCGTTCATGATATTGACGAGTTCAAGGGTATTGGCGGTAATCGTCAGGTGGTTCCAGCAGTCGTTGGGCATTTATAGGTTATACGCTCGATATAGTTAAATCACTTTATTTGGTATATTCAATTTTACTTCTGGATCCTCTTATTCAGTTGTTCTTTAACATCTTTGAGCATCTCTTTAATTGTACGATTGTCAATTGACATGTATGGACTTTTATCTTTCACAGCCTGAGGATAGTTTGAAATTCCATCAGATATCCATCTCAATGGATTCTTAACACATCCTTCATAATGCTTATCGATATCAAGTTTATTATTGGACATATATGCTTCGAAATCATCAGCCTCCTTCTTGAGAGTATTGTATTTATTCGTAATTTGCGTAATAAACTTGGATGATACTGGGTCTTCAGGATCCATATCTTGCATTTTAAAATCTAAAAACTGGACCCGTTTAGATCCGTTTTTAGTTTTAGCGTTATCTTAGACCGACAAGTATTTTAAACGCGCACTTCATATCCTCTTTTACAGTTAATAATATTAGATATTAATTGTTTTGAGACATTATATTTAGTAGCAAGTTCACATTGAAGCAAATTTTCTTTATTTTCTCTTATTTCAGAAATTTGCTGGTCCGTTATTTTTCGTACTAATTGTTTTGACGCGCGTATTTTCTTTTTATGCTCCTCACTAAATACTCTACCCTTTTGCGATTGACTCATTTTCTTTTTAGTTTCTTCAGTATTTTTTCTACCAACCATACTTTCTCTTTTTTTCTCAGACCAAGGAATACCTTTGCATGCGGCGCTTTTTTTAGCAATAGTTTCAGCGGTCTGTTTTTTTCCAATGTTAGCTTTACGAAGTTTTTCCTTGGCTTCTTCAGTAATTACACGTCCCTTTTGTGCGACAGACATCTTTGCTCTTGTTTTTTCTGTAATTATTCTACCAGTAAGCGCTGTAGATATGTTTTTACGCCATTTATCTGATATAATACGACCTTTACTAGAGGCACTTAGTTTAGCACGAGTCTCTGCAGTTTTTTTATAATTATCACCACCTGGTGCAGCATTATAACCATTTGGAGCTAATGAATTATTCATAGAAATATATTCTATTTCTTTTGCGTTGAGTTCTTCTTGTGTTTCACATTCACACACAAATTCAAATGTAAAGTTTTCAACTCCATAGAGTCTTATAGCATCGTACAAAATCATTTTTCTACCATTTTTAGCACACCATTTATGGTTTGACCATCTTATATTTCGAAGCTGCACTGTCTGTCCAAAATATTCTTTATTATTTAATTTATTTGTTATTTTATAGATTCTTCCGTAGACCATTTGTACTTACTTATAATGTATTGGTTTATCTTTAAGTGCGTATTCAAAATATTCGTTTTAGACTAAAATAGATAAAAAACGGATATAATTATCCCGGTGCATAATTAACAAAAAGATGGTGTATAATTGCCCGAGGTGCAACAAGGAGTTTTCTCAAAAAGGACACTATTCACAACACTTAAAGCGCAAAACACCTTGCATTGACGAAAAAACTATTCGTGAAAGGGTAATTGAAGAAATCAAGGCTAAAGAATCAACCGAAATTAAAGTTGTAGACTTATTTTCAGGAGCTGGTGGGCTTACGACTGGGTTTCATGGATCTCCATTTAAAGTTTTGTTTGGCATTGAACACGATAAATATGCGGCTCAAACTTATTCTGCTAACTTCAAACATCCCATGCTAAATAAAGATATTCGCGAAGTGAATGCGGATGAACTTTTAAATACTTATGGACCAGCAGATATTGTTATTGGAGGACCGCCATGTCAAGGATTCAGTATGGCTGGAAAACGAGATACAAAAGATCCACGAAACAGTTTGTTTATGGATTATCTTCGGTTTGTCAAGACATTTAATCCAAAATACTTTGTCATGGAGAATGTCCCAGGTATTCTAACTATGAAAACTGCAGATGGCGAACAAGTTGTCAATATTATTCAAGCTGAAGTTCAAAAACTGGGATACAATCTCAAGTGGAAGATTCTTCTGGCGTGTGATTTTGGAGTTCCTCAAAAAAGGCGGCGCGTAATATTCTTAGGTTGGCGTTCAGATGCTATTGAGCCAACACATCCCGAACCTACACATACAAAAGATACATACGTCTGTATGCGAGACATCGTTCTTCCAAGAGAAGAGGTTGATGCAAAATACTATCATAGCGACAAGATGATTGACGGATTTATTGCGCGCAAAGCAAAGAATAAGACAAATGGTAAAGGTTTTGGAGCTCAATTTGTGAAAAACGATGAGCCCTGCTATACAATATCAGCAAGGTATTACAAGGATGGAAGTGATGCACTTGTCAAGTATTCGGAGCGCGAAATTCGTCGCTTAACTGAAAAAGAAGCTGCAAGAGTTCAAAGTTTTCCTGACTCATTTGTGTTTCCAGTATCTAGTGTTCAAACATATAAACAAATTGGCAATGCAGTGGCGTGTAGATTAGCTAGTGCTATTAGCGGCTCCCTCCTGAAGACGCTTGATCTCTGAGAAATATTTATCAAATGACCAAGTGTGCTCTGTGTTCTCCGCGAACGGATACACTACAATACATTTGTACCCAGAAATCGTATCAATCAGAGATTGAATAGGTGACTCCCTCGTAAGGAAGATTACCTTTTTGCATTTTAGGCATCCATCAAGATCTTGACGGTACCTATCTCGAAGAGTTGTCTTCATTGAAATGACATACATGTCTGACGTATTCTTACTTTCCTTATTAGTAGGAATGAGTGCGTCCATCTTGTGCACGCCAGCCTTCTCTGGCTTCTCATCATAAATGTTTCCATCCGAATCGACCCACTTCTGGTAAAGGGCATGAATGCCTTTTTCCGTATGAATCTTCTCAATCGTGCGCTCTAAACCATAGCCGGCATTTGCCTTTCGCGACTGAAAGATGGACATACACATATTTGCAATGTGTGCCATCCCCTTCTTGTCTTCACTTTCGTCATACCAAACAGTTATGAACTCATCGTATGAGAGAGGAGTCTTGAGCAAGCGGACACACGTATCGTATGCCCGCTTACACTCGTCCTTCTTCTGCTGGGTCCATTTATCCTTCATATATGTAAGAACATCAGAATCCATCTTGATTTGTTCGTGTATTCACCCTTACTACTAACTATTTTAGACTAAATGAATCCATTTTCAAGATGTGCGGCATGTGTCTCTTTGTATATTTCAATAATCCACGATCTCGCTTTGGACCGTTGTAGTATTTGCGGTATGCTTCAACAACATCGGGACCTTTACATTCATCAGGCATTGCCATCGGAGGATCACGCCATGCCATATTTTTGATGGGAGGAGCATTGGATTCCAGCCACAAAATGTGTTCCAAACATCCGTGCGGCTTTTCAGGCGAGAAGCGGTACTCATGTTCCACTATCAAATCCTTGGCAAGCCATACGAGCCAGTAATAATGCGCCAAACTCTGTCTCACCCAAATCGCACACGGATGATTCTTGTGTGCAGTCTTATACCCCCTATTTCCAGTTGATGCACATACGGGAGCAGTTCCTAATTTTTGACTTCCTGTTTCGTGGTGGGCAGTATACAGTAACTGTGCCGATTCCAAAATCATCTTCACTACATGCTTGTCACAGTGCCATTTAGCACACTGACGAGTACGCCGACTCAGAAAGAAGATGTTCATTCTTGCAATTGAAAAAGTTGTGCCTAACTTTTCCGTTTTTAGGGTTAATCAAAATCTCGGATATGATAATAGCCCTTGTATCCAGACCGAACCAGCTTTCTGATCTCTTCCCATTTGTTCTCTTCGAACATCATTTCAACTTTATCATCAGAACACCATCCCTCCTTCTCAATAAGGTAAGTCATTCGACTCCAAATATTATACAGCGACACACCCTCAATAACCTTGCGAGTATGATTAATAAGAATATATCTGAATCCCATCTTTACTTGTTAATTGAAAAAGTTGGGCGCAACTTTTCCGTTTTTAGTTTATGTTTACATCTTGGTCTGCCAAACAGTCACCCTGATATTGTTGAGGAACTCTTCACTCCTCTCAAACTCAGCAACATACTCGCCAGTTCCCTTATCCTCATCAATGCACATAAGATTCGCAATAATATCATTGTCGTCCGGACTCACGCCAGTGTAACTATCTTCCCACAGATGTTGGGTGATGAGCTGCGAAGCGAATTCCATTACTTCCTTCTTTGACTTCTTGGGAAATATGTGTTCAGTCTTCCAACCGTTATTTGCATCATTCGTCTCAATCTTGCCCATCCATACGATAGTAGTAGTCATCTTTGAAGGTTACTACCTCCCAGTCTGTCCCAAACAAATCCGTTTTTAAAGACAATGAAGACGCGAAAGAATAAGTTTAAGATGCCGCGTAAATTTGGGAAGGCGCACTGTATGAAAAAGACATGTAAAAAGATGGGATTTACTGAAAAGGCATCGTGTCGTCCATACAAGAACTGTTATAAGAAGAAGAACTGAGTTTACTCGTAATATTTTTGAATATGTTTATTGACTTCCCAATGATACCCCCATCGTCCCAGAGGAACCTTTGGGGACGACGGTCGGTAAAAGAACCGAAGAATTCGAAATAGCATATTATTTTAGGATTGAGTTATGCTATTTAAATTCGTTTTGTTTAGCGTCCGTTGTAAATAACGAGGCGCTTCTTCTTGTCGAAGTAAATTCCCATGCTGGGAAATTCTCCACAGTGCTCCATGTCCATATTGCGAACCTTACCCTGTTCGATCCACTCGTAGAGCCACTGCAAATGTTCCCTATCATCTTCGTACATACCAAACATGCATTCCACATTCCAATCGCGAAACTCCTCATACCTAGCACGCTTCCACTCCTCTTCTAGAGAGCGATCCGTAAAGTCAGGCTTTGCACCAAACTCCTTAGGGTTCATATCCATCATCCGCTGGAAGTCCTCAAATACAGGAACGAACGCCATCATCTTGTTAACCTTGACCTCATATTCATCATCATCATCGAAACCCATTTTGTTCTGCTTAGTTGAAAAAGACTGGTTTAGACTAATCAAATCCGTTTTCAATAGTAGGGCATGAACATTTCGTTAGCTTGGCGCTCGTAATAATCACGGCGAGCAATGTCACCACCATCATAAGTATCGTACGGGTCACACTCAGGTTCCCAGTTATCATACCTCCATTTGCGAAACGCGCGCTGGATGCGACGAGCAGCGATATTGCGGTCCATTGTGTTTGTTCTTCTCTTAGTATTCACTCTCTTGGACTGAATAAATCCATTTTCAATTCCTGCGCTTCCTGTAGATTACGATCGTTTCCATATCGTAGCAGACAATTGAGTCTGGCATGATAACTACGGCTGCTACCAAATCATTATCTTCCTGAAACTTGTTGCTTTTGTATTCTTGAATCGTGCAGTTACCCTCAAATAGAGTTGTCGCACAATCCTTCATGACATTATAAGGTTCCTTAAGATACTTCTTGATATCGTTAAGGGCAGAATCTCCCATAAAGTAGTAGTTCAGTCGCTGAGGATCATACGAATCAATAAACGCAAATGCAGTTTGGCCTCCCATTCTTACAATCCAAAAACTGGAGTCAAATAAATCCATTTTCAGTAAAAAAGCTCGTCATTACGACGATACGATTTTTGGCTCACCCCCTCCTCTAGGGTCAGTAGGTAAGCCTGATATAACAAGCCTTGGACTGAACAAATCCGTTTTTGGTCAGTAGAAGAAGTACTCTATATCCTCATCTTCATAATAAGTACAATTGTCATACGGTATAGGAGTATCGCAATCTTGAACTACACACCAACTTTTCCATTCGAACCATGCTTTTTGAATTATTCGAGCAGCTTCGTCCGGCGTCATTACTATTTTAACATACAAACTTAACAAATTCGTTTTATAATCCATTAATAAATGCCATAATTGCATCTGCTGAATTTGGAACCGTATATGTCGTCTGAGATAAATTATTCAAATTCGCAAGTTGTTTAGGACCTTGTACATCCGGTATAAACTTTGCAGGATGTGCGGTTGCCATAATAACTAGAGAACGATTCATGAATGCTTCAAACACTTCAGGACTACTATTGATTGCATGTACAGCTGTAGCAGTGTGCGGGCAAATTGTATATCCTGCATCATCTTCTACGATTTGAATAGTTCGAAGTATATCGTCATCAAAACATGAAGATGAAGTGAAATGATTAGATATATCATCAGCAGTTCCCATCCATCGCTCAATGTTGCTACTTTTGGCAATATCCATACTTGGTGCAAGAGTAGGTATAACTTCATAATTTTCAATAGGTTCACCATTTGAAATAAATCGATGCAGTCCATCGTTGGCATTTGTAGCTACATGAATCTTGGTGAGTGGTAATCCCATTGCTTTGGCATAAGATGCACTCAAAGCATTTCCAAAATTTCCAGTTGGAACAGCTACTGTAAGTTTGGAACTACTGTTTGATATTTCGTGCCAACGGAGATAAGTCCAAAAATAGTACGGAATCTGTGCAAGCATTCGTCCCCAATTAATTGAGTTTACCGCTGTAAGTGAATGCCGTTTTCGAAATTCAGGATTATTAAATGCACTCTTGACAATTGATTGGCAGTCATCGAAAGTTGCATCTTCTACTGCGACAGGAAACACATTATCGTTTCCAGCTGTTGTCATTTGCAGTTCTTGAACTCGCGATATTTTTCCCTTAGGGTACAAAATCACAACCTTGATTCCTTTCAGTCCTTGTAACCCTGCAATTGCCGCCGATCCAGTATCTCCGGATGTGGCTGCAAGCACCGTAATTGACTTTCCATCTTTCTCTAAAAAGTAAGAGAACATCCGTCCAACTATTTGCATTGCCAAATCCTTGAATGAACATGTAGGACCATGAAACATTTCAGCTACATACATTAGTTCAGAATGATTCAATTGAAGAGTCTTGATTGGTACAACTTTTGAAGATGACCAAAGTTTGTAACTGTATGCGTTCTTACACATTTTTAGTAATTCAGGGTACGGAATAATATCTTTCAAAAACTTTGTCATAACATTCGCTGCAACTTCAGCGTATGACAAATTCTTCCATGATAAAATTGTTTCCATCGAAATTTGAGGAATATCGGTAGGAATATACAATCCTCCATCTGGAGCTAATCCAGTAAACAGCACATCCTTGAATCCTACTTTTACAGAGTTACAATCAGCACGCGTTGAAATGTACTCTATTTCTTTATCTAAAACTTTTACCGTGAATACCGCATTCTCATCCCCATCAATGGATACAATGTACGCTCCTTGCATTGTTGGGTGTGTAATTACAACTTTTCCTTCGCAGTTTACCCTTTGCGCGGCTCGAAACATAGCTTCTGCTATTGCATAATCTTTTCGTTCAATTGGATTTTGGCAATGAATATCACCTTTTCGTCCTGAAGATATTGCCATAATTGCTGAACCTGCTCCAGACAAAAACGCAGCGTGTGCACCCGCATCTTTTGCTGCCCGAATAACGGGTGCCATTGCCGGCATAATAGCTTCGCGAGCAGGTTGATGTAACATATCTTCCGTCGCAATCGCCATATCTTCCCATACTCCCGTATTAAATGCGTTCACAAGTATTCCAAGTCTTCCTAAATTAAATACCGCATCGCTTCGTGAAATCGTATCGGGAAGTACTGCGCGCGCACCTTCGGTGGATTGACGCTTTTGAGGAATTAGTAAAATGCACTGCATTCCATGAGGAAAGTTTACGGCGCTCGTATACCATCGATCTCCAGTATTCACACCTATCTGCACTCCGCCATAAATACACGCTGCCAAATTATCTACATGCCCTTCAATAGTCGACGCCATCTGAAGCATGATTTCGTGATGCGATACTTCAACTGGGTAATTCGCGAGAGTCAATCCTGCAAGTAATCCTCCTACTATCGCAGCAGACGACGAACCTAACCCTGCCCCAATTGGAATACGATTGTGCATTCGGAATTCAATAGGTAGTCTTGCAGGATACCCTGCTCGCGCAAGAGCTATTCGTGTAGCTCGAACTACCATATTGGTTTCATCTTTTGCCAGCGTATCTGAGCCTTCACCCGTTATAATGATTGAAGTTTCTTCAACTAATTTACCATTCGGGTACTGTGTAGTCAAAGTGATATCGTTAAAAATATTCAGTGCCATTCCGATGACATCAAAGCCAGAACCAAGGTTCGCAGATGTAGCTGGTACACGAACCGTGATTGATTTTCGGAGAGGCATTTACTTAAAGTCTTGATTAATTCGGGTGGTTTTATATTGCTTGTATATGTTTTGTCCTTTATTTCAAAAAATTGTTTTCAATAAAATGTTTCAAATACACTCCATCGCGAATATGCACATTACCATCGCTCAAGGATTTGTTTAAAAAACCATTACTATCAATATAGTTGTTATAAATATCAAAAAATAAAAAATTATATTCAATACATTTTTGTTGTATTTTTTTGTTAAAATATAAAACATAAGCCTTTCTTTCTTCATCTGTTCCTACAAATGGGTATTCTATATATTCGGGAGTGTTATGTCTTTGAATAGGTGGTACAACATTATATATTGCAACTTTTAGATTATCAAATGCATCTACAGCTGTTTTTATTTGTATAAAATAATTATTTACAATATTATCAATAATTTGGTTATAATCTTTACTTTCTGTTATGTGTTTATGAACATGACAACGACAATCAATTTCACCAAAACAAAATATTACTGTATCGCCATTATTTACATTATACCCGTCTTTTATATTAATACCATCACGCCCAATAGAAAAACATAATTTTGGACCTAAATGATGGGTGAAAACATTTGGAATCTCCTCCCAACCATTAAACGAATGACTATCTCCAAAAGTATGTATTGTCATTATATTAAAAAAAGATATTTACACGCAGATAGTGAATATAGAAATTATCTAGCTAACAAAAATACAAACTAGCATATATGTTCTGATTCGGAATGTCTTTATCGTTTCTACATTCTCTAAAAACTGAAGTGACTTAAAGTTGTAGTTACACGGTACTTTTAAAAATATGAATGATGGACGGTACGGTCCAGTCAAAATATCTTCCAGCCATTCATCTAACCTAATTTTTCCAAGATAGAGGTTCAGATTTTGGATAGTCCGGTAATTTGGTCCTCCCCATGGTGGATCGATGTACAGAACATCTGAAGCCCACTTATACAGTTCCGTACAATCACCACGATACAAGGATATGTTAGTGAAGCCATAGATCCCCACATTCTTCTTTAATGCTTCAAAGTTGTCAATGTTTAATTCGATACTGTGAACTTCCTTGAACAACATTGCAAAATTCAGAGTGTCTCCACCAATACATCCTGTAGCATCTGTAATACTTTTTTGGTTACAATCTGGCACAATGTTTTTAATTATCTGCATAATTTGAATCGCATCTCGGCGTCGCGTAATACTGTAAAGCCCTTCTTCGGTAGTTACAAGATGCGAGTAATCTACTCCATCTCGGCGAGGAAACATATCCTCCATTACTTCCTATTCACAGGAACCTTTAAAGTCCCAAGTTCGTGTGAATAAGTTTCTGTTTATTCTAATAAAAATGGCAAAGCGTTCCGCCTCCGTTAAGCGTTCAGCTTCTATGAAGAAGGGTGGAAAGCGTTTCGCATCCGTCAAGCGCTCTGCCTCCATGAAGAAGGGTGGCAAGACGCGCCGTCACCGCCGCGGAGGTATGTACGGATATTAAATCCATGTTTCAAAATCAGTCGTATTTATAGGCATAAATCCTTTTGTTTTCAATGCGGAATCTTTATAAAATGTTCCCCCTGTTAATACGAGTATTTCCTCGCCATTCTGCGACTCATCGGTAAACACTAACTCCTGTATCAATCCTTCAATCATCGGAAAAAATTCATCAAAAGTGTATTTCTTATCTCTTTTTTGTATCAGTCTACCTTTGTTTATCTTTCGAAGCTCTTCTTTTACTTCGTCTGTAAAAGTATATTGGATACTGCGTGTGCTCAACCATAAGGCATTCTTAAGATGTATTTTAAAGAGATGTCCTACTCGCTGTCTATCTTCATCTAGGGACCAATCCCTTTCAACAAATAATTCAGCCATGCTTTTGTTGGGAGTTGTGGATACAAACGGTGATGTATTTTTTATTACGCTGTCCTTTTTTGCTTGTCCTCTGTAGACTACTTTGTTTCTAGCAGAACCATATTTGTATATGATCTCTGCTATGTGTTTCCAACAAGTTCTCTTATCACAGTTGTAATACATGGCAATATAACAGAGTATATATGCTTCCTCTTTTGGATTAAGCAATAAAGGCTTCATTGCAATTCTTACTAAAAACACTCATTTAAAATCTGCAAGTATTAAATCCATCCGCATCGGATGAGAGTTAAAAACAAGTAGGAACTGTTGAAGAGGCGCTGCATGGCTTCTACCGATTCGGAAATCATGAGTAAATGTTTCAGTACCCGACTCTTCGGGCTAAAGTAAATTGGATAGTCATGATCAAGCTCCAAATGGTATTTGGGTCGTGCCTTTGAAATATCGTCCTTATTCACATTCTTCGTTACAAACTCTAATTCATCATCTATTGCCCTTCCTACCACCGTTTTGATACTGCGCGTTCCCATTGGAACCCACACAACATGCTGACCGTTTAGTAGATACTTGAGCGCCAATGGAAACAGTTCACGCTCGGTCTCGATCTTGTGTAGCGAAGTTGTTTCCAAATCTTGTTTGCTGATTAGAACAACTTGGTTACGGACTTTCAGTGACATATTTTTCATTAGGTCTTCATTCGCATCCGCAATCTTGTTCAACTTCTTTCCATAACGCTGAGAGAAGGGAATAATATCGACTAAGCCTTTACTTTCCATCCAATCAAAGTACTTGCGGAACGGTGCAACCTGTGCTTTCGTCTCAAAATGAATGTACTCGAAGACTGTTTGCCATTCACAGTACAGAAAGTTAGAAACATACCGGTCATAAGCGCGAGGGTATCGGTTCGATGCAGCTCCCTCTGATGTCGCACGGTCTTCTCCAGTTAGGCATTCGGGGTGAGAAATGACAATCTCTTCGTAATCTTTTCCCTTAATCATTGGCACTTCAGGTCCATACGACAAATCTAACCACAAATACTCAATTGGTAACTGTATAGTGTTTAGAGGAGCTAGGGCGTTATGCAACATGATTGCCATAGATAGAATACGGTCATCAGCTTTTCCCGGATGTTTGGATGTTTCCTTCTGCCACAGTTCCAGTAAATCACGACCACCTTTCGTGTTTCCAAAAAACATAGTGCCTCCTGACATCTCAAATACGAAAGGGTCAAAGCACGCCAATCCCTTTGCCCGTCCAATACCGGGACGAGAATCAGTATTCCATCCCCGCGCCATGTAATCAATGTCATGCATATCAAATACTGCAGGATATGAAAGAACCTTCATGTCTCCATCAATGTACAGAACGCCGCGAGGATAGGAAGCTTCTAAAGCTAGCTGGATAAAATAAGGTTTGAAGTTGATGGCGTGTTGGTATCCTCCCTTAACTGCAAACTCAGCATACTCTTCAGCTAAAAAGTTGCATCCATGTTTACGGCAAGCCTTTTCCCATTCATTAATCATCTCCTCATACAGAATAGGTGGGCGCGTCAAAGGTTCGCCCTCTTTCAAATCCTCGGGGCAAGGACGCTGAGTATTCTTGTTTAAGTTTCCACGACCCCACCAGTATGTGATGACGACGAAGTTGCTGTCTTTGTTTACGATAGTGGGGTTCAGTGAGTGAGCAGCAGCTCGTTTAAAGAAATCATCTGACCCACCCTTTACCATTATTAATTACATCTAAAAAACGATCCCTGAAGGAGTTGAACCTACGACCTTCCGGTGCCAAACTGCTACCTAACAGCCAGATGCTCTAACCAACTGAGCTAAGGGATCGTGTTATACTACGATATTAACTATCAAATCTAAACGAAAAATTGTATTTTCTTTTTGGTTTAGGTATCGTTCTATTTATTTATGTTTTTAGACAGTGCGGCCAAAGAACTCCTTTGCAAACTCCTGCATACTACGAGTTCCCATAGAGGAATTGCATGGCGGGCAGATCGGGCGAAGATTTGGAACAGTCAAATCACCACCCTTTGCCTCAGCAACAACATGGCCGCAGTGAAAGTTATTAGAGTCAATCTTCTCCTTCTTGCAGCAGCAGCACATACCCTCCTTCAGCGGAGATCCAATGTGCTCATTCCACACCAGAGTCTTGATATTCTTCGGGATCTTCTTGCGACGAACATGAAGAGGCTTGGTATCCGAAACAGTGCTCTCATCATCAGACTCGGATTCAACCTTTCCACCTACCTTCTTAGCCTTTGTCTCCTTCTTAGGCTTCGGCTCCTCACTCTTTGCGGCCTTCTTCTTCTCGGGCTCTGGCTTAGTCTCCTCGACCTTAGACTCTTCCTTTACAGCTTTGGTAGGCTTCTTCTTCTCAGGCTCTACGGGATCCTCGGTAACCATCGCCTTCAAGCTCGCCTTAGTAATACTCTGGCGAAGCGTAGCAACCATCTCCTCTAGTGCTAGAATCTTCTTCATAGTACTGTTGATACGCTTAGAATCAGAGAAAGCTGTGGCAATCATTGCATCCATATCAGCCGTCTTCATCTTACCGAGCTTCTCCCCGATATCCATCATCTCAAGACCCAGCGAAATGAGATTCGTGCTAACTTCTTCATACTTCGACATTCTTTGAAAAGTGTTTGAAAACTGTAAACTGATTGCATACTTCCTGGTTGGACTAAACTAATCCGTTTTCAAGGGGTAGTATACTAAACGAAAAAATAGTATCTTGCGATACCATCTCGAACTGTATTTAAAGCCCCTCCTACGCTATAAATTGTGCAAACCTTGCGCTTGCTCCATTTCCTTGTTTCATTTCGAGGTTTTCTCCCCTAACCATCCGCCACACTTCATATCAATCCCCATTTGGAGTTATGATATATTATTAACGATGTTCCTGTGCCTCCTCCTCCGCACTGTGTCATGTATCCCCACCCACGATATGGATACCCTGGTTTTTTAAAGAGGTATGCTCCTCTATACTGCGCTCCGCCTCGCGCAATATCATGTACCCCCACCAAATGATCATTAGGTACCCTGGCTTTTTATAGAGGTGCGCACCTCTCTAGGCGGTGTGAAGAATCTCCCGGAGTCACCCTTTCTGAGAATTTCACACCTGTTTTTTCGAAAGGTTTACTCCTTGCTCATGTGCTCCAACCGTCGCACAAGTAACCATGTATCACTTCCTGATTCCTTTTGAAATCATTCTGATACCCTGACTTATCACATCAACATCCATTTGGATTCTGATGTGCTTATAATTAATATTTGCTCCTTCCTTCTTACCATTGCGCAAATATCTATCCTATACAACCGCTGTAACCAGCTAACACTATAGGCCTAGTTTTTTAAAGAGGTATGCTCCTCTTAAGGCTGTCCATAGGACTGCCCAACATCTATCTCCTTGGACCGAACGAATCCGTTTTCGGGGGGTAGGGTAGCCCTAAACGAAAAAGGTTTCCCTTTAACGGATTTGGTCTAGTCACCGGTTTACTCCTCAATCCTTTTTTAGACAGGGTGTGTCCTGTTGTTGTCGGCGGCGCCATAGCTGTGCGGACACTACTCACTTCCTTGAACCCAACAAATCCATTTTTGGGGTTACTTGGTTCCGCTCCAAGATCGCGCGGCGCCAGTAGGCACTGCTGAGCTCCCGCTTTACCACCTCATCGCCATCGTTCAGAGCCCTGACGCGCTCGTTCTCCCGCTCGATTCCCTCTCCAAGCTCTTTCCATGCTTGTCCGAATGTCCGACCCCGCGGATCCACTTGATCGTCCCAACGCCCTCTAATCTGAGGTCCGTACTGTCCATGATCGCAGTCACATGGGCGCTCGTAGCAGTCAATACATTCCTCCTCATGCGTCTCACGAGGACCAAGATCGCCGTAATCATAATCAGCCTTATCCTCACCATAAGGAGCTTGAATTTCAGGAGGATGGTTCTGTTCAGTTCCATCAGCAACCGCAAGCGCAGCCTTCAGACGAAGACCTTGTGCTTGTGACGCTGCACGACTTTGGTCGGGTTGGCGCTCAACCCAGAGCTTCAGAAATACTTCTGCCTGATTCTTAGGCAGCGTAAGATACTCGCGAACTGTCATGATTGGGTCACTCATCTTGTTTGGTTAACCAAAACTGGTTTAGAACAAATGAATCCATTTTGCCCCAACACACCCCCCGAAAATGGATTTGTTCAGTTCAAGGAGATTGATTGTAGACCGATAGTGTGGTCTATGGGGCACAAGTATCTTGATGAAATTATTCAAGTGAAAGGGCTGTTTATGTGACCATTGGACTT